TTGCGTGGCACGAAGTTTTACCGAGCTCCCCTGAATAGACTGAATCTTGTTCTTAAATGCTTGACCCTGCTGGCTCTGGAAATAATCATAAATATCTTTAAGCAATTCGTTTTCTTCTTTGGCGGTTCTTCTACGAATACGAGTTTCGCGAATAGCCTTATATACGAGGTAACCCTTATACATGTCCTTAGGTTCCGACAATTCTGCTTCATGATTCAAGTCATTCAATTCGGCTTCACACTGCTTAATAATATCGAGATTCAGCTCATAGTTACTAATTACACTCTTAAAGATTTCGACAATAGTACTACTGTAATTATTCACAATATTATTTGCCATATTTATACCCTTTCGTTACTTACTTACACTAAGAATCGCTGCTACTGCAAATCCAAATAGAAAACCAATTGTCAAACTCACAAGTGCTGTAATAATATATCCCATATGCTCACTCCATTCATTTTGTACTGTCAATATTATACTCACGAGTTACTGTCTTGTCAAGACCAAATGGGCGTACAGGAGACCTATACACCCATTTTTTACATTCGTCACTCGTCTAGTGAATCCTCCAAGTCATAAAGCGACATTGTATCATTGTTATAAATTGCTTCAATAATATATTCAAAAAAATCCTTATCGTCACAGTGCCCTAGCAAATGTAGAAGCGACACGGCCATATCGATAATGTCATGCTTAAGTCCCATAGTTCATACTCCTCTCCATTCAAAACAATTAAGGTTATCTTCTTCAAGGCTACCGCCTCTGCACATACCTGCCACCGCATCTTTGTAATCATTACAAATTGAGCAGAGACCATCGGGATGTTCAAATGCAAGTTTTAGGTCTTTCATAAGTGAACTCAGTTCAATTTTAGCCAGTCGAAGTTCTTCGGTTAATTGATTAATTCTTTGCTGCTTACTTTCATTCTCATACATCAGGTCAGCATTTGCCGATAATGCCTCATTAAGTTGATCAGCCAAACCATTAACGACATAATCTTTGCACTGAATAACCGCAGTAGGACGATTCTCAATGAACTTTCTGAACGATTCTATAGATATACGCTTGTCGTCCTCTGTTCTAATAATCATATGCTCTACTCTCTTGTCAAATTGTTCTAGCATATCTTCACGGCTAATTAGGTCTCCCATCGTGCATCCCCCTCAAACTTCGCACATAGCCTTATCGTCTTTGCTATACAACGTTCTTTAAGCATCTTCTGTACTTCTTCGCTAGTCACCATTACTTTCGGAGTTTTTGCATAACATCGTGGACAATAAAAATATGATTCCGCTCCACATGGAGTAAGCCAGTGCTGGGCATATAGCATTTTTGTTCCACACCACACGCAATTAATGTCATGATTACTAATATGAAGTTCAGTCATTACATCCCTCCTTCGGCCTGATCCCCAGCTTCTCCGCGATCTCCGGATCCATCTGCCGGGCTTTGCAACGGTCACAATCATGCTTTGCGCAGATAAAGACCGGGAAACAGCCCTCGTCAAAGCACTTCCGAGGACACGGAACCTCGCATGCATTTGGAAACAGTTTCTGCCACGCCTCTTTCCAGCTCGGATACACCGGCTCGGGGTGCTCTTCGGCCCAGTCCATTATGATGCGCTCCAACTCGTTGTAGTCCTCGCCGTCCAGATCAATGTTTAGACGGCATTCTTTTCCGTTGTCCAGCGGGCAATTTCTATAGTTGCACATGCCGCCATGGGCAGCACACAACCGCCGCGCCTGCCGCATGACTTCCATAAATTCAGCCATTTTTCTTTTCCTCCCAGAGTTCAAATTCACTATCAGGACATTCCATCTCCTCGTTAATCCTACAACATCCTCCACCAAGATAGTTCTTGCATGTGAAACAAGATTTTTCTCCCATTTGGTTATCACCTCGTCGCCATTCATTTTGTACTCTTATAATAGCACCGCATGGAAGAAATTTCAATTGACCGAATGCACAAAGTTTTTATTCATCATTTGCCAGGAAGCAATGAAAATCGTTGCAATGCCCACAATACTCTGCAATTTCTTGGTGCTCTTCGTCTCTATGAAGCTTGCACTCAATTGGACCACCAATTTCCATATGACCATTTAGTTTAAATTCCTCGTGAATTGCGTAAATGCAGAAGTCACAGCAGGGTTCACAATCATTATTACATAGAATCATAATTTACTCTCCAATCATTTTTAGAAATTTATCTTCAGTAAGAATTGGGATATTAAGTTCCATGGCTTTCTTATATTTTGAAGAACCGCTTGCTTCATTAGTAATAAGATAATCCGTATTTTTAGAAACAGAGCCAACAGCTTTTGCACCAAGGGAAGCAATCTTTTCATTAATGGAGTCCCTAGTGAAACGGACGAGCTTACCTGTGACGCAAAGAGATTTGCCGTTGAATGGATTGTTGGCTACAGTTTTCCTTTCTGGCACAATAAAAATCATTTCATTTGCAAGTGAACAAATACCAGCAAAATACTCATCAAAATAATCCTGTAGGTTGTTTGCCGTCACTTCTCCAAAGTCAGGCATTTGAGTAAAATCATATTTACAGAAAATTGCGTCTAGCAAGTAATCGAATTTGTTTTCAAAATGATCTGCAATGGTTTTTGAAGCGCTTGAACCAATACCATCAATACCAAGCGCAGCAATAAAGTTTTCAAGCTTTACGTTTCTTGATTTCTCAATAGCTAGCAATAGTTTTTCAACTGATTTAACGCCAAATCCGTCTAGCTTAATAAGTTGATCGCGGTGGTCTACAAGGTGGTAAATGCTCTGAAAACTATTGATATAGTTAAGAGAAATTAGCTTTTCCAAAGTTGCTTCGCTGAGTCCGTCAATTGCCATTCCTTTCTTCGAAACAAAATGGACAAACCGTGCAAGCTTTCTGGAGGGACAATTTTCATTCTGACAATATAGAACGTTGGCTGTTCCAGTGTTTTTAATAATAAGCGGCTTACCGCAAGATGGACATACATCAATGAGTTTATACGTATTAGAACAAGTGTTGTTCTGTAGTACACCGGGGATAATTTCATTCATTTTTGCAACTACAATTTCATCGCCTTCACCAAGTTCAAGACTATTAAAATAATCAACATTGTGAAGTGTGGCTCTCGTAATTGTTGTGTTTCCAATCTCTACTGGATCGAATGTAGCGGTCAAAGAAACGATACCTGTACGACAGGTATTATACTCTACTCCACGAAAAGTAGTTGTATGCTCTTCAACCTCAGGCTTTAGCGCAAATAGTCTTCTGTCGTGATGCCCGGTCGAACCAAGACTTTCACCGTATTCAAGATCATCATACTCGAAGCACCAGCCATCTGTTGGGTTTTCATAAGCTTCTCTGTTAAGATAGGCCAATGATTTTTCAAGCGTACCATATGTTGGAATCTGCACATGAGGAACCACATCGAACCCATTATTATAAAGAAATCTCAAAGATTCAAATTTAGTTTTTACTCCGATATCTCTCCAATTTACGAGAGTAAAAGCATAGAAATAAATATTGCGTTTTGCAGCTTCATTCGCGTCAAGCTGTCTTAGTCCACCAGATGCTACGTTGCGAGGATGACCAAGCGTGCCGTCCTTATTCATTTCATTGTAATACTTCCATGGAATCAGCGCTTCTCCGCGAATCTCTAGATAGCCCTTGTATGGAATTGTCATTGGAAGGTTTTTTATCATTTTAACGGTGTGCGTAATGTCCTCCCCATCCGTACCTGATCCGCGAGATAGACCCTGAATAAACTGTCCGTTATTGTACTTACAGACTACAGTGCTTCCATCTAACTTATAAGAAGCAACCACAAAATGATCGCCGATAAACTTCTTTACATCTTCAATATTTGTAGACTTGTCTGCAGAAAGCATTGGTACAGAATGATGAACTTTCATTAGGTATGGAAGTACTTCACCTTGTACTTTGCGCGTTGGACTATTGGCAAGCCAAAAATCTGCTTCATTTTCAAGTTTTTCTAGCTCATTGTATTTTTTATCATAGATAGCATCACTAATCGTGGGGGAATCCAGATCATAATATTCATGGCAATACTGCAAAAGCTCTGCAGTTAGTTCTTTAATCCGCTCAATCTTATCCATATAATCACCTCAATAAAATTTCTCCATCAAACATTGGAATGTAAATGCTTTCACTATTATCCCAATCTGGAATATCCTCAAAATCTACGAATTCTAAATCTGGTTCAAAATAATCAATACCATATAATATACACTTTCCAAAACAAAGCTGGTTCATAATTCGGTTCATAATTCCATGAGTGCCATACCATATATGCTTGATTGTTTCTTTAAGAATATCAAAATCTTGTTCGATAGGGTATTTACCCTCATATTTAAACGCCTGTTTGAGTAAACCTCCAACGAGCAGTAGTGAATTTGTAAAATCGTTATCATGAATTGTAACTCGTAAATATTTTACGCCCATATCATCGTTACCTCCAAACAATTTTATTAAATATATTCTCCATATACATGACCACTTAGAACACCTTTGTCATGTAAATATTTCATCCATATTTCGACTTGTTCTTTAACTATGTTTGCGCATTCATTTTTTGAATTCCTATTTAGTATTTCTTGATAATCATAAAGTTGACAGAAATACATGTCTAATGTAATAATTTCAATGTCAGATCCATCCTTTGGAATTTTTACATCAAAATCAATAGATGTGCCGCGCCATCTTTTTTCTTTAGGAAATTTAATAGGTTTTGTAAACCACCAATAGGGGCTGTGCTGTTCATGGTCTGTGCCTTCGTAGTAATTTTTATGAAAGCCAATTTCCTTCATTCTTTCGTCTGACAATATAGTGGCCTTGATTGCTTTATTTGTTCCATTTGAATTCACTTCTATGTTCACGTATGTCACCTCATTCATTTTGTATTACTATAATAGACCTATATAAACAAAATTACAATTGACTAAATGCACAAACTTTTTTATATTGTTTTATAAATGTTTTCCAATAAAAAATTTTATCTTAATAGTTCTAACACACTACGAACCTCATATGCATTACAACTGTCAAAAGTAACCTTATCTTTTTTCTTGCAATATATTTCCGTAGTTTCGTAGCTGTGCATATACTCTTTTCTACATTCAGAATACTTGCAAGTAGAACAGCATTTGTCCTTTACCAACTCAATTATCATTGTTAGTAAATTAATTACCAATTCTTCTTTATCTTCCTCTGTTGAATTAAACGTTTTTTGAAAATCTGCCATCATATTATTCGCATTCCTTTATATGATTGGGAGAGCATTATGTGGCTCTCCCAAATAATTTTATTAGTTATTCTGTAACTGGTTCATTATTTTCTGCATTATCATTTTTTTCAGAGTTGTCTGCAGTGTCGCTATCTTTTTTTTGTTCTTCTTCACTTGTCTTATAAAGCACATCTCCTAAATTAAAATCATATCCAACTCTACCCCTACCATCCATAAAAGCATATGCGCCAAGTTCGGTCTGTCCCGGAGATTTAAAATCTAGCTTAACCTTCTGAACGTTAAAACTAGCTGGTCCAATATCTGTGAGCGCTTCACCAGTAATCTCGGCATAAATATCACCATTAACAGAATAAATCTTTAGTCCCTTCATAAAAATGTCGCTATTAATTGAAATCTTACTCATAGTATCTATCTCCTTTTTAATTTAGTTATTTTTGTTTTCATTCATATTATTAATTAGAAAGTCATACGCCTTGTCCCATGTACTTAAATCAACCGGCTTATTATTCACTAGTACGTCTCCCGGCTTCCAGTCATGAAGCCAATCTAGCTCAAACATGAAATACGAAAGCCAATCACTTTTATCGTTAAAAATATTAGTTAAGATATCGAGTACGATATAGAATGTTTGTGGAACATAAAGCCCACAAAAATCTGGAGACAAAGCCTTCATTGCAACATCTACGTCGTTCATCTTTTTATCAAGCGTTTCAAGCTTATTCATAACTTCAACAAATGTTTCCTTTGAAATCATAAATCTTTTCTCCTTTAAAATCCTTATAATTATTTTTTGCACTACATTCATTATGATTACATCTAAATTCACTCCCATATACATAATATGCATTATCACAGTACGAACATAGATCTTTATTAGTAGCATATTGAATGTAATATTTTAATTCTTCGATGCCATGTAGGTGTAGAATTTCGTGCGCTCTGCATGTTGATTCATCATCAAATTGTTTATCGCAGTAGTTACAGCAATATTTAATCTTCATGCTCGTTCCCCTTTTTAGCTTCTTCAAAATAATCTTTCCATGAAAACCATTTGTTCTTGAACAAATGTCCAATTTTAATAATATTGCCGCCCCAACCTTTAATTTCTACGCGTACATATTTACCCATTAGTTCTTCCCACGACTCTACTTCTAGGGTCTTCATGAGTTCAATAATTGCACCGTATCCATCAGATGAATTATATTTGCCGACATCCGAAAACCAATGGTCTAAGCAATAACCCCCAAATGTACAACCCCATCCGTCGCCTTCTAGAAAAAGGTTTGCTGTAAGGCAACCATGATCTTCGCCAAGTTTTGTATTAGTGATTTTAGCATTTAGAATTTCTGTAGTCATAGTTTTTTTTCTCCATTCATTTTTTATTTCGCCGTTTGAAGCATATCTGCGATCCTTTTAAAACATACATCGCACAAATGAGTCTCAGCAAGATCATATTTATCAAAAGACGCTACTTTTATGTCTCCTGCGCCATATGCGTATACTAATACTTTACGTGGAAATTCATCAATAACATGAACATCTTTATCTATATCTTTTTTACACATGTCACATACATATCGAATCATCACACATCACCTCGTTAATTTAAAATTCAATTTTTAGATTTTTACGCATCTGATCTTGGCGAAAATGTAGCACCAGAGAGTTAATATCAAATTCATATTTTTGCATATATTTGGTGTGAGACATACTATTGCTACACGAATCAACTGATGCCTCAATCGTAACTTCGTCATGCTTCATGCCATAACGCTTCAACCACTTTTTGTTTGTGCGATATTTTTTGTGCCAACGTGCTTGAATCATAATTGACCTATTCCAATGGATTTTTTGTTTTGTATACGTAGACGGTGCACACATTTTATTAAATAAGGGCATGTTCATATCTACGTCAGTTAAAGTAATTTCTAATTCGGACGGCGTGTGTAACATATGAAAAACTTTAGACTCTTTTTTGTCTGACATAACTACATCAAATTCAGGAATAGCATCATCTAAAAGTTTCATTTGAATATTGTTACTATCAGATAGATACAATGTACCCGAAGAAAAAGTTATATTGCTATTCATCGCTACTACCTCAATTACCAATCTCGATCAAATATTTAATCGTTAATTGATCTTCTTTATACACTATAATTTCATCATTTCTTAGCATTCCTTTATCCGCATGAGCATGTAGACAATTGGCACCTGGTTTAAACTGTTGCAACTTATTGTAATCAAGATTATAATATTTGTTATCAAAATTATATACATCATATGGAGTACCATATGCTACCTCAAACAAAGCCATATATGCAACATTGTTGTTACCACGCGCCCAATAAGAACCAGACAACGAAGTGTACCCAATAGACTTCTGACACTTAGGGGCAAAATAAATCCCAAACCCGTACATCTTCCCTGTAATAATCGCATTAGTGGGCCTTAGCACCAGTCCAGTCTTGATAATAGACCAGAAATTCTCACTACGGCTACCATGAAATAAAAGCCTAGTGTCCTTAATATTGTTCTCTGCAACAAACTTGTCAAAACGCTCTTGGGTTTTAATATTCTTAACCTTCCAAGCTTTTCTAAACTTACCAGCGGATTCATTCATCAGGAACTTAATCATTGCGACATCGTCATCAGTAGTCTCTTCCATCTCAAGCCCGAGCTCTTCAAGAATAGTCTGAGACTTCTTCTCAACCGACTCATCTGGTTCAACTTCGGGCTTTACATAAATCTGACCACGCATAACGTCAAGCAGATCCTGTTCCTTAGAAATGATTTGAGCAAAATCTTCTGGCTTGTTGGCAAGATAATCTCTAACATTCCCCATCTTTCTTGGAATTACAGTAAAGAGCCTAAGAAGAATATCATTGAACGCTTCAACTGTAAAATGAGAATTTGCAAGCTCATCAATAATTTCCTGTGCAGCGTCAACCATATCCTGAGTAACAGCAGATGCTTTTACAGTGTAATTCCTCTGAATGGTTTCACGAGCTAGGTTCTGAAGCTTTTCTACAATAGCTCTTACTGCGGCATTTTCAATTTCCTTGTATGGACTTTCAGGATTGGCAGAAGAGATTTCCTCTACCAAATCCTGTTTTAGATCTGTTACATCTACATAACCTTTACGAATTTTACTAGCAATTTGCGAATTCCACTTAGACATCAAGTAACGTTTTATAGTTTTAGTAGAATCTACTCGTCCATACTCAACCCGAAACTCAGAACCTTCTGGAAAACAGTTGTAATATTTATTTGAATTGGCGTCGCCGCTAACAAGTATTAAATATGTTGGCTTAATGTCCATTTTTCTTCCTCCGTTGCATATCTAAAATGATGCCCTTTTATATTATCTCTTTGATATGTACCCCTACATAATTTACCTATTGTGCTAGCATCAATTTGTAATTCTATCGACGCTTCTTTTGCTGTTGCATATACTTTATTTGTTTCATAACAATATACAGGTTTTGCATTAGAATTATTTATTCCTACATATTTTCCTTTTTTACCTTCACTTATTTTCTGTTTTGTTTCTTCTGATAAACGTTTGCCATACATAGGATGATTTTCGCCAGCCAACGCGTGATTCCCATAATTTGGATTTTTATCTCCTGTGCGAGTAGAAGCGTACTCGCTTATTTTCTGTTTTGTCTCATCTGAATGTTTTCGACCATAAAATGGGTTTTTCTCTCCAGCCATCTTCCCTTTAAGTGCATCACTAAGTTTTTTCTTTGATTCTTCAGAGAAATGGCTCCCATAAAATGAATTTTTCTCTCCTTTTTTACTTTCTGACATTTTACGCTTAGTTTCTTCACTTGCTACACGTCCAAGAGTCCCTTCGCCGCCAAATGTCATATTATAACCCATTTTAATATCATCGTAAATACATGTATGATATTCTAAAATAAACTCTCGCTCTTTTGATTTTGCTTCTTGTTCAGTCATATTTTCAAATAAAATTATATGTTCAAAGTTATCCCAACCATATTTTTTAATTGCATTATAAAAATATGGATTTTTTGTTTTTGTATATTGTAAACCGTTGTTCCCCCATCTTATTTCCGGAGATCGACTTGTAATGCCAATATACATCTTCCCATTAATTTTATTTTTGTGCATATAAACCGTCCAGATAGCGCCTTCATCTACGTTCGTTACAGTACACATACCACAATATCTACCTCTGTATCGAAGAATATGTTTTCAATAATCTTTCTTACTTGTTCCCATTGTAATTTGTCCAAGCCGCAACCTAGCATTGGGATCGCAAGTTTAGTAATACCCTCAAAATCCATCCGCTTCCTCATCATTTCAAGTGCACGCCTTACGGATTCATAGGTCGGCTTGTGCCAATACTTCTGCTTAGTAACGAGGTTAAAAACATTATCAATTAGTAGAACATCCCCACCATTATATTCATAATCAGGATACTTATTAAATAGCTTAAAACGCATGTTGTAAACAGAATCAAAGGTTTTTGCAATACCTGCCCCAAGAGCGAAGTCAGAGCTGATGCAGTGAGCGAGGTAATATCCCTGTGGCATAGTAAATAGGTCACGCTTTTCAGTAGTAATAGTCATAATTTTAGTCCTCCTTTATGTTTATTCATTTTGTATTGTGTATTCTTCAATTGTACATTGTGGAGTATAAACACCTTTATATTCACTTAAACCAACTTTTGCTACAACGTTAATAGTAATATCTTCACCATCATCTTCCCACGCAGACGCCCATTCTAACAATGGATCTGATTCTGGAAGTTTGAACAGCACATACTTAATATCATTTATTGTAAACGCAATACTATCAAAGTTCTTACCTTGAACATGAGTGTCTGAGCGCTTGATTGTAATATTTTCAATAGCCACTAGCGGTTCAGAAAGCCCCTGCCCCCACAGATCTTGATATTTATCAATTGTTTGGATAAAACTAATATCAAGGTCATTCATGTCAAGAATAAAATCGACAGCATAAACTTTATCCATGTTTACTGAATCAAGCTTTTCATTAAACCATTCTCGCACATTTTCAAGATTTTCTGCGAGCAATGCAGTGCCAAAGGCTGCATTATGACCCTGAGCTAGAGTAATATAAGGACACTGCTCCGTCAACGCTCTAAAGTCTTCAATTGGGCAATTATTAAATGCTCGTCCAGATCCCGCCAATTCATCTCCATGCCTACGAACAAGTAATGTAGGTTTATTTATTGCCTCACTGATACGAATCGCTACTAAACCGGTTAATGACTGATCAATTTCGTTAGTTGCATCAATAATAGCAACCTTATCATTCTCACATTCATACGCCTTGTCAAGAAGCAACTTAACAGATTTATCTCTTGAACGATTCTGTTTTCCTCTATACGAAGTCATTAAACGAGCCATATGCTCGTAAATATTTTCTTCTGTTGGAAATGATTCGCCACGTTTTGTATATTCAAACATTTCTGACTCATCTTCGCAGAAGGCTCTAACCAACAGCTCTCTCTCTTCAAAAGTAGCCAAGCGCAGAAATGCATTAATTTGAGGCGCGATGGAGAACGCGATAGTGTGCGGATTTACATGTCCTTTCATTGAGAAGCCTTGTGATTTTATAAGTTCATTGAACATTTTATTGTGAATACTCTGAAGACCGACATTAATTGTTGCACGAGTACTTTCAGATTTAATATTCATAACATCTGCAATATTTGCTAGAGCTACTAGGTCTATAAATTGAGATGCGTAGTCTTCCCAATAATATTCATCAAGTGCTCTAAGGAAGTCCCATGTAATATGTGTACCGCAAGCAGCTTTATTATAGTAACTACTTGATGTTTGATTGTTAATCAAAATACCGGGATATTCTCTATGGTCACTCTTCTCGTGATGGTCAGCGGTTATGACATTAATTCCAGAATCAATTAGCACTTGGCACTCATCAATATCATTTGAAGAACTATCAGGAATAATCATAAGCTTTATATCATCTGGAATTTCAAAATCCTGAGATTCAAGACCATGAGCCTTGTTTTTCTGATGGACAATCAGATGAACAGGATAATCTTCCTTGAGCGACCAAATATATTTTGCCATAATAGTGGCGCTACATATTCCATCAGTGTCGGTATCAACAAGAATACCGACCGGGTCACTCCTTTCGAAATGCCTCACAAAGCATCCAACTGCATCATTAATATTATCAAGATGGTCATATGGTTCGATATCGTCTTCTGATAACGACATATACTTCTTGCAATTTTCTACGCCCCTATTTACCAATACGGTTTCAATTGGATTTGATATGTCGTTTGCGCTCCCTTTGATTAACTCATATCTCAACTCGCATCACCATCCATAAATTCGTCCTCCAATACTACACAATTAATTTTTCCACTATGAGCGACACATGAATCAATTCCTATATAATTATCGCCATAATAAGGACTAAAATCTGCGCCATGTCCAAATTCTGGACTGCCTTCATACTTATTATGTGCCCAACTAGTATTCCAGTGCCCGAATAGCAATGTCTTATCTGGAAGTAATCCTTGCTCCGCAAATTCATATGGGTTGTTCCATCTGGCATCAGCCCACTGCTGGTCATTTGCTTCGCGCCAGTTTTCCATCTTTGAGTACTTGCGATTGCGAGTGTAATATGGTGGTAAGTTGTCATTACAATTTAGTGGCACCCATGCGTGAACGAAGATATAATTTTTAGTTTCAAAATAATTTACCATGCTCTTGCGAAACATATGAGTCATTGCTTCTGCATGTTCGCAACACTCTGCAAAAGAATAACCTAAGTTCATGCCGCCAAGTATACAAATTGTTTTGTAAGTTCCATTTGAAATATCATGGCCCCAATACTCTCCACGCTCACAACAATCTTCAAAAAGGTCCATGTGGTTACCTTTAATTAATACTTTGCGCGGCAGATTCTTTAAATACTTCATTACTTCAATTGGCTGTGGCCCACGATCCCATATATCCCCAAGTGAAATCAACCAATGTTCTTCATTATTTGGATCAAACCCAGTATTATCAAGCGCTTCACGCATTTCGTTGTAGAACCCATGAACATCTGAAATGCAAAATAGCTTTGCCATATCTTATCCCTCCTGTCTGCATTTATTATACACCATTCATTTTGTATTGTCTATTGACTGTTTGAACAAAAATGTGGCTCCGGTTTTAACCAGAGCCTATAAAATTATACAAATATACGACTGTTAATATATTCTCTATCCTGAGTAAAAATAGGAATTTCGTTATCAATAATCCACTTGTTGCGAATATATTCTTGTTTTGTCCCATCGTTAATCTTTTGAGGCATCTTAATACAACAGCTACCACGCTTTAGAGTTGTGGTATAATCGTTCCAATTAATGCCCTTTTCTGACATCAGCATATCCTGAACATCATTGCAACTTTTGTTTTGAAGCTGTTTATGTGAAAAATTAGCCTGTCCAACAGAGTTGATTGAATTTCGAGTAGCATCTTGCTGTCTCCAAATGACGCAATTTACAACTTCTTCCTTTGGAAGAGTAAATACGCGAGAGTCAAACATTGCACCTTTTTTAATAGCATCAATAAGAGTATTGTAATATTTATTGTCTTCTTCAATAAAAATCAGTTGATGTTCTTTTTTATAATCTTCTATATATTTATACACGTTAGCGCTAAAATATTTATTAAAAGCTAATGTCGCCATAGATGCAGAAATGCTCGCCATCTTCTGGATGTTATTATCGAACCAAGCACAGCTTTCAATTTTTTCGTAATCAATAATGACAAGTGTAATTTCATCACTTTGTGTATATCCGAGCACGCAGCCCTGAATGTTCTCGCAAAGATACTTCATTGTTTCCTGCATAGATTTGACGAAAATGCCATCGAACGGCTTCTTAAAACCGCGAGTGAAGGAGTGGAACGCTTTACCGTCAACACGAATAATTGCTGGCGCTCTACGAGTTAAATAATTTCTTGTAACATTTTCATAGCACTTCATGCGATCACTAAGCGAATCTTTATTTGCCATTATAATCCCTCCTATTATTTAGCCGCCTTATCAGCTTCATGAATTTTCATAATGTCTTGATACAAATCCTCGCCCCATAATTTACGATATTTATTATGTAGCTTTTCATTATTATCTCGTTCCCAAAAATACGGTTGCATATGCCAACGAATAATAACCGCCACATCAAGTGGGTTACAACGCATTTTATAAAATAAACTATTGTAACAACCAACATGTTCATGGGTATAATAATGCGCTTGATCAGTAATTTCACCCTTACTATTTTTAAATGTTTTCGTAAAGCATTTACCATTATCATGCAATAATGCAGCGCCTCTTAATATAATAGAATGATCGTCAATTCCACCCGCTATATTAAAAATATAATCTAAAGTTTTTTCAGAATGCTCCCCCAAAGTTAAAGAGTGATGTGAATTATTCTGATCAAAATCATTTACGGAATTTAGCCAATCAATGGCACTAATGTTGCGATAACTGTCATCTGAGAACTCAATTTGAATCTCAGTCCAGCCTTCATACCAATATGGAGGATCAAATTGACGATACATTTTTTCAATTGCATATTCAGGAACTTTACGTTCACGCTCTGCACTGCGCCTCAAGCACTCTTCATATGGAGTTGCCATGAGCACACAGATCTTTTCACATGGAATGTTTTTGAGTTCCTGCAAGAACGTCAAACGACGCTTATATGAAATATTCGTCGAATCCATAATAGCACTCTTGCCGCCGCGCAGACATTCCTTAATCCGTCTATGTAGCTCGATAAATACTTCTTGGTTATGTTCTTGATTATTTACATCTCCAAATAACTCTTCACGCAAATCATCTGAGCTAAAAATTGTAGCATCATAATCTTTTGCTAATTCTTTGGCTTTGTAGCTTTTGCCGCTCGCAACTAAACCACACATCATTATAAAAACCGGCTTATCCATGGTATTATTTTAGCTCCTTCTCAATTGCAATTTTTATAATGTTATATTGCACGTCATCTAAAAGCGCGTCAACTTCTTTGTTTGTTTCTTTGAAACAAGTCTTTAGATATGCGTCACATATCCTATCAATATTATCCATTGCTGTGTTGGCAACTATTCGTGCTGTTTCTAAATCGTAATATCCATTTTTTACATCTATAAGATATGCGGCTTTATTCGACCTTAAACAATCACGATAATGCTCACCGTTTATATACCTACCAATATATTCTTCAATTCTCAATAAATGGTGAAGTTCTTTTCTTGCATACCCATACGTTTCAATATCATCGTGATGCGATGGAGACTCGTGTTCCATTTGTTCATATTTTCTATGAGCTAGTCCACACATGGTTTTAATGGCCTTACCCGGATCATAATTAGCGATTAATTCATTATTTTGAATTAACCTATTCCATTCCTGTTCATATAGCGGATTTATAATGTAATATGATGAAAATAAAATTTCAAGAAAGTTGAGATTACATTTGCGAAAAGTCTGTAACATTAGACGGATATCTTTCCAATCAGTGTGAGAATCGTCCGCTCGAATATGTGTGGTGCTAATAGGTTGGCGATTCATCGCAAGATCTGCAAATGTTGGAACGAGAACACATTTAGTATCGATGTCAGAGTGCATCGTATCTAGGCCATAATTCTGGCTTCCTTGTAGTACTAAACATACAATTCTATCTTCTGGAAAGTGTTCGAGAGCTTCGTTATAATGCTCTCGAACGCAATCCATAATCCACGTATCACTATGATAATTCATAACTTATTCCTTATTTATCATTGTAGTTTTAAAGAATGAACCAATTACCGCCAAAGTTCCACAGATAATAGGAATCTTATCTGCACTAAACCTTGTTGTATTGAAGATAAGATTAAACCCATCAACAACAAACCCTCCAATAATCCATTTTAGAACCAATCCTGAAACGACTCCAGATAGGAAAACTAAAATTGGTATAATAAACATTGCAATTATTGTAGAAACGATTTCTACGTAACAATTCTTCTTCATTTTATTCACTCCATTCATTTTGTGTTACTTACTCATTGTGCTTGAGCAGATATTCACGAGAAACATTTTTAAAACTAAAATCATTAGTTGGGTCTCGTAGTACAATTCCTTCCCTCAATACATTTGGATTAACCACACTCTTAGCTGTCGCGAACTGCTTAAATTCTTCCATATCATTTGGCACCATATAATGCTCGTCCAGAATTGGAACCCACTTCATTCCCCACTGCTCCACAATATTCTTGCCAGTTAGAGAATCAGTTCTTCCGGTGCGGCCATCAATAAAGTTAAAACAATAGAGATCATCTTCTGGGAGTTTAAGCGGATTGCCCTGAACAGAACCAACGGACTCACCCTGGATACATACATAAGGACAATCGGGATTATTTTCAAGATACTCTTTTAGATGACGTTCAATATCATACTTAAATGCCATATCCCAGTAGATATTGTGATCATGATAACATTCTTGCTTTTCGTCAGCCTGCCGTACATTACGGGACAATACGTAAAATTCATACTTGTGTTGCTTCTTGCGCTCTAGAATATAAGTAGAAGAAGTGCCGTCCAACTTTTCAGTAACAATTAGAGGACGTTCATATCCAAGTACCCAAGGAATGTTTTCACACCTTTCTTCATCTGTTTTATGAACAAACGGAAAATGAGTTGGAAATGTTCTTGGACTATCCTTCTTCTTGCCAAAAAACATAAACATTAGCTTCTTACCCCAAGAGCGCCTCATCAGCCATCTAGCCCACTTCTGCTTAAAAATTTTCTGATGACGGGCGGCCATAGACTTATATTTTGCATCAGGATCAACCTTGCCCTTACGAGCGTTGTCTTCCTCTACTGCATAAGTAACCTTGAGTGTCTCAGTAACGTCGGTATTAACATCCGCATCACTAATCTCAGGGAATACCGACAGAGGCATAAGCAAGCCCTGGCTGATAACTTTACACATCTTTTGAGTCTTAATCTTGTAGTTACGCTTTTCTAGAAACGCGAATCGTTCATCTTCTGAGTTTACTTTACTATCAACTTCAAAATACACACACTTATCACCAACTTGCAGATTATCATTCTTTCCAATAATAACCCACCAGCCATTAGTTCTTGCATATTCTACACGATCATAACCTTCAATGGGCTTAATTTCGTCGATGGTTACAACATATGCAAGTGCTCTTCTACCGTTAATAATCATTATTCATTATCCTCCTTTTTAGTCATGCCATCTATTTCCTCTGTACTGTTCAATTACCCTACGAAGCCCCGGATAATTATCAATTGTTGCATTGGTGTATTCAAGTTCATCTAGAATGGTTCTCTCTTCCGCAATAGAACTAGCATATCTCGCAACTCCTTCTACAATTTCTTCCCAAGTGTAATTATCCATGTTATTACCTCCATTCATTTTGTACCGTCATTCCATGTAAATAATATACCACAGAATACATAAAAGAACAATTGACGGAATAACCAAAGATTCCAAGGCTATTTCGTCTAATTTTTACTAATTTACAAACTTAATACAACCTGAGCAAAACGGCAAAATCCAACTCCTGCTTTGTGTAGTAGCTAATCTCCCACACTTCACGCAAGTTTTCCTGCTAATAAGTTCATACTTTCCGATTATTTCTTCAATTTTGTCATATAACAAATCATCATCAATCGGGTTTTCATAGTACCAGTATACTCGAAGCTCACCAAACTTTTCCTTACAGTCTGATATAACAAAATCATCTACATGCGATCCAAGCACATCAACCAGTTCGTCTACCAGCTTTGGAACAACAGACTTGCGCCAACCATCTGGTATACCATATTTATTAAACTGCGATAAAACATGCTGCCTGCTATCCGCAATATAATCTTTCCATTCGTTAGACACCATAATCACCCTTCGTACACTTCAAACAGCCCAGCAAGCGTTTTACCATTTACTCGTGCAAGATCAACCGCACAGGCACAGATATTACCTTCCATACCAACGTGTAAACCTTTATAAAAATAATCTAAGAGTGAATCATAGGTATCATTACCGTCTTGTGTCTCCCAACCAATCATAAACTGACCGTTTACCGTAAAGAAATCGCATGCACTACCCATATTTGAACCTTTGGCAAATCTATACCAACCAAATGAGTCATCCCATTCTGGAGTTTCTTCAAGTAGCTTAAAGTCCTTCTTATCTAGCTCCCAAACCTCGTAATAAGGTTCATGTGAACTTCTATAAGTCCTCTTTGCGTTAATATTTAGTGCTTCAAATGCATTTTCTAGTCCGTCGCCGCCAAAAATCTCAATAGCTGCCATTAATTCTAATTCTCCTTTACTTCAATAGTATTCCAGTCTTTAGTTATAATAAGTTTGTCGAGAACGTCTCTGACTGTTTCCTCGGCGCATTCTCTCTTTTTCTGTTTCATAATGACATCAATAATGTATTTCATAATAATGCTTTCAATTGAATCATATTTTTGAATTTCCTCTAGTATATCCTCAAATGATACGTAGCTTAGATTAGTTTTATACTTAAATGCACATTCGTTGATGTCGTATAGTATCTCTTGTATTGTAACATTATGTACTACCTTCCTCCAGTGTGGAAATTTTGTACTATATTCTTGAATTTGAACTCTATAATAATATCTTTGCAAAAAATCACAATATGGCGTTATTTTATACCTGAATATCATTACTTTGCTCCTTTGCTTTTAGATACTCTTTCATTGCTTTAATAGTGTTTAAAATTTCATATTTATGTACATTCTTTTCTACCCAATCAAAATAATCTGGCTCACTCTTATAAACGTCAATGTATCTCCTACCCTTATGTTTGCCAAAATCAAGTACAGCATCTTCAGTAAAAGTCATTGCTGCTGGTTGTTCTATAACAAGATTGTCAAAATCCAAAGCTAGACTTTTCCTCGATGCAAGATAGTCCGCTGTATGAACCATACGAGAATATTTATTATTCGGTTTAGGGAGTACAACATCACTCTTTTTATCTGTATTCCATTGCCCCATATGTCTGGAAATCATATCTGCGACAAGTTCGATCTCTTCATGGCTCAAATACTGCCCATCAAAGCTTCTGACAACATCTGCCATTAATAGCGGATGATTAAATTTTGTGTACTTTGATTTTTCATAGTCTTCCTGCGACCCAGATTTGCGTCCATCATGAACTAGCCCACTTAGTCTAATAAGATCTCGCTCCCTGCTTGTAAGCTTACTATTATATTGTTCAAGCTCCAAAAAGAAATTTAGAAACCTCACTACTGCAATCTGATGCCGCATAAGACCGCCTTCGCCAAGCGAATAAGCCGGATGGTATTTGCCAGTACTAGACGCGGGTGCTCTCCATATATATTCGGGCAGGTTATCTAGTAATATGATTGCAAATTCTTTAATGTCCTCATTCTCGAAAGTATTTAAAATAGGTTTTAGTAAATTTTCCTGCTCAGAATTCATTTATTTTTCCTCCATATTAATTCCATACTGTTCAAATAAATATCTTTGTGGTGCAAACTCTCCATAATATTTCTTTTCTGCCTTAAGACGTTCGATAATAGCATCTTTTTTGTTATTAAACGCTCCAATTAAAATATGTTTTTTATTAAAATTAATTTGAGCACACCATTTTTGATCCCGTTTTCTAAAATATACTCCTATAAAACCAGAAATGTTGTTCTTTTGTTTACTATGATTTCGTGCATTTTCTATCATTGTGGCAGGACGTAAGTTTTGTTTCCTGTTATCTAAAGGATTTAAATTATTATGATCAAAAAATTTACCACAAATAATCCATGACATTACAATTTTTATATTAGACTTTTTATCATATGCTCTTAAAGAATGATAGTTATTTTGGTCTATATTTTCATACCAAGTATATTCTTTAATATTATCGTAGTCTTCTAGGTCGAAATAAAATTCTTTATTGGTGTTAGAAGTCCAACCTACACCATATTCTCCAGATAAATCATACCGATTGCCTTTTTTATTATCAATTCCAATTTTAGAAATACATTCTTTATGTAAACATCCACACGAAGCTGTTTTTCCACCTTTTAAACTATCACCAATAACAAAGACAGTATTATGATCTTCACAAGAACATATACACTCCCACATAGCTACATGACGCCCGTTTGATTGAACATGGTCTTCAACTTGTTTTATAACTTTTAATCTCCCAAATGTTCTACCTGTTAAATCGTTTTTAACTTTTACCATATTTTGTTCACTACCTTATTCCTTCCGCTCCATATCAATATCAATTACTAGTCTCTCAATTCTTCCACAGTTATCACATTCTTCTTTGTAATTAGACAGCACAAGATGTTTCTGTACCTTCTTCTTAGGTTTCTCAATAGAGATAAAACAATTTTTGCAATACTTGTAGAAATTAGTTGCGTTACTCATAAATAATTCCTTTCTTAATTTAGAATATCTTCGTGCGAATAACCGCCGTTATTCGAATAATAAATATTACGTATACCAAGCTTCTTGATTAGTGCCATACACGAATCACACGGACGTGCAAGCATGGGGGTACCTTTTTTACTTTCTCTATACACATACAAATCAACATATCTAAAATCTATATCTTTTCTTCCAATCAATGGTTTTAGACAAGATACTTCAGAATGTATAGATGCTGGCGTATCCTCAGAAAAACGATAAATATTATATTGCTTTTGCAAAGTATCCGTTTTCCGAGAATTGCATCCGCTAGAAATAATACGATGTTTATATACTGCGCAACTTCCAACAGCAACCCTCGGAAAATCACTAAGCTTCGAGACTGCCCGTGCTGCGTTAAAAAAGGCGAGTCTCCTCCGTGTCATAGTCATCCAAATCTTCATCCTCTTCATATTCATACTCATACAAGTATTTACTCTTACGATCTCTTACTCTGTCATAACCCTTTGGATTCTTTAAAATCTTTGGGTTGCGCCCAGATAGGTATAGGTCATATAGTTCTAGATCTTCTTCGTGGGTGTTATTGGTATTAATCATCATATTCAACCCTTTCTAAATCATTAATAATACAGTCCAAGCACCATTCTTCATTATTCCATTTATATAAGCCCTCAGTTTCTTCATGACATTTATCACAGTAAAAACGTGTAATTTTATAATACGGGCAAGCTTCATATAAGCAACCCATCTCTGTCGGGCACCCTACACAGCCGCTTTCTACAATGATCAAAAGCATCATCCTCATTCATTTTGTATTGTCTGAATTCCGTATTCTTCAAATAGATTACGTTGCGGAGCAAATTCACCAAAGTACTCTGCTTCTGCTTTAAGCCTAGCACGAATTGCGTCATCTTTATTTATAAAACATCCAAGATTAATCTCTTTATAATTGATGACTATCCTAGCTCGCCATTTCTGTATGTTCTTACAAAATCGTACTCCAATAAAACCACTAGTGTTTGTTTTTCTTACGGGTTGGTTTTGTACTTGTTGTGATGGTGTTGCATCTCTTAGATTTATTTTTCTATTATCCAAAGGATTGCGGTTTTTATGATCTATATTTTTCTTTCCAGTTATCAATTGATGCAACAAAATTGCTTTCTTCTCGTCTTTGCTCCATGCTCGAACGTCATGATGCCCACTGCAGGTAACACATTCATACCAACAATAATCTTTAATTTTGTCAAAATCTTCCTCGTCAAAGTAAAATGGATTGCCTGTATTAGATAAATATCCTATTCCAAATTCATTTGACATGTCATACTTTAATATTTTATGTCGTGTTTTTTTAGATATAATAGCAGCATTTTCGCGTCTAATACACCCACACGACTTTGTGCCATTTTTCTTTTTTAAATTATTGCTGGTTACGATGCACTCTTCCCCACAATCACAAATGCACCTCCATTGCGGAATATGCCTTCCTTTAGGAGAAATGTAATCATTTACACGTTCTAATACAATTAATCTGCCAAATCTTTGACCTATTAAATCTTCCCAACCTCTCCCCATTCTATCGCCTCAATTCATAAATATTATTTCCAAAAAGATATCTAAATTTTTCAAAGTCATCACTAGGGGACTGTTTGTCTAGTAAAATATTATCTTTATCGTAAATATAATATACCGGTATATTTTCAGGGAATACTGATGATACAGATTTAATTTCATCTACTGAAATTCCTTTGTCTAACGCAACAATAGGCGCACACCCTGTTCTTATAATCAACTCCATCTGAGTTTTTGAAATAGATTTACCGCCAATCGCCACACAATTTCGTATACCATTTGATGCACATTGAGCCACACTCTTTTCTGCTTCAAAAATTAAAAGTTGATTGCTATTTTTGATATAATTCTTATTCTCATATAATCCATACAAAATTTTAGATTTTACAGTTGGTTCGATATAAACATATTTTGGGTTATACTCGTCTGGTTCTCCTAATAATCGCCCCTTCACACCGCATAAATCTCCAATTGGCGTTCTAATAGGAATTGTGATTCTATTGGTTTGTGGGTCATAACCATAACCCAATTCCTGTTGTATATCTAGAGATATTCCATCATTTTCAAACATTTTATTTGGGTAAGGAAGATAATAATTTAATATTTCTTCTGGAATTGGGACTACTGATCTGTTATCTTCATCATTACCGTCATTACTCATTTCTCGAAGGAAACGAAGTATTTTTAAGCTTTCAGGCACATCATCTGGTTCGTGGTAGTAGTCCAGTCCCACTGTATCGCAAACCCATTTCATAGACTCAGCGAACGTGCACTGTTTAAAATACGCCACTAAATCAAAAATGTCAGTTGCTCTTTTTGTTTTAGAAATCTGTCGCGTATAATCAATGCAGTTGAGATTTTCGTTGAGGTAAAGCGTAATTGCTTGTTTATTATTCCCGTCTGGATTTTGAGCAGAGATATACTCACCCCTGTTACGAACATGTCCACAGCCAAGAGCTGTAAGAACATCTTCACACAACTCATTGTTTAACAAATATTCTTTTAGCTCATTGACTTGCATCCTCGTTCACCCATCAATTTATTTTCCAGTTTCTGGTACTATTATACATCATTCATTTTGTATTGTCAAGCCCTTTTTGAACTAAAATCCACACACCACCATTTTTAACACCTTTAGATAGTGCTTCTTCGTGTGTTTCAACTGCAATGTCAATGTGCTTGCCATTGACGGATCCTCCACAATCATCAGCCGTGTACCAACCATAGCCTTCAATGTACACTTGAGATCCATACGGAATCAGTGAAGGATCTACCGCAATAGTTTCCCCTACTGCTATTTTTGTCCCAGTTGCTGTGAGCCCATCACCATTGCCACAAATATGGTCAAATTCCTCAATGCAATAATGAGTTAGTTTAAAATCTCCTAGATAAACTAATTCATATTCAATACTTTTTAGCGCTGAAATCGTCTCGTTTGCTTTGTCTAAGGATTTGGTCGTGTGATCTAATTGAACGGCTAATTCATCTGATTTTCTAATAGTCAACTCTAGTTTTTCAGTAACAGAAGCAAGCTTTTCTTGCACATATTGAAGTAGTTTATCTTTAGTATTTAATTGATAGTTATAAAACAACGTACTTAACAAAAGGAAAATCGACACAACAATCAAGAAAATACTACACAAATTACGCCTCATTATTTCTAATCCTCCAAACTAGTTTTGAAATGATGCTTGCGGCCTGTTCAATCTCTTCCTCTGTATTAAACTCATCAAGAGTAATTCTAATTGTACTTAGTGCTTGTTCTGGTGTAAGTCCTATAGCTAATAGTGTCTTACTCGGAGTTGGCTCATGAGATTGACATGCTGAACCTTTTGCTATCATAACACCGGCCAAGTCACAAAGAATAACAAGTCGCTCCGCAGACACACCATCAATAGTCAAGCTTATGTTATTTACTAATCTATTATCTTTGTTTCTAGGGCCGTTGAGCCTCGTATCTGGTATGGTTAATAGTTTGTTCAGTAGTTTGTCACGAAGCGATTTTACGTAAGATTTTGAATCATATAGTCTAGTAATTTCAAGCGCCTTACCTGCGGCTACTATAGCTGAGGTATTATACGAGCCTCCGCGTCGGTGGTTTTCTTGACTTCCATAAGTTGTCGGTGAAATTTCAATGTTGTCTCGAACAAATAATACACCGCACCCGCGTCCACTATGGAATTTTTGCGCCGAAATTGATAGCATATCCACATTCCAATCGTCAACATTAATGCGTTGTTCCGGGAAAAGCTGCACCGCATCACAATGAATAATTCCATTGTATTGATGTACAACCTCGGCCAGCGCTTTGATATCCTGCTTTATCCCAATCTCTGAATTAGCCGCCTGAATAGAAACAAAGGGTTTCCTATTTGAAAGTCTTTGTCGCTCTATAAACAAAATTCTAAGTTTATCAGGATTAATCTGTCCAATTTCATTTACAGGAATAGTAACATGACCTAGCGTTGCAGGACGACTTTCAACAAATTCACTAATTGAAGCGTGTTCCATATCACTTGTGTAAAATTCATATCCTGTATTATTTTTTAGAAAACCAATAATTGCAAGGTTGTTTGCTTCACAACCAGAGCTAGTAAAAATTAATTCTTCTGGAATGCAATTTAAATCATCCGCAAACTGCTGCCGTATATTTTCGATTAAAATTCTAGGGTTATCGGCGATACTATAACTACTTGATGGATTAGCCCAGTAGTTTGTCATAACGTCAGTTGCTGCCTGTATTGCCTCTGGATACATACGTGTAGTAGCAGCATTATCAAGATAAATCAAGCTATCTCCCCTTCCATTCATTTTGTATTGTCATTATAGCACGTTTTTTCAATTTGTCAAGATATATAAATAAAAAAAAGATGAGGGAATTAATTCCCCTCACCCATTGGAATATCAATAATAGGAAGTGCTCCAGTGCCCATCATATAAGTCGGAAGATCGCCGGACCAGTTCTTCGCATATTCGTAAGCAACAATGTCATTAGTAATTGCCTCGGCAAGAGCTTTTGTTGCTTCCGCTTCTTTTTCACCCTTGTAAGCGATTGCATCTGCCTCAAGTTGGGCTACTTCAAAATCTGCCTGAGCCTTAATGCGAGCCGCTTCTGCATCTGCATTGGCATTAATTTCACGAACCGCAGCGTCGTTTTCAGCTTGAATCTTAGTGCGTTCTGCTGCCTGTCTAGTACGTTCTGTTTCCATTTGCTGCTGCGTCTTATCACGAAGAGCTTCCTGCTCTGCTACCTGTTTTGCTTCAATAGCATCTGTATAAGCATCAGAGAAATCAAAATCGTCAATTACCACGGTAACACTAATACCATACTGAGACGCAAAATTCGAAACTGTAGTGTCGATATTGTCCTGAAGCTGTGTACGTAATTCCGTCATGTTTTCGGCTTTAACAAGGCCAAATTCTGCTTTAATTGCATTATTTACATGAGGCTTAATAAGAACGTTAAAGTAATTAACGCCAACGGTCTTGTAAATGTTAGGAGTTGCGGACGATGACAGATTATATTTTACAGTATAAGTATATGATACCTCTTGTAGATCCGCAGAAAAACACATATTTGTTTCTGTAAAAATCTGTTCCTTATTCGTCATTGTTGTGATATTCTGCCATGGCGCATGAAAATTTACACCTTCTGGAAGATTCCTGTCTTCTACGCGCCCAAACGTAGTAAGGATTCCGGTATGACCAGTTGGAACAATAGAAATGCAAGAAGCTCCAATAATAATTACTGCAAGCACAGCCGCAGCCACACTTATAAGTACTCCTACACGACTAGAACCAAGCTTTGGACAAACAATACGCGCAATAATTGCTACAATAATTAGTAGGACACCAATCACAATACTAAACATGAAAACATCCTTTCTTTGTTGCTTTTAGCGTCAGTCTACGCCAGAGGATGCTAACTGAACTTTTCTTTATCCTCTTATACCTGTATCTTTTCCGCCCGGTATCCCGACTTGCAGTTTATTTTACATTGATTCAGTGTCAATGGTGGCTTTTCTTTATCGGTATTCCACAGGTGCCACAACCACCGCTGCTTCAGGTACCACATTTTAGCCTGTGACTTGTGAAGTAGTTAGAACCAGCCCAGCTTGGTAGCGCGGATGGTATTCGAAACCATACTGTAATCATTTTGAGTGATTTGTCTCCTGCCAGTTGGACTACCGCGCCATAATATAAATGTGTGGTGATTGGTATTTTATCTTCTCCACACAGAAGATTATTCGAAACGACTCTCCCCAATCAGGCCAGTCCAGCACCATTACGCGCCTATCAACTATTAGCATTACCCAAGTAGCACCACGTGGAGGTTGTTGATATTGCTACTTTGGCCATAATGGGATTCGAACCCATACCTGTACAGATTTTAATGGTCGTCGATGCAAGTGATGACCTCGCTACGCTCTGGCTATCGACGGTCTGTTGCCTCTTCCAATTGGGCTACATGGCCATATAATTGAGCAGTTTTATGTCTTACTCGGGACATAGACTAGCCCTTCGGCTCGTCCTCCAAATCAGAATAAGCAGATACAATCATAAGCAAAATCCTCCTTTGGATTATTTTCTATTACTAACTACAATTTCTAGATAATGTTTGACTTACATGAATGAGCGACACCCAATGCAGCATTAATACTAAAATTGATATAACCTTATAGAATGTGGAGCGACCACGGTTTAAGATTTATTAACTCAGCGCAGCTTCAATTGGAGCATAGCGCTCAGAGTTCAGAGTTTCGAGTAGGCACTCATAAGGATCAAGCTTGTTGCTCAAAACCATCTTGGCGATGTTAACAGAGAATCCGCTAACAAGTGCTACACCAAGTTCATTTTCCTTTACAGGGATTGTGCCAGTTCGACTATTAACGTTCCAGAATACTAACCTTGGGATTGAGTATCCTGCATTAGCATACTTCTGAGCAATCACATCGAACAGCCTCTGGTTCGGTTTCTTAAAATCCCACGATGATCTATTATTTCCACAGGAAGCGCATCTATCAAATTCCTGATCTGAGATAATCAGAATATTCTGAGGAAGATTTTCCTGCTTCATTCTATTCTTAATCGCAGTATCAAGAATCAGATCAAATACCTTCTCAATATTGGTATTCGCACACTCATCATGTGTCAGTGCAATCTGCAGCTTATCATGGAGTGAAGTGGCATTACTGAAATCAACGATTTGTGGACGTTCAGAGAAAGTAATGTACTTGTCCTTAAACTGACCAGAAGAATGTTCTGCAAAATAAATCGCAAGTGCGTTTGCAACCTCAAGTGCCGTCACACTGGAACTACGGTCAACCTGAGTTATCATGCTACCAGAACCATCAGCAACAACGATAGTGTTACTGCAACCGTTTACAGTATCTGGCAGAGCCCTCCACAGAGCCTCAATAGTTGCGTCCTTCTGATTTAGACTACATTTCCACCCATAGTGAATAGCATATTTATGAACAATATCATGGGGGAAAAGCGTTGACGCATTAATCTTCGTTTCTCCTTTTTCAAGCTTTCCAAGATATTCCCTACGACGTACTTCATCATTTCTGAGGAATGCGCTGTTATAGATAAGATTTGCACGAGAAGGAACTGTTTCATACTTGATTTCAGACCAATCCTTGTTGGACATCTTAACTTCAACGACATCGAGATACTTACGAAGCTTGCTGAGAGCCTTGCGATATTCACGTTCGGACATGTGAAGTGCCTTGCAGAGCTTCTTACCATATTCCTTAGTCTTTTCAGAGGATGCGTTAATTGACGGCATCCACTTGGCTGTGAGAGAAATGGGCTTACCAGTACTCATATTATCCCAATCTTCTTTAAGCTGTTTATCTACAATCTGATATATAACTTTTGCAGATTCCTCGTTGTCAAGTAGACACCACAAATCATCATACCTACCGTATTCAGGAATCAGATTGATAACAGGGATAACCATTTCAGGATTAGATTCTACAAGATGTTTCATAACAACCCTAAATAGTCTGCGCTCACCGATCCCCTGTCTTGCATCTCTAGCATAAAACAACCAACGCATAGCCAGCATCTTATTCTCACAAAATGCTTTCATAAATCTCTTAGTTACTTCCTCATCACTCATCTTACGAAGAGAAGCAACCGCAAAATTAAGATCAAGTAGTTCCTTGCCAGTAGTTCTAAATCCAACAGCTCCGTTCTCAGTGATGGACATATTGTATTCATTGTTTAGAGTCTGCTTTACTGCGTTCATAAATTCCATTGCTCTTTCCTCCATTATCTGATTTTATTTCTAAAATCTCAAGACACACATTTACGTAGTCTGGTTAAAAGTCAGGTCGTTATATAAGATTGCTGTTTATGTCTTTGGAGATTTTATTTTTTTTCGAGAGACCATAAATATCATTTCTGGCAGAACCAATAATAACTTATATCTTTTTTAAATAAAGTTGCTGCTAGTCTCTCTATCATTTCAATAATCAAGGCACTTATTATCTTACTATAAAACCACATTATAATCTTCTAATATAAATTTGCTGTGAGTGCCTTTTATTCTCTTGTGCCGGTGTGTTGGACTCGAACCAACAACCTCGGGGTTAACAGCCCTATCTTGTTCAATTGCTGTGCGCGAAATTTTCATTTCACGTTGTGTGATGTACGCGCTCTATCCAGTTAAGCTACCACCGGCATATTAAAATTAGTTGGATTTGGGAACCCTTGGAATTGAACCAAGGAGTAAAATTAATGCCGTAATTTCATATGTAAATTTGCTGTCCGTGCCGCCCACTCCGTGCACTTTATTCTGTCGTCCAGACGTTCCCATATCTCAAGACGCGTTTATTTCATATTTTACCAAAATATTAAACTTAAACATTTGCTGCATGCGCCTTTCCATTCATTTTGTACTGTCCCTTGAACTGTAGTTATTGTATCATGATTTCCGTATTCTGTCAAGTTAAGATTGTGTTATCGCTTGCAAGTCTAACAAACCGTGGTCGAATTCCCAGTGGCAATTTGGACATAGCGCAATCAAATTATCAATGTTATTAATTTCTGATATAAATGTATCATCTGAGTGAGTTGATATTCCTTTGATATGACAAATTTCATAGTGCTTATCATACCCACAATTCATACACATCTGTGGTCTTCCAGAGTTTTTATATAATGTTCTTGCAATTTCTCTGATTCTACTATTAACTTGATATTTTCTTCTGCTTTTCATTTCTCCGTATGTAATAAAGCCCCAATCAACTCGAAAAGGGTTGCAATCATCGCATAACTGTTTATTGCCACACTGATCATGGCCATATCCAATCGGTTTACCACATTTTTGACAATAATATGTTTTCTTTTTTGTATTTTTGTTTGCGAAAATTGCGCCACAATTTTGATTACAAAATCTCGATATTTTATATTCAAAGAATGTTTTATTGCCCATTGGAATATATTCCCCACAACATAAGCAAACTTTTTTATTCTTTTCGTACCAGGCGTCTTTCTGATCTTGTGTTAATTTACTAAAGTGAGTACATGTATTGATCTGTTTCCGTTTAAAATAATCCAACTTTGCAGAATGAACATATCCGCATTCACTACATACACCATTATAAATATAATGTCCATACTTGTCTTTTTCTTCAGATACGCTTTTAATTACATATATTCCATATTGTTCTCCTATGTGTGCATTCGGGTCCACTCTCATATTGTAATACACCTCTAATTAAATTAATTAGATTGTGCATTAGACGTATTTGTCTCTTTTTGTATCTACTAATACTACAATCAAATATGGCGCAAGTAGAAAGGGTCGAACTCTCATTCTGAAGGTAGAAGCTTCATGTCCTGTCCGTTAGACGATACTTGCATAAAATATGGTAGGGTATCTCCGAACCTACCGTGGACTACTAACAGCATCACCTGCGTTTATCCTTTAGCAATCACTCTAATAAAGTCGTGATGAACTCGGATTGCCTCGGAAGACTAACTTGAATTATATAACCTATAGCTTGCGGACTCGAACCGCGCCGTCGGACAGCCACCATTTGCGTATTATATAACCTTTCGAGCAGTTTCTTCTCAACTGGTTTTACATGCGAAGTCAGCATGGCTGGTAGTCCACCTGGGCCTCGAACCCAGACTATGCCTTGTTAGGGCTTACGGCTTATTTGTGATGGATCATAGATTTGAACTACACTATCCCGAAATGAATCCATCAAGGCCGTGGCTCTCACCAAATTGAGCTAGTGGACAATAAATTCGCTTTTTCTTTCAGATTAAATCCTAGCTACCTTGTGGATAAGCGATAACCAACAGGGATTCTCCGGTAAACACTATATAGTAGCGTAGCGCTTACTATCATCGAACAAATTTGCCTAGCGTTTCAGATACTTTTTAGAGTGATAAATCACCCATTCACGCATAGTCCGTTAGTATCATGGGCTATAGGACTCACTTTAAGTGGCTGGATTCACATTTCAGATCCCCTACCCTTAAAGGATGTTTCGTCATTTTTATACCGCATAACACATCTTGCGGTTGTGGTGGAGGCATCTGGAGTCAAACCAAACTTCCACAGGCCCTTGCTCTCCTGCTAGCTCTCGGAGCCTACCCCCATAACAGGTTGATGTGTAGATCTCAGGGTTTCCTCATTTAATTCCGACTAACTCCGCATATTGTCCTGAACTATGCTTTAGTAAAATCCGGTTCCACATCTTTGCTATTTTCATAGCGAGACATTGCCTGTTGCCTCGGTGTTTGCAGTAGTTCCGCAGGATACACCAACCCTCTGGCGGCAGGAGTGGGATTTAAACCCACGGTGCTCCTAAAAGCACGCTAGATTTCGAATCTAGTGCATTAAATCAAACTCTGCCATCCCACCATGTTATTTAATTTCCTTCTAGTTTTCGAATTTCACGCTGGATCTTTCGAATGATATTTGCATTTCCTACAGGATCGCGCTGCTTTAGAAGATTGATTCGTGCCTGAAGCATTTCTACGGTCTTAGTCATTGTTTTGTACCTCCGTTGTTAATTTCCTCGTTAGTTTAAACAACTACACCACGTGAAGGTGAGGAATTGTAGTCAGCCGTGAATAGGATTCGAACCTATGATGAGCTTTCGCTGTCAGATTACAAAACTGATGCACTCGACCACTATGCGACCACGGCATGCTGTGGAAGCTTTGTTTAAACTGGTTTGCCAACCATTCATTTTGTATTGTTTAATTATATTTTTGACGTCCTTTTCTGCCACTTCCTATGTTTCCTGCTTTGTAGGTTTTCGTCAGGGAATGGCAGTTTGGACAAAGCAATTGCAGATTGCTTTCTGTATTATTAGTGTAATTTCCGTCTATATGATGGACTTCAAGCGGTACATTTCCAGTAAATTCATTAATTTTGTTCCATCCACATATTGAGCATCTATTATCATATTTTTCAAACAAATATCTTCGAATGTGGTCTGAAATTTGATATTCTCCCACTATTCCGTCTTCAATGCTATTCTTCCACCGTTCTATGTATTGCTTATGCCGATAATCTTGCAGGCACTTAGAAGAGCAATATTTATTTTTATATGAGATCTCTTTTCCACAATTTAAACAATATTTTACATTATAGTCCCTACCATCTTTGTGATTTCTTCTAACTCCCTTGTTGTTATAAGATGCAGCGCAACTTTGATTACAAAAATTTTTTATTACATATTCACTTTGACATCTTTCATTAAATGGAATGTCTTTTCCGCAATACAAACACTGCTTTTTATTTTTATCGTACCAAGCATCTTTTTGTTCTTGTGTTAATTTATTGTAATGTGTACATTTAGCAGCTCTCTTTGCATCACTGAGTTGCATGTCAGTTTCCCAACCACAAAATACACACCTTACATGATATAACTTATGCCCATCGTTACGCTTTTCATCACATTCATATAGTACATCATAAATTCCGATTCTCTTGCCAACATTTCCATCTGTCATATTACTCAAACGTCATCACTTCTTTTACTGCTAAATAAATCTGGCAGTCGTGGTTGGGTTCGAACCAACGATCCGGGAGTCATGGACGTAGAAGTTTGTCTTGCACAAACATCTCTTTGTTATCCAGTAAAGGTCTATCCTTCGATAGAGTGTTTTACTTTTAAACTATTCTACGAAGTCCCGTGCCTTACCACTTGGCTACACGACTATATTGGAGCGAGATACCAGATTCAAACTGGCACAAAATGCTTGGAAGGCACTTATGCTATCATTACATCAATCCCGCATTGTGCGGGGAGCTTCCCCGCAATACCCTTTTTTCATCTCGAAAGATGTCCCGCGCACGGGCCGTGCTAAGATTAAAATGCTCTATTCTCCCATTGAGCTTCGGCCGCCTTCTTCTCTTCTCACCCACGCATGGCGGTATGTTGGGAATTCAGAGAAGCCGTAGCTTAATTCTCTGCTGGTAAACCCGGTGGGCTTTGCTCCCACGACCCTCGGATTAATGGCGGGATATGAAGGGGTCGAACCTCCCTTGGGTGGTTAACAGCCACCTGCCTAACCGCTAGGTTAATATCCCAAGTCCGATGCTCTACTAACTGAGCTACGGGTTCATATTGTGCGCCAGTTTATCGCCATGGCGCAGGGCAATCTAAGCAGGGTGGCTCATCCATCGAACTACTAATTTCTCTTGTATACCTCATATGGATCATCCCTTCCCATTCATTTTGTGTTGTCTCCCTCAGTACAATATTGATTATATCATGATTTCCATTATTTGTCAATACTTTCTAATGTTAACTCTTCGTTGCATTAAAGTGTCGATCTTCAAGATACTTATCGATGTTATCCGCAATCTTACGAAAATCTTTGGCGTACTTGGCAAGTCGCTTATTCATGCTGTGGTGGTACACCTCAGTAAGCTTATCATTCGCGATCTTCTTACCGCGCTTTTCGTCCCACTGATCATCTGGATGCAGTTTAGCAACAGCCTTGTAATTGCGATTCATATCAAACTTATTCTTACCAACATTAGACACATGAAGACCTGAAGTAACAGACGGAATAAATCTCTCATTCATTATGTCTTCTGCATCAAAAATACAACCAGTAATTTCTGCAACCACTACGTTATTACCCTTATCGATAACGTGACCTACCCGCTCGTAATCCATCTTTCCTTGCTCCTTTTTCATTCATTTTGTATCGCCTCTCTTGAGGATGTATTGATTATACCATATTCTTCCAATCTTGTCAATAGGTTTCTCAAGGTTTTTTTCGTCAAATTACCTCGCATTTTGTCGCCATCCAAGTACATCTAATGCCATCACTCTTAAAAGCGCCAATCCACGAATCTCCATAGTCCCTATCGTAATAAAAATCAGTAACCTGTCCAAAATTAGTTTTAAAATATTTTAAGCAGTCTTCAATATTATTACAAATAAACATACCTAGATCACCATATATGCAACTATATTTTACAACATACATATCAATTACTCCATATCACGAAACTCTTCATAATGATATACCGAATCCTCACAAAAACACTCACAATATCCAGTAGTTAAAACATTTTTGTTCCATTGATAACAGAAAAGATCTTTACTCTTCCATTCGCTTCGCCCACAACTCTCACAGCATTTACAATAATTCACTGCTTACTCTACATCCTCTTCGTCTCTCTTTGCTACCAGATAATCATAGAGCTCATCGGCACTCCTTAGTGGATGCCCATCTACACCTTCCTGTGCTTTTTCACTACGTCCAGCATCAAATTCAGTCAACCATCGCATAATGAGCGGCTCTTCATCAATATCAAAATTCATTTCTGGATCGAAGAACTGCGGCTCAAGCTCTTCTTCAAGCGCGTCAACAATATTATTAAGAATATCAGCCATCATTCCCTTTTCAAAACAAACATTCAGCACGTCTTCTAGTGCATTCATATGCATCCAATAACTATCAAGTGCATCCATAATATTGCAGAAAGACTTCCTAGTAATCACGAGCTTCTCACCACTTTCCTCTAACTTATAATCTTGCAGTTTCTTTAGTTCCTTTGTTGAAATTCTATCTAGACGTTCCTTATACTGCTCATAAATATTATCTAAAATGCCATGAACCCAACGCTGAAAATCAATTTTCTTTGGTTCCGTTGGATATGTATGCCCATTATAAGTCATTCCCCATGGAAGATACTTAGATGATGCGGCACTCCATCCAGTAAGCGTAGGCTCAAAGTAATACATTGTATCATTGCGCATACCCATCAAATACTTACCAGTGCTTTCTTGGTAATAGAATTTAATTGGTTTTCCTTCTCTAAATCCTGTGTAAGTATAGCCATCTTCTGGTCGTAGCAACTTGCGCACTAGGCGCTTTCGTAAGTTGTTAAGTAAACTCATTTAAATATCCTCCTTTTTATATTGTTCCTTTACTTCTTCATATGGAATATTGTTGTCAAGAAAATATTTAAGGCAATTTACACAAAAGTCTGCTTCCTCTGTATTTGGCTTATTTGTTGATCGCACATTATACTCTCGGATCATACTTCCGCATCTATCACAAGATTCAATCCATTTCCACCACATACCTTCTTGTTTGATATGATTTTTCATGTCGTTCCCTCCATTGTCAATTTCTGGAAATAGTATAGCATATTCATTTTGTGTTGTCAAGGGGGTGAATTGTTATTTTTTTTCATATATTGTTATGTTGTCCTCTATTCATTTTTGTGTTGTAATCTAACAGGACAAAAATTTTTAATTTTTGGCTTATGTTATTTATTTGTATTTATATGTTTTTATATGTTATTATCTATTTCTGTACCAGTATACTGTGGTTTTAAAACCGCAATACATTGGTGGTTTAAAACCGCAGTCTATTGGTGGGTAAAACCTCAACACATTGGTGGTTAAAACCGCAATATGTTGGTACATAGTTTTATATTGCGGTGTAGAAAAAATATTGGTTCTTTTTCCCTTCGACTTTATGTAGATAACCATATTCTAATAATTCTTTAAATGCTGCGCGATACGTGTTCTCACTTATACCAATTGCTTCTTCGATTGCTATAGGGCTAAGGGCAATAGAATAACCGTTCATATTGCTGGCAAAGTACAAGTATAATTTAAATGCGCTATAAGTTTTTAATGTACTAGCGGCAGCTTGCCACTCCTGATTGTTGATCTGTAAAAAATCTTTAGAACAATCTGGTTTAAATACAGTAACAACTCTTTGGTTTGGGTATATAATCATGCATATTAAAACTCCTTATTATTATTATCATTATTATTTCTGTTATTTAATTTGCCTTTAGATTTTCAAAATAGTGATTTACGCACTGTTCGAAATCCGCGCCGGTGTTTTCAAATACCCAGTTCTTATATCGCCAGTCATTTACATCTGGAATTATTTTAATTGGTTCATATCCATGCTCAAGTAAATATTGCAGCAGTTTAAGTCTTTTGCATGTATAATACTTTCCATGTTTTCTTTCTAGCATGTCTCATATCTCCATTATTTTTATTATCATTCATTTTGTATTGTCTAACTAGTCCGTGATCTCAACTTTTTTGAAAAGTTGTCAATTCAAAATTTTATGATTGCTTCTTCTTTAAAATCCCGATATTATTCCAAATATTATAATTCAAATCATATTCAAACAACAAAACGTGTCCTCGTTCACCTAACCTATTTTTATCGATTTTTATTCCAAAATATTTCTTGTTGGCATTTAAATCCTTTGGCTCAGGTTCTCCCCAAGTATCTTCTAAATCGTCGTCATAAGAATCATATTGATATTTATGATATTCTTCTGGCGCAATCTTTTTGCCAAGCACAAGAAGATCTGCAGGATGTTTAATACCCTTTGCTGCAGAAATGTTATTACTAGATAGATCAAATATATCACAGAACAACGAATCATCCGTCAACTGAAATGAGCAAACCGTGAAAATTTTAAGTTCCTTTGTGACCTCAACTACACGTGTTGCAAGCTTTTTAACTTGCTCCCAATGTTCTTCTCCATATGCTTTGAGAGTGTCCAATGCAACATATTCACAATTATAAATTAATTTGGCTCGTCTCATTTCTAGCTCAATTGCTTCTTCACTATAATCACTTGTAATGTCGGTGAAATAAAACTTACCATCGATTTGTTCTTCTAGCCATTTGGCAACGTAAGCAACATCTTTATACTCTTTTGTAGCTTTTACTCTGTTCAAAAACGACTCTTCAGATTCAGTATAATTCCCATCATTGTCAATGCCTCTTTCAATAAACTCATGAGTTTTATCATCTCTATATAGTCCCATAGTAATTTCTTTTTCTGGCTTCATAAGTTCAACGCCATGTAATTTTTTAAATTCTGCGCAATTTAGTACAGTTGCAATAAAACAATTAAAAATGGATGTATGAGTCATCTCATTTGAAAGAAGCATAAATTTCTTCTTTTTAACTAACACTGTGTATGAAATTAAATTAACAATATTCCTAGATTTTCCCTCGTTGGCTAAAAATCCCTGAAACAATACGTTAGTACTTAGCAATCCACGGAAATAATCATTATACCCTTTCCAATGGACTTGGCACCCAAATTGTGGCGCAGTCAAATAACTATCGATAGTTTTCTTTGCTTCCTGCGTCATAACTATTGGCTCGTCAATTACGTTAATTATTGTGTTAATTTTATCTGCCTTACTCCGCATCAATCTATAGATGTCGTTTGGGGTCATATACTGAAATCTTTCGTTAGATAAAATCTTTTCTACTGGAAAACCGTTATGCTCATACTCTCTCACAAGAGAATATTTCTTTACCGTATTATATATGTTTTTAAAATCTTGAGGATCTGATAGATCCATCATAGACTTAATTGTTTTCCATCCTCCATAAGATCTGTACTGTTTAAGGCGCTCCATGTTTTGAGTTGCGAAATTATTTACCTTGTTTTCACTTACATCTTGACTAAATGTAAGATAATACTCCTCAAACATGTCGTAGAAAAACCGAGTTGCATTATCAGAAAGATCATATTTAGACTTAATGCTTTTGCCGTAGCTTAAATATAGATCTGTCTTTTTATAAAATGAGCCTACAAAAAGGAGCTCTGCCTGCACATTGCTCTTCTCAATAACGATATTATTGTCATTTCCCATTATTGCCACCTACTTAAAAGAATTCATCTAGCAGATCAGAAATATCATCTAATCCTTCTTTTTTCACTTCTGCGCGACATGCCACATCATTATAATCAATTTTAACTTTCTCTTTCATTTCTCTTTGCCTTTCAATCTCTGCCGCCTCTTGCTTTGCCTTATAAGCCAAATAATTAGGCATCTTGCCAATCAAGATTGCTAAATCATACATCAATCTTGCATTGTCATTATCTGGGCCTTTATGATTTACCTTATTATACTGTTTAATTTCATCTAATTTCTTTTGTCCCCATTTCCAGCATTCCAACAAAGTGCCAATACTCATGGGCTTACACCTTTTTCCTTTGTAAGTTCCACTTTCTAGACTTGCAATGACCTGCCAGAATGCTCCCGGTACGATGCTAATATCATAATGGTTCAGCAGCCATTCATTCAATTCGTCGCTATAAAAACGATGCTCTAATTTAGACTTCGTTTCCGCTTCCAGTGATGACATTTTATCCAATGCGGCACTCCACATTTCTGGTTTGCCACGACCTGAAGCTACTCGCTTTGATACAAGCGCCTTAAAGCACCCAGAATGATAATATTTCCCTTTAAATTGCAATACATTCTCAATCTTGTTTCTTTCAACTTTTATTGTTTTCCCGCACTCGGCACATTTCACGTCTACCACGCTGTCCACCCCCATATTCTGGAAACATTATAATCCATTCATTTCGTATTGTCAAGCACGCGCATATAAAAAATTTAGGGAGACTCGTAGGTCCCCCTTATGTACTTTATTAAGCCGACACAATGTCAAGGATTTGCTTAAGGATGTCTACGTCGGCTACCTTGTTGAAGGCTGTTGGTAGGCCGGAATCCTTGAGCTTGGTCTGCATTTCCTTCTTTGTACCAGCATCTAGGTCGTTAATAGCAGACTTAATTTGTGCCTGAAGTTCCTTACATTTTTCAATTTCATCTTCTACGTTTCCAATATCAGGTTCGTCCCGCATAAGTTTTTCCTTATTCGCCTGGTAATATTCTTCACGCTCCTGCTGTTCCTGCTTCATCTTCTTTTCGATATATTCGTCAGTTACCTCATGAGATTTAATCGACCTTCTAATTGCATCAGTTACAGTCTTAATATAATTCTTTGCAGAGACTTCTACCTTAGAATCGATATCCGCAAATCTACCACCTGCGTCAATGTAACCGTCTCCGCGAAAAACCATAAACCTTTCTGCGTCCTGTACAAAACCACCATCAATATTCTTTTCGATTGTACCCATCATACAAATATCTGCCTTGTTAGCAAAAATACCATCATAATCGCTAGACAAGTTAGAAGTAAGCATCTGGTATTCATCGCCGTTCTTTTCTTTAATATCACGGATTTTTGTATGACCGATGAAAATCAAACCATATCCGCTATCTCCAAGTCTTGTAATAATTGCGTTGATTAGATCTTCTACTTTCTTACGTCCAGCCCCATATCCACCAAGGCACGCATTAAATTCCTTACGTTCGCCACTCTTACGATATTCGAGCCTAATAACCTCTCGCTGTGCCATGGCCACAAGCTCATCAACGGTATCAAAACCAATTAGTTTAAACTCGTTATCTTCTTTATTCTCGACCAGTTCATCAATAACTTCCGTTAAGGCTGACCATTCGGGGCAATCTACGTATACCAACCCATCTAGAGCGGAATATCCTCGTTCATTTCCGCAGCTAATTAGTAGAGATTTTCCCATATCTCCATAAAGTTCAAGAGCTAGATTTGCAAATAGGGTTGTCTTTCCCCACTTCTTTGGCGCCCTCCAATAATGACGATAATGTGCTAAATCAACGGACACTTCATTCTTCTTCCATAGTGCCATTTATATCATTTCCTTTCTGTCTTAAACTATCCAAATAATTATTAACTTCTTCTTCTGTTATATAGCCAAGTGTTATTGCACCTTTGATGATAGTTCCATCATTACTAGCTTGATCATAAACATACTTCCATTGTAGTTTCTCACCTGTAACTGGATACTTCCCAGCAGACTTATGCCCACGCCTTCCCTTGCAGCATTGCGCTATATCAGAACCTTTAATATGTAGTTCATTCTCTGCTTGAGTTGCTCCCCAGAATATCCTGTGCATTTCTATACAATATACTGGTATAAAATTTGTGCTATCAATCCCATATCTACGAACACCATACATTGGATTTCCGCTTCCAGTATTTCTTAAAATTTGTGCTTCTCTATAACCTGGCTTATCCCAGTTGCGTTTTGACAATTCACTTCTAATATCGTGGTTATTTGACTGTGCATTCCACTCTCTTAATCCACGAAGTCTAATCTCCTTAACATCTGGATCCTTCCATATTTCTTTTAATATTTCTCTACGTTTTGTATGATTGTTCTCGTCACTCCAATACCCTTCGCGGTGTTGCTCCATTTTTATAATAAAATCTGAATTTTGCCATAGCTGTTTAAGCCTGTCACTACTATTTTCTTTCGCTTCAGGGTGTTTTTTATGAAATTCAATCATTTTTTGACTGTGGTAAGCATCATATTCTGGATGTAGTATAGTATTGTTTCTACGTGCCTCACTCAACTTCTTTCGTGTCTTTTCAGAGACAGTTATCCCCGATGTAGTCCCACCACCATAAACCATATTATACCAATTATCAGACTCAACAACGTTTAAAAATACACTAAGTTCAAACTCTATCTGATTTAATTCTTCCACAGAATAACATATAAAAACAATATTTCTTATAAAATTTTCTTTTCCGTATTTTTTAACTGCCGCCTTAAATGCAATGCCACTACCGATGTAATCTTTCCATTTTCTATCAAATGTTTTTTGCCCCAAATATCGTTTACCATTTACAATATTAGTAGTTATGTAAATAAACCCATATGGTTCTCTTATCTCTACATATTTTTCATCATCTACTTGTTTTTCTTCTTGCTCCTCAATGATGACATCATCTGTTATTTCTAACATTAATCATCATCTCATTCATTTTGTATTATCAGGAGTGAGCTTACGCCCACTCCTTATTTACCTTACCATGGAGCTTCGTCATCTAGACTATCGTCGTCATCGCTGCCCCAGTCATCAGTATCATCACTAACCGCCACACTCGGCTTCTCACCAAAGTTTTCCTTGGCAGTCTTTGCAGCCTTAATCTTACGCAGTGCCTGCGCAATAGATTCCTCAGAATATGTCTCCGTATCAAAGGTGCTTCCGTCTACCTTATACACAACATACTCTCTAATTGTGGGCCCAACAACTCTTTCAAACGGAGAAGTTTCAGTAGAGCCCCAAGAATCTTCCTCTACAACCGTCTCGATATTATTTTTGATAACTACTCTGCCATATGTCTTAATTGCATTGCCCGGACGCATCTTCTTCTTAATTGCATTCGCAACCTTTGCGTGTTCTGCATCAATGATAAAAGACACAGGCTCAACGGTGTTGTACCCAATAGAATATCCACTTAGGACAAATCTTCCAGTTGCCTTCCCGTTCTCATCTTCTTCTTTGTCAATAGACGAGAAAACAATCACATTTTCAAATTCTGCCATCGTATTGCAATTTGGATCGTCAAGATCAATCGGCTCATTTGTATAAGAAATCTGATTCGGAACAATATCTACCTTTCTACGAGTCTGTCCGTTCTTATCAGTATAAGAAGAAAACTCAAGACTGCCTCTAATTAGAACACTATCTCCGTCGTGAATGTTTTCGTGTATCCACTCAACAGCATCATACTCTGTAAAACTCTTATTGATATTCTTTCCGTTTTCATCCTTGCCAGTGCTAATATTAACACCAATTAGACGATATCCCTCTCCCGGAGACTTGTGTCTGTTCTTCCACGCCACCTTTTGAGTGTCTCCCTTGGCCTTACCTTCGCCCTTCTTATAGTAAAATACTTCAGGACGAGGGAACCCGTTCAGCTTTACGTATACTGTTTCGTTTTCCGCAATTTTCACACCCATTTCAATTGCATTCCATGCGCCACCATTCTTGCCGGTGCCGTTTTTATAAAATCTATTACTCTTAGTACCAGTGATTACGCCGCGAAGCTGTACAGTACTTGTAGTCTGCTTAAGTTCGTGTAGTCTCTCTGCCATAATTACGTCTCTCCTTTTCGTCAATTCAAATACTTATTATTTTCGTTTAAAAAATATACATTCTTTTCATTATTATCATTCTCATCGCAACAGTCACAATGGCCTCCACACTCATTTTCAAGCATGATATCACTAAAACCATCACAAAAAATTTCATCCAAAGCGTTCAACAGTTCATCAACATCTTCACATTCGAAAACGGCCTCCATGATGTTGAATTTAATTCTTTCATAGTCCGAATTACTAGTCATGAAAAACTTATAACCCCAATAGCGATCACAACAGCAACCAACCGAAAGCACCTGTGAATTCATGTCCTTATACAGTTCAATGAAGTGCTTATAATCCGAATCTTCCACCGTATGAAATACAATCAGCTCCGAGTTGTTAGTTCCATCATACACCATAATTTTTATCTCCTTTTCATGTCATTCATTTTGTGTTGTCATTATTAGTTTCGTTCACATTCAGGCAGGATTCCATTTTTCTTCAATATATCATACAAAAACTTTCTACCATTCTGTGTCCAATATGTGCCCATTCTACTAACGTCGTCACTTACAGTGTATGTTCTTGATTTTGTATATCCTTTATTGGCGTATTTCTGATATAGCATCCACATATCGCCTTGTTTATATTGCACTTTAAGACCATGTAGAATTGAATTGAACTTCACCGCGCTCATTCCATAATCCTTAGCAATCTGAGTAACTGACACAGTTGATTTGCTTTGAAGAATCTTATCGTAATAACTTACCTTCGGCTGCATTTCCGTAATCAAAAGAGCTTGTGCTTCATTCTTTTGCTTAAGGAGTGCTTTTTCCTCACGCTCTTTCTTAAGCGCTTGAAGTGCATTGATTAACATATCTGGGTTTGCAAGGACTTCATCTACAGCGTACATGCCATGTTTACGAATTGAAGGGAGAACATCATGAGTTACCCATCGCTTAAATGTCTTAAGTTCATTTTGTCTCTTTTCAATATATTCATCGTCTACACCACGTGCTTTTTCTGGTTGCATAACAAACAATGCTGTGTATATTCCAGATTCGTTAATCACAGTCATATTTTGCATCCCACCAGGGGTGTTAATTTGCGACACACCCTTTTCGTCGTCAGCCAATCTAGAAGAAACGCGCCTATAATTCGTTTCACCGAATGCATTACACACATCCTTAAGCACGAACCATGGTTCTTCATCAATAATTACAGATCTTATCTGTCCAAATTTTTCACTTTCAAAAACTTGAATCTCATTCATGTTTGTCTTCCCTCATTCATTTCGTACTGTTAATAATACCTCGGATCAACATTTTCATTCATGAAAACGTACACATCATTTTCATTGTCACTCAAATTCAACCCTGTTACGATCCCGCAGTTAGGGCAATTTGCCTTTACATACATCTCCTCAAACGGAATATTACGTTGGACCGTATATATAATTCCACATGTTTGACATTGAATGTGGCAGCATTTTTTCTTTTTTAAATCTATACTCATTACTCATTTTTGGCCTCCTCTCTTTTTGTCTCAATACCATTCATTTTGTATTGCCTTCCTCTTCGTTAAGCATTATAACATAAAAAAAGAGACTTGTCAAGCCTCTTTCTCACTTTTTAAAAAATGTATTTAATATATAATTCCATTACATCACTTTTAAGATAGCATCCTTCATTATCAATGCCAACCTCACACAATTCATCAAATGTTATATACACTTTCTCTCCATCATCTTTAATAAAACCAATACGATCTTCATCTACAAATGGACAAATATCGCATTGGTTTGATTTTTGATTCCCATAAAAACTATGTCTAATTTGTACATTTGCCTTTTTAATGTCTAAAATGCTAAATTGGTCTATAAAATCTTTTATAATATATTTCGGCAACATACCCTACCCCCTGAAGCTATCAATTAAATATAATCTTGAAAATGATGATATACATTATCTACACGATATTTTGATTGAAAACCATATTTGTCCATCAAGCACTCTCCATCTTCAGACTTTAAAAAACTTCTTAAATCGAGCCCTGTTTCTTGTATCCCTTGACATAGATAATAATACATCCCACTAGTTTGAATGTTTTTCATTGTCAGCCCCGGCATACCAACATGATCTCTACAGTTTCTGACTTTTCTATAAACCCATCTAAAATACTTATCATTTGAATCTTGAGCGTGTGCATTCTCAAGCTCTTTGTATAAACTACCATGTCCGTTGAGCTTAACGACCGTTAAATCTTTGCCATAACATACATATTCAATCTCGTCGAATGCTTTTAACAGCAAATTGCATAGTCTGTTAGTTAGTTGCACTTGCCTACCATCTGGAAAATATAATATTTTACACTCAACGTCAATCATATTTCTATTAAGACTCACTAAATCAAGCATGCTCTGTCCAGAAATGCCCTCCCATAAACATTCTATAATGGCTCTATCCGTCCAATTATATACTTGATTCTCAATACTGGTTACTTCATCTCTACTTAAAAATATCATATTGTCTGGAGATATGCACGGTTTTAGCATTTCAATTGTTAAACTATCATATGCATTAGTTACATTATCTTTATAATAATATTTCCTCCATGCACAATATGATTTTATAATTGTATTGTAGTTCAATAATACATAAACTGATTTGGCATTAAACTCCCTGTACATTTCCAGCGCTTCGGTCTCATCAAACTGGCTACAATCTTTTTCGTTTTTGTTCTCAAATAATTCTGTTTTTTTAAATAGACTATTTAACGACGTGCGTGCAACAAATCGACTTCGTAAATAGTCTTCTACAAACCCTTCTTTCATTTCAGATTGATACATTTGTATTGCCACCCTTCGTGGATTATTATATATTATGAATATTCATATTATCAACTGGAAATACGTGGTTTTTTAAATCATTCCATCCAGAATATTTGCAGCGTGCTTTTGCTTTTCCTTAGACAGCTCTGCATATCTTTGCGTGGTCGAAACTTGTTTATGATTTAGCTGCTTTGCACACAAGTAAATGTCTCCAGTTGCTTCGTACAAATTTGTTGCACACGAATGTCTCATAACATGCGGAGTTACATGTTTATCAGTTACACCCTTAGAATACTGTTTAAGTATCACCGCAACCATATCATCACTAATGCGTTGATTAAAACTTGAAACAAATAGCGCACTAGAACCACATTTTGGAAAATATTTTTCTCTATCTTTAATCCAAGCGATAAGTTGCGTTTTTAAATTATCTCCAAAAATCACATAATTATCATAATCTCCCTTTTCAGTAATTCTAATTTGATTGTGCTTAAAATCAATATCGTCAATATCAATTCCAATAAGAGCAGACGCTCTGAGTCCGGTGCTAAATCCAAGTTTCATAATACAAAGGTCTCTGTTCTTAAACTTTTCAGGTGCGGTCTTTTCTACATTAGATAGCACTTTCGCAATTTCTTCTGGGTTCAAGTATGTAACTTTTGGATTGTCTTTCATTTTTGGACGTTGTGTATTTGCAACAGGATTATCTTGAATATAATCTGGGACCAAAAACTGAAAAAAAGTATTAAGTGAAGACCACCGAACGCTTCTAATGCTATCAGATGCTCGCTCTTCTTTTCCGTTAACTCTTTTTGTGCGCAATGATGTCATATATTTATTTATGTCAATAGGTTTTACATATTCGTAAAATTTTTCTTTATTAGTGGAATTAAATCGCTTTGCATTTTCAAGTTGCAAAAAGTTAATAAATGAAAGTACACAATTAATATAAGAATATGCCGTATCATATGTTCTTCCAGAACCAATAAGACTATAATAAAATTCTTCAACAACACTGGGCGCATCTTGCAATCTATTTTTAATTCTTCTTTCTAGGTTAATTTCCTTTTCATGTCTACCACTCAACGTAAGTACCCTCCTTTTTGATTTTATTCTTTCTCCAATTAAAGAATACAATTGATTCGAAAATCCATAATCCAATCGCATCTTTGAAAATAACGCTTATTGCCATAAGAAAAATATACCACATCCAACCCAAAAATAGTCCGTCTATTTGAGTGTCTTTTCTTTTCTTTATGATAGGCGAACGAACAGTATTATCAAATTTATTTGTTATAGATACCAAATTGTTGTAAAAATATTTTTCATACGCAAATACTTTACAATCATTTCCGCTCCAATTTTTAATTTTATAAATATAATTTTTAGTATCCATATCATAACAAATAAATGTTGCATCAGTCTGTTTATTGCCATCCTTTACAACAAAAACCGTACCAGTATAATATTTCTTTCCATTATACTCAAAATAATTTCTAGCATTCATTAAATTTCATCCAAACATGAAATCGCTTCTTCAAGAGCATCAATTGCGGACTCTAGACTTCCCTGTGCATCCTCTGATTCTTGACCTCGATAAGACCCTTGAAGGTTTTCAGGCATATTGTCAAACGCCACCTGTTCTTCACTTAGAACGCTATGCACCAAATTCTCAATATCCTTAATAATTTTCTGGATTTCTTTTCTTCTTGCTTTATTCATTATCACATACCTCCGTTCAACGACATGATATAATTATTGAGCATTTTCTTTTTAAGTTTCTTATTTTGTTTGACTCTTTCTCTCTGCCGCCAGTATTGATGCGTTTCATTTTTAACAAGATGACGGCACTCCTTCTGGAGACACTCCTTTACTTTCATCTGCCGCACGGTCATTGACGCGTGATGATGCTTGCAGTACGCACAGCAGTTATTAGATTCACAGTTGAACAAACATTCCATAGTATACCTCTTTTCATTAACGATTTACTATTGAATTACGTATATTGTAACTCATTCATTTCGTATTGTCAAGACTGACAATTTTAAATATTTGGAATTTTATATAGACTTCATTCTCTTTTTAAATGCTCTCTTGTACGGTTCGAATGCCGTGGATTCATTGTAATTCATTTGCCTTAGAATCTCTTGGCGCTCTTCTTCTGTAAGAATACGGATTACTTTGATTGCATCAGAAATAGCCCAAGTGGATCGGTTTCCTTCGTTGAACAGATACCATCCGTTGGTTGGAAGCTTATCCGTGAAACATTTCTTATGTAATTTAGATACCTCATCTCTGTAATCTACAGTTGTATTATACAGAACTTCACACCAAACACGCTTTCCATTCTTAAACCTGCTTTTATATGGCCCAAGATTGCTCCCGTCATAACCGCGAAGGTGTGGTGCATCCGGCACCGTCATGGAACAGTGCCAACCTGGACGGCTAGCATATCCTTTGGTGGGATTATTTTCTGCAGGAATCCATTCGTTCATGGGAGTTTCTTTTCCTTTAGAAATGAAGAGAGGGAAGAGCTTCCCGTCTTCCCTCATTTCAAAAAGTTTATATCCAATTTTATAATTTTTAGGTGCTTTCATAATTACTCCTCCGTATCAAATAGCATTTCAATTTTATTATTTTCTTCATCGATATTAAAATGTTGAAAATAAGTTTCAAACCATTCTTGACTATTTCCATCAGTAAAATATATTTCGGCATTCGGGTATTCATGTTGAAGTTCCTGTAATTTACAAATAAGATTTTCAATTTTCATATTTATTCTCCCTTCAAAAGTTCAGCAACAAGTTTGATAATAAGTTCGTTTGCCTGTTCTATGTTGTCGCAATAGATTCCAATATCCTTACCAGTTTCATCATCTGATACTTTAATATAACGACCATCTTTGCTCGTGGCTTCAATATGTTTCATTTTTGTTTCTCCTTTAACTGCAATCTCAACTTTGCATTTTCAACTTGAAGTTCATAATTTTCTCTTGTGAGTCTATTAATTATGCTTTCATTTCTTGCAGCCCGCATTTGTCGCTCGCTCTCCAACTCCTTATTACTATATATATCCCAATTCTCTTGTGTCCAATAATGCATTATGTCAAAAACACCATCATCAAGAATGCCTTTACTGATAATTTCATTGCTGTCTACTTCTACAATGACATATGCATTTCCCTCAAAATATTTGAGAATTAAAGATAGGTCATAATCATTATTAAACTTTGTACGTTCAATACGTGTACCATATAAAGGATCATCAGATAAGTTTTGTATATCTGTTATTAGCATATCATATGCACCACGTTTCTTTGGCTTCCATTCACTTTTAACAACCATTAACCAATCTTTATCAAAGCCTAATTTTTCTAATTTTCTTATTGTGCATATATTCATTTAAAATTCCTCCTCAATCCATTCTTCTGGCGGCAAAAGTTCTTCGCCAAATAAGTTATACCACTGTCCACACTCTGAACATTGACAAGCGCCATGATATTGATTATACAGATACACTTCGTTGCCACAATGACAGGTTCCGTGGGCATCATCTCTTACATTATGAGTATATTTTACAACTTCATTAAATCGTTCAAATTCATTTGGGTGTTCAAGGCACCAGCGCAAATTTTTATAAGCTTCTGGATTCTCTTCTTCATTTTGTAGTAGATTTCCATTTGCATCACATGGGAAACCGAATCCGTTGTGACGACGATCATCAAACACAAGCTGATACTCTGTGATTTTACACCATTTTGACGGCACATAATTCTTAAGCATAATTATCATCTCCATCCATTTTGTATTGTCTTAGCCTATTATCTGCAATATTGCAATATTCTTCTGAGATATCAAATCCAATAAAATTACGATTATTTAACATTGCCATTTTGGGTGTCGTGCCACTTCCAACAAAAGGATCAAATACTATATCACCTGGATTACTCCATGTAATAATATGATCATTCGCTAATTGTTCAGGAAATGGAGCCGGGTGCCCTTGTGTCTCCTTGTTTTTGCCAATTGGTATACGCCAAATATTTGTTCTTCTTCCGACTTCTTTTCGAACAAAGTAGCTGTCCGATTTCTCATTATGTCCTTTGTTTATGCAAGTATCTTTTCTTTGTTTCCGACCTCCATTCACATTAGGCTTGTCTTCTATGAAATTCATAGCCTTTGGTTTGCCTTTGCTAAACACAAACATATATTCGAACACATTGTAATAACGATCTTGTGTTGGAAGCATTGCTGTTTTTTCCCCAAATCATAGTGTCATGAATGTTAAATCCACATTCTTTAAAAAATAGAGCCTGCTTAAATGACGTCCCTGTTTCGCTTCCTTTAATTGTCGCATCTCCAATTATCCAAACAACCACACCGCCAGGTTTTGTAATACGATACAACTCTTTTGCAGTATTCTCAAAATTCCATTCAAAACCATTGTATTTCCTTAAATTGTCATATGGAGGAGAAGTGACTGTAAGATCAATGCAATCATTTTCCATTTTAGACATTAACTGTACACAATCACCACATTTAATATAATTAATATTCATATATATCACTTCTTTCATTTCAATTTTTCTCTTACATAAAAATCAGTATTATTATGATAACAACGCTGACATCCAAGACAGTCTCTAGAGCCACAATTAATCACAATTCCATTGTTCTTAATATAGTCCTTGTCGTAAACGGTAAACACATGATCTACCATCCAATATTTTTCCTTATCAAGTTCCATTTGCACATTTAGCATTGGGCTACTTACCACAATACTCAAATTATCAGGCTTCTTAACTTTGTTCTGATTAAACAGTTCGTTGAGCAGCCAAATGTTTTTAGTCCAAATACCAAACTTCGTATACGGGTTTCTTTCACAAATCCTTACATAATTTTCAAGATGCGTTACATTGTACAAATCTCCAAAACTTTCAAATCTGAAAACGTTTGCATTTGTTACAGGGATTTCTTTTCCTTCAAGAAGTCTAGTAGTCAAGATATTTGCATTGTCCTTCAAATGGTTCTGCAAACTTTTTCTCATTTTCATATATGTAGAGGCATAACAATGACTACATACACTTTCCCCGTTCTCTCTACGCTTAATGCAATAGGGGTTGTTTGCACACGAAGTACCAATGCTATTGATTCCCTTCATTTTACCTTCATGATTGGTCATCCAAAGAGCACCGTTCATTGCCATAAATCATTACCGCCTTCCCATATTATTCCGTATTCATTTTGTATTGTTATGCGGCAATTTTCTTATTAATAAGATTGTTGAACTGGTCAAAGAGCATATGCCCGTCCATTATCTTGCCCCAGCGGTTTTCATTATAGCTTGCGGTGTTTCTGCGAGGAGCAGAATGGGTAATAACATCACTCATAGCGTTTACAGCTTTCCATGCACTTTCATCAAATTTCTGAATGTCGGGCATACCATATGCAGTCCAGAACTGGTTCTTAAACTGTACAATGTTGTTCTTCTTACGTTCGCTTGCGTTGCCATCTACAGGGAACATTTCATCAAGAATCTCTTCAATCTGTTCCCTATAAAGCTTCGCGTTTGCAAGACGGTCAGCTTCGACATCGAGGTTGGCCATATAACTGTCTGCCATTCGCAAGCACAGCTTCGCTTCTTCGAGCTTAGACTGCATATCACCAATATGTTTGGTAGACCACTTACGCTTTGCAGTGTTCAAAGCAATATTGAGTGTGTTCTGACAAACGACGCGAATTCCTGTGATGCAAACCTGAACAGCGCCACTTCCGTCAAAACTGTTTGCAAAACACAAATACGGTTCTACATCATCATCAAGAACTTTCGTCGTGGGTAGCTTTGCAAGTAGCCACACTTTCTTTCCGTTATAGAGTGAACCTGCAGTTTCATATCGCACTTCTCCATTTTCGGTTTCGCCAATCAGCGAATCAGTGAACTCGAATGCTTCTGTATTTTGTACGATTTTATACCTTCCGGACACAATACCAAGAACCATATTATCCTTATCTCTTACATTTGCCTTATATCCAGGAATCAGCAATCCGTTTTCCTGATACACAGGCATAGATACCACATTCCAATCAAGTCCTGCGGCAACAAGTGCTTCTCTTGAGTTCGGTGCTTCCTGAATAATTTTGGTGTGTTCTTTCGTGAGTTCATAATGCCAGGGCTTTTCTCTTACACTAAACATCTGGTCGGTTTCCATAATCATGTGTGCCATAATAATATACCTCCATTCATTTTGTGTTGTAAACTTTAACCGTAATAGGTACCTACAATGTGACGAATATATTTCTTGTAATCAAAATCAATAGGCAAATACTCATGAAGAGACCATCTGAATTCATTTATGATGTCATCCATGTTGTGATATGCCGCTTTAAACAATGTGCTATATTGTTTAACAGGTACATAATAGATTATGTCGCCTTCGTATGTTTCACCAGAATCATAAATATCTCTTCCATCATTATCAATTGCCATTGACTCGCCAGTGAAATCACTAATATATTCTACAATTCCCGCTTCATACAAGTCATTATTGAAGCCACATTCGTCATTATCGTATTTCTTTTTAGTATAATCAGGACAATATTTCGAGCAGATAGTTTTCAGCATATCCCTTGTCATTATAAGACCGTAGTCATTAACCGTATAATCTCTCATGCTCATGTTTTATGCCTCCCTGAAGTAATCTTCAATTACGTTTTCCAGCGTACACCAATAAGAATCCCAGTAATAATCATTGTTGTCCAGTGTCCTCTGTGCCTTATATGCTATACTCTCCAAGTCTTCATTTGTTGCAGTGTAATCCTCCATTTCTTCGAGCTTACATTTAATATCTTCAATCAGATAGCCTTCGCGCAACTCGTCATATACATTTCGCTTTTCCCGATATGAAAGCTCATCTTCAATTTCGTACTCTTCAACGGCTACGCTATGACATTCATAATGCTCTTCAAAACCGAACGCCACCAAATAATATCCGTTTTCTGTATCCTCCTCAATACGAGTTTTGCCGCTGGCCTCATCTTCCTCGTCAGCGTATCTTGCCATGCCGTCTTCATATTCGCCGCACATGGATTCATACACTTCTTTTGCCTTTTGAAGTGCATTCTTTTTATCATAGAAGCAACCGCACTTCTTCAACTCAACTGAAAAGTCATAATCAAATTTATCCATTCTTTCTACTGTATATATTTTCATTCTTTTACCTCCAGCTCCCCGTACCACTCAAGGTCTCCGGGGCACGCAATACGAACTGCGCTAATGTCATATCCATCATAGTCCTTATAATCGAGCACAATATCTTCGTTGTCATATGCTTGTTCTACCTTACTAATTGCGTCGTCTTGATCATTTGCGTCTACAACTACTGTTCGAGAAAGCGTTTCTGTTACCTTCATTACAAATTTCATATTGCTACCTCCTTACCAATCGCTCACGTAATAAATCATTTGCGTTTCAAAATCGGTTGTTTCAAGTACCGTCGTAATAATGTCAATCGTTTTTTTGATATCATCTACATAATATTGATCGTAATTATAACTACCAAAGAAGAATCCTTCGCAACAAGGAAGCAATTCTTCGGCAACACTAGAATCTTTTACGTAAAGCCCATCTTCCATAATCGGAACCCATTTGCCGTTTTCTAGCGTTTCTCCGTTTTTAATCTTACCTTTTACGAGTTCACAACTGTCAATGACTCTCTGGCAAATATCAAGTAGTTCTTCAAGAATTTCTTTAGTTACTTCATTATGATAATTGCAATCATCAACTCCGTCCTGTACATTTTCAACAAACCAATTATGAATTTGATTTACTTTGCGCCAATAGCCAACTTCCTCAATAATTTTATATCCTCCAGAATATTTCTTTTCAGTGTCCCAATATGCATAGCAAAACTTGCAATGTTCTTTATAAAATTTCAGTACCTTGCCTTTCGGTACTTTGCTATAGCTAACGCCGCACCATTTTTCCATAGTTCCATTGTACGTTTTGTTTTCTTTTTGCCGTCTCCAATCCATATAGCTCTCGATTGCACCAATTTCACTTGGAGTAGTGTTTCCGTAACGAGGCATTCTTTCGAGATACATATCCAAACCCATTTTTCATTCTCCTTTCAATTAAACATTTCCAGAAAATTCATATTCAATCACTTCTGTATCATTTGAATGACGCTTAAGAATTTCAATCAACATATATTCAACAGCGTCAAGCAAATCACTATAAGTACTTCCATAAAGCCCTGTTTCACTTTCCTCATCTCGTTCATCATCTTCGGGACTGGGAACTTTAATTCCGTATTCGTTTAGTACATTTTCAAATTCTTCTACGATTAGCATTGCTTCGTCGTGAGTATAAATCTTATTTGTGTTTTTCATTACTTTGTCTCCTTTCTTAGTTCCAATCAGTCCAGTAGATTCCAGTGTCTTCCCACTTACCATCTCTTAATGCTTCATACCAACCACCATACACTCCTTCCTCTTTAGCAGCTCTCCAGTTGCCTCTGCCATAATCCCTATCCATTGTTGATTCAAAACATTCTTCACAACAATACCAATCTCCATTCTCTGCGGTAAACCCTCTGTCATAAGGCTTGCCACATTCTTCACAAAAACGGATTTCCATTTCCGTAAAGTTTTCAAATAGGAACTGCAAAACCTCACAAATATCTATTCTATATGCATCAACTTTACACCACATTACACCTTGAATTTCCATTATTATGTCTTTGCATATCAGTTCAAGTTTGAGTTTGTAACCTCCAATCTCCCCTGTAAATTGTTTATGTTGTTTTAAGTAATCAACTATTGTTTTCATCTATATCATACACTCCTTTACTTTCAATATATATTTCAAACCCGTCATTTGCATTATCATTACATCGAACAAATGTATTCGGATTTTCACGCAATATCACGCGATTATGAAGCATACATCCAATAATTGCTTTGTACGTTTTATAATTTTGCTTTCGTTTATGCCGTTTTAAATCATCTTGAATATTTTCCATAACCTCAAGAACATCCATCAATGCAGCCGTATAACCTTGGATGTACAACATATCAAACATCATTACTCCCCCCTCTTAACAACAACATAATTGCTAGGAATATGATTCGCAGATACATATTTGTTATCATTGCACATCATCCAGAATGGGCGTTTAAATTGATATGCTGCTGGATGTTTAAAAAGTTCTATTTCCATTCCGTTACGATGTGTATATTTAATTACACTTCCAATTGGTAAGTTTGCAAGTGTATTTGGATCTCGCTTTTTCTTCAAATTCTCATAACAATCTTTCCTCCATTTTTTTGCATATTCAGAATCAGTTGGGGTTAATAAATCCAAGATTGACTTTGGACAATTGTGTTCACAAGGTCCCATACTTTCTTCCATATCTTTATATGCAAAGTTGAAATAGTTTTTATTGTCAACACGGGTCAATGTAATGGCTGCAAACACTATAGTTCGTTCTGGTTCAGTTTCTGTTGCAAAGATAGTTTTCTTTACTGCAGCATAATGAGTACCACCAACCATAGCAGATTTTAGAAGTTCATATTTACCAACTATTTTATTTGTTTTGCTATGAATTGCATCACATCTAAACATCTTATCGCATTCTATTTTACGGTCTATGAAAAGCTTTCCGTTATTATATATTGTTTCAACATGATAACTTGTCCAGCCCATATTATAATCCCCTTCTGCCATTCATTTTGTATTGTCTATTCTTGGCTATTATATCATTACTCTTGTTTATTTGTCTTTCTAATTCTTCAATCCTTTCTTTTAATCTTTGGTAAATAATTGATGAACCAATCATTCCTATGATGGTTAGCAAAAATCCTATTCTCTTCATTGGTTCATAGTCGCCAGCGCAAGCATACATGAATACTCCTAATATTGCTATGTTTGTTAATGTGTCCATTTTTATCACTCTCCTTTAATTTCCGTCCAACCATTTCGCTTAATGATTCGTCGCATGTTTTCTACGCCAACAGGATTCATACTGTGAATTTTAATTGGATAGTTACGACCAGTTTGTTCGAGCCAGTTAAGAAGGTTAATATAATCTCCACCGTCGTTTACGTAGTCGCCCGCATCATGATCAATGTCAATAAGTTCAATAGGTTCAGAACTTTGTTCTACAATTTGAATAGCAAGTTTTGCTTGCTTAACAGATTGAGCCAACCAATATCCATCTGGAACAGGACGCACATCATCAACCCAAAGTTTCATTTACCTTGCCTTCCTTCATATATTCTCTGTCAATCCATGATTTAAATGGGGCGTACTCATTTACAACAAAGCCACAACCATACCATGTGCCATCAGATACAAGATAGTAGTTTCCAGCTTCGCAATCTCCAAAGTCTCTCTTACAATAGATTACCTCACTGCCGTCTATATAGAAATACTCTTTAAGTTCTAAATAACTATAATCTTTCTCTTTTTTGCTGCCGAATCTGTAACTATTGCATTTCCAGTTTTTGAACTGTGCCATTTGCTTTACTTCCTTTATTAGATTAATTCAAATCCCTTATGACAAAATCCAGTTACATCTGAAAGATAATCACTGATTTCATCTTCATCTTCCATGTCGGCAGGAATCTCAATTTCTGTTGGAAGCGACTCTCTATCTTCTTCGTATTCAATATCCCAATCAATATTAATTGCTTTCACCTTTCCTCGCCTTCTCAATAGCTTTGTTCCAATTTGTCTTTGCGTCTTTTTTAGTCTTTGACTGATAACCATCAAAACCACAATATTCACATCTATAAAAATGCATTTGGGTTTTGCAATCAAACCACAAGTGTCTTTTGTTGTGTCCACAAACACATGGCAAAAGTTTAATTGGTTCTGGTTTTTTGGTGATGTTATATCCAAGTTTTGCGGCTTCAAGTTTAAGCTCTTCAACTGTCATGGGTGCTATCTCCTTTACCATTGAATAATAAACCACATGAATATAAACCAAACTCTATATCTATCAAGCACTTGGTCGTATCCGCTTCTGTTGTGAAAGATTGGATTGTTGAACCATTTTTTCCATGGAGGTCCATTATATGCACTTTTCCACCCTTTAGCTGTTTTACCAGCAAAAGATATGCATAAACGATGTTTTCTACCACCTATGGTGTGTAATCCATACAACAAAGACATTATTATTCTCCTTTACAGCTCGTATGCGCTTAGGTTCCACGAGTTTCCATATTCTGCATAAAGCCCATACTTTTCAAACAGTTTTAGGAATTCATCTTCTAGTTTAACCCAGCCGCTTACATACGCATTAAGCACATGATTTAGCGCACCTTCATAACTCATGCTTACCGTTTCGGGGTTTGCATATTCGAAGTACTTAATTGGATTTTTATTCATATATTCGTAGAGATTTTCGTCAATTTCATTTCCGTTTTCATCGCCCCATTTTGACCATGATGCCCATGCCTTGCCATTAAAGTAAATGCAATTATCACCCCACAATTCTTTATTTTTGCACCATTTATATATATCTTTTGCCAAAGATTCATTTCTGTTTATCATTCTTATCACTCCTTTAATCAGTTGTCCTGAAGAAATACTCTGCTTCTTCGCCATACAGGTTCTCTTGTGCGTACAAATCGGCTTCTTCCCAAAGCTCGTTATACACTCTTGCAATTGATTCGTTGTTTTCGTAGTGCTGCCAGATTTTCCAGTTGAGCACCATAACAAGTTCAGTCAAATACTTGTAATTGCTTTTCCACTCATTGAAAGCTCGCTTGTAAGTATCTTTAATTGCTGCTACGCCAAACATATCGGCAATACTAAAGTCATCCAAAAATGTAGTTATTGTTTCATATCCATTAACATTCATATTTGTTCTCCTTTAAAACATCATGTTTTCAATTTCGTTATAGTAAGCAATTGCTTTTGGAAATTCGCTCGCGGCAAATTGTTTAGTTTTTTGCTTTCCGTTAGCTTTGTTAGTAAAACTAACAGTGATTTCAATATATTCAAGTTTATCATTAACGTTTAACCGCATAGTAAGTGAATAGAAATCATTATGATGTGACCTTAAGGGCATTTTCATTACACCTCCTCTGGAAACAATTTAATTACTTTTGTGAAACTGCCTTAATGATAAGCCAGATAACAAGAATTCCGATCCATACACCGCCAGTAATTAACGTCATAAAGAGATGAAATACTACGTCTGCTCCGCTGGTTCCATTGTTATTACTCATAAAGAATTCCTCCTTCAATTTCTCTTACTGCTTCTTCCATAGTGTCTGCACTACAATAGAATCTTCCATTGATGTAAATTTCGTAGTGGTCGTGTATATGAATGATGCTGTATTTATTCTCCATAGATATGCCCCACATTTTTATCATAGTCAAGCATACATTTGTAAACCCAATTTATGCGTTTCTCTTGCGCAAGTTCTTCGGAAAGTGTACAACACAATTCACTAATCTGTTCAAAAATCTTATCAAAGTCCCATTCTTTAGGAAATGTAAATTCAGGAACTCCATCAGGTCTGCGGCTTACAGTAATTTTCATTTCAGAAGATTTCATTGTGTTACCTCCCTTTCTTAGGCCACGGAAAAGTCCATGATTCATACTGTTTCATTGAGATTTCTCCATCACGACAAAGTCTATCAGTAAAGATGCCCCAATCTTCTTGAACCATAAGTCTGTCTTTCTTAATAGCTGTACGCAAATTATAAACATTTTCGTAGCACGCTGTTACAAAAAGCCGTTTCGCTTGGTCTTTGTTCATTGCGTTTCCTCCTAATTACCAGATTGTATAATATTCTGGAATCTTTTCAATTGTTGGTTCAATGCTGATAAGCTCAACACTATATTCAGTTCCCTTAAAATCTGCATTCCATTTATCAACGGTGTTTATTGCTCTGCTACTTGTTCGCGCAAAATATTCTCTATCAAAATCTTCGTAAGGAGTGCATACATGAACTTTGAATTTAACCATTTCCATTTTCCCTTCCACACAAAATTCTTGCGACTTCCTTTAGCACACTCACTCCTTCAGATACACTAAAACATGTAATTCTGTTAGCAATGAACAAATATGCAAGCCCGTTATGAGCATGATTGTATTCAAGAGTATGTGTTTTTTTGCTTATATGTGGTATAAATCCTGCTGCTACATCCCATACTTGCATTGCCGTATTGTTAAAATGCTTATCTCTCTTAAATTTCTCTTTGAGGCAATCAATGTCAAATGGAATATAGCGTGCGATATTCTCAAGTCCGAGCTTGTCTATTATACGGTGCATGTATTCTGTATGCGAGATTTCCCTTTTAGTTTCAATATCTCTATAAAAAGAATCAACACCTGCAAATTCTTTAAGTGTCATGTTTATATCTCCTTTCCGTTATAAAAAGTAAATAAAGTAGTCAGGCTCCAACCCAAGTTCACTTGCAAGAACTTCTTCAGGGTCAAGGCAACTTGTACCGGATATAGCATCCATGAGTTCGCTTTTGCATTCAAGATACATTTCCCTTGCTTCTTCGCGGCTTACGCCATCACGTTCCATTAGGATTCTAATAATTTCATTCATTAGTATAACCCTTCCTTTCTTACGTTGACACGAATAAGTTTTATTTCCATTGTGTCTGGGTTGTAGGTCAATCTCCATGTTTGAATAGGAGTGAAGAAGCATAGGAGACCATCATAAAGTTCTGCTGTCAATTTATTAGTTTCACTTGTAGTAACTCCGTTTTTATGGAAGAAAAACAAATTGTCAAGTTGTTCTTTTTCGTTTATAGCGTTATTCAGTTTTAACATATCATAGTAAATATCACCTGCATATCTTTCGGTTAACTTTGCAGCAAGGCGAACCATTTTATCCATGATATTGCTAATATTCTCGGTTTCGCTTACAATTCCGTTATCGTAACATGAATAATTCGTAATTTTAATTTCCATTTTTCTTCTCCTTTACACTAAATTCGCTATATCCATCCCTTCTGTTATCTCCAATTGGGTTCGTCCAATAATCGCTTACAACATATTCTGTAATATGCTTAAATGTGTTTGCGCTTATCCATTCGTACTTTCCATGAATAGAAATTTGGACTGATGTTTCATTCCAATTGTGAACACGGATTTCTGTTCCGATTGGATTTCCGTTAAACTCTCTTGTCAAATAATAATGTGAATCATAGGACGGCATTTTCCTTACCTCACTTTCTTATCACCAATGTATTCAATCAGCCCAAGCATTTCACTCCAGCAAATGAGACATGCCCATGCAAAAATAACGCTTTCCTTTATACGAGTTCTAATGCTCATGCGCCTAGGCTTGCTTTCTGCGTACTTTTCTGCAAGTAACCTATCGCGCTGTTTTTTAATCATTTTAACCGCATCTCTTTCCCTTTCAAGCTCTTCATTTGCCTTGTTGAGTTCAATAAGTTCCTGCTGACGAAGGTGCTGAATTTCCTTGTTAACAATGCCGTTCATAATAACTTCTATATTTCCGTTACCCTGAATCTTAATAAAAGTTGCTACACGCTGCATGATTATTCCTCCCTTAAAAATTCAATTGCTTCTTTCGCTTCATTAATCGGGATATTGTACTTATTGCGGAAACGGATAATTGCGTCAAGCTTATCTCCCTTAGTAAACACATCAATGTCAGAAAGACCAATAATCGAGCAACCTTCCCTCAACCGCTCAATCAGTTCAAAGGCAGCATCTACCTTGTGCTTGGGCACTAGTTCTCCGTTACTCAGTTCATAGTAAAGATTACTCATTGTACTACCTCCATTGTTTATTTGAGCAAAGCCCATAATTAAACGCTCTGCCTTATTAGCAAAGCGTCTTATATAGGTTTCGCTTCTAAACAAATCTTCTTTTTCTATAGCGTCTTGCCTGTGCGATGTATTTAAATTTCTGATGGGTTATATACTCCTTTCCTTTGTTAATACAAGTTTCTGCAAAGTCTATTGCGCTTTCACATGCGGTTGCCGCAATAAGGATTGCAAATATGCTCATTTGCTTTTATCTCCTTTCAGTTCAGCAAGTTCTTTTTCTGCTTCCATCATACGATGCACAGCGTTCTGATATTCGGCATCAATGCGCTCTGCAATGCGCTTACGGCGCTCAAGTTTTGCTTCGACCTTTGCAATAGTTGCATTGCGTTCTTCTTCTGCTTTGCGCTTCATTTCCTGCTCGTGCTGAAACGCATCCCAAAGAGCGGCTTTGCGCTCAAGCTCAGAAACTCTTTCTGCCGTATTACGATTGTTATCCATCATTTCATCAAGATGCTGGTTGATGTCGCGCAAGAAACAAAACCTTTTTCCATGAAAAGTTCTAAACTTGCCGGTGCATACATTAGAAATTTGGACTGCCCAAGCATTATAATACTCGGCGGCATCAGTAACGCTATTGAAGGTCATATTGTCGGTGATGCAAATGACGGGCTTGCAGTTACCACCAATATGTTCCCCTGTGCTCTTAATGGTGGCATTATTGCTGATGATGATGTTGTTATTCATGATGTCATTCTCCTATTCTGCCCGTAGGCATTGATGTTGTGCAGAACTTTAGAGCGCGTTAGCGCAGCCAACTCACCACGTCAAGGTAGTTCTGCTCGAATGGGTATGCCCACATTTATTAAATCAAAAAACCACGTATGGTTCGTTGTATAATATTTTGTGGGCATGAAAAATAGCAGGTTTATTCTACCTGCTAAAGCCTAAGAGCCTAAGCCGCTCTCACTCTTTGCTGCGTCACGCACGTTGTAACGCTAACGGCATACAAACTTAACCAGTGTATACTCTGGTAGTGGGTCACTTGGCAACCTTTTTATTTTCAAAGGCTGCAATAGTGAGATTGTGCGCTACCGCAATAGCGCAACGGTCACACTCAATGCGCAAACCACGAGTGCAACAACATTCGCAACTGTAGCGGAAACTTCGGTTAGCCTGTTCTTTGGATTCAGCGTCATTCTGATAGTTAACGCCAACCTGCTCGAACTTGGTCATGATTGTTACCTCCTATTTGGGCGTAGTATAGTTATAAGCCCATAATTAGACGCTCCAACATAGCCGAAGCGTCTTATATGGGTTTATTCAAAAAACGGAATGTCATAGTCATAAGACATATCGTCCATTTTACTCCGTATGCGGTCAAGCTCATTCTGAATACGACGCATCTCTTTCATGCTATCGTAAAAAGATTCGCAGGCGGCAACAGCATCGGACAAACCCTTTTCAACCTTCGGAGTAATGGTGTATTCGGGAAGAGTTACACCATAACTATCCACAAATCCGAATTTGCGGATACCTTCCTGCCATGCCTGCAAAGGAACGAGAATGTTCTTCTCATCCCACTGTCGACCAGAAACATGAACGGAAACAGGGTAAATTACACAACGACCAAGTCCGTCCCACCAAGTGAAACTGGGTTTACGATACATGGTTATTCCTCCTTCTCAATAGGTTTACTTGACAATACAAGTCTCACAGAAACACCCATCAATTTTGCGGATGCCGTAAAATGGGCTATCCCCCTCTAGGCGCTGAAAAAGAGCCTGTTTAGGGTACAGACTCTTTAGGAAACCCATGCGATGCATTCATTTTGTACTGTCTTACTTGTTGGCAGACTTCGCCTGCTTTGCCTGCTTCTTACCGCCGACAATCTGGGCTTCTTCTTTGTCGAGCTGGGCACTGGTCATGAGTTCACGCTGGGCAAGAAGGTCTGCCATTGCGTCCTCAATGCCCTTGCGAACAGATTCAGGCGCATGAGAAAGACGCTTACCGGTGCTGGACTTCATAGGGTCTTTGAAGTCGTTATAGAAATTGCCCGGAACTTTTGCAAGGTCGTCCCTTGCGTCTTCGAGAGTCTGAAGGTGAGCCTTCAAGTCGGATACTTTGAGCGCATTGTTAGCTACAAACATTCCGACAATGGCGTTATAGCTATCCTGCACGTCGGCAGAATAGTATTCGGTCTGGAATTGGACGCAGTCCTTTGCATTCGGGAACAGTTCGCCTTCGTCGTTGGTCATATCCACATTGGACACTTCACAAGCCCATTCCATAGCATTTTTGAATACACGAATAGCCTTTTCAGCGTCTTTGTACGCCTTAGACTTGAAAGTCTTATAGGGCACAACGGCAGGGATGAAGCGCAGGGAATATGCGTCAAGGGACAGAATGCGGGTTTCGGTCTCCACAAAGGTAAACAGCTTGTGCAGGGCAGAACGGAATGCAGGGAAGTTGTCATGGTTATTGCTAGACATGAGGGCATAGGCAGAGTCGGCAATCTCATCACAGATAGAGATATAGCTCTTGCGCTCATAGCTAGTGAGCATATCAAGGTCAAGGGTGGACTTGGTGAGACGGTTCTCAATCATCTCAGCGCCAATGGTGTTGAAAGTAGTTTTATTCATGGTTATTCCTCCTATGCGGTTTTACCGCAAATTATTATTATAGTCCTATGGACTATTTACAGCATACTGTTTTTGTGTAATATGCTGTAAATAATCCATAGTCGCATAAAGAATACTATATAAGGACGAGCAGAAGTTACTCGATTGCCATTCGCATAGTCCTAAATCAGCGGATACTTTTAGACGGTTTTACGTCGCTCTTCAACCTATACATGGTACAGCCATCTTCCCCATGAGTATGCCATGAGCGCAGTCATTTTAAGGTTGTGGCTTAACTCTTTAACATTGATATTATAGTATTCTTCTATGGATTATTTGGACGTTGCTTTAATCCTTCCTGTGCGTCCGCGAAACGCACGTTATCACTGTATAAGGTAACGACTTGCTAACATGATTTAACATGAATAACAGTATCGCATTAGGGACTTTTCATTGCGGATTTGCCCCGTAACCCTGCGTATTCGCCTAAGTGCAAACACTGTACAGGTATAACATAGTCCTATATCGCACGTCGGTAAGGGAAACCCTAGCTAAAGCCGGTTTTATCCGGTTGCGGACTGTTTATAAGCAAGTCCCTTTTACGTACCATAGCCCTGCTAGCATATGTAATTCTTCGGGTTCTCATTTATCCTGCCTGCATGGTTTGCAAGTGGGTAAATTTACGCCTATCTATCCATACGCCTATGACCTTAGGCACAAAGCTGTCACTTTTGTCGGAATGTTACCTCCGTGTAAAGTTTTCAAGGAACGATTGTTTCCGCGTCCTAGGACTTGCAAGGCTTGCGCCACTTTTTCGGCTTGCGCCACTTTTTCGGCTTGCGCCGCTGTTGTCGCTTGTCCTTTGGACAGTTATTATTATATCAATAATTCGGATAAATTCAAATTTATTTTAATTGCATATTTTATACATTTTTTTGCATAAAACAGGCGTTAGGGTGCATAAAACTATTGATTTTATGATTTTTTATACATTTTTATGTAGGTGGTTCTTTTACATACTAACTGAAAAATGCGTACTATAAATTTATATCAAACTTGGATTTTCAACGTAAAAACAATTCAGCACTCAAATTCCTTCAAAAACCCTCAAAATGCTCGTTTTTGTTATCGTAAAGTAACAACGAACAATTATTATTTTTATAAAATTTTATTCATAAAAATTAACATTTTCACAAACAAACATAAAAATTGAAAAATACAAGCACCTGCAAAAACATCAACAGCACATTGATATTTTCAACAATATAAAATTACAGCCTGAAAAAATAATCACGAAAAAATCTTGAATTCGTTTTCATAAAAATGTAAATATTCATAAAACCACTAGTAAAATGCTGTCACTTATCTACCAGCACCACCTTTCAACCTGTCTACAGCATGAATTTTCTATTGTATTATTTTCAGAGAAATTAACGGATTTTGCACCAAACAGGTAAAATCCTATAGAGCGCCGTTAACTCAAGCCTATATTTTGTGCTATGGACACAAATACAAAATTTACTGTAATAATCTACGTTTTTGAAGAAATTAGCCGCTTTAACTCCTGATAGGTAAAATCCCCAAGGCAAGCCACAAAAAACGATTTTACATTCAAAAACATTACACTCAAGTCTATATTGACAAGCGCCAAATCCTGTGATATAATTACAGCGCCTATGGTAGTACAAAATGAAAAGGAGAAATTAACCTGGTAAAGAGTCCGTATAAGAATTCTAGATTTGATGACGCTATGCTTGTACAAACAAAATGGATCTGACGTAATAATTATGAGTATTGTGCATGAACATCGGTATTCCTGCGCTATATCAAATGCAGGTCATGCGCTTACACAAAAATCAATTAATAAACTTTGTATATCCAAGAAAAATCAGTATATTAATGGTGAACGTCACAGAGTACAATCAAGATATTTAAATCAAATATACTTTTTAACTATGAAGAAGGTGTAGATGAATGAAAGACTATAAGCATTCTCCATTTGACGAAGAGATACTTGACGCAATGATAAAATATAATATTGATAAACCTACAAAAGAGCAATTTACTTTAGTTGATGCGCGTATTATTAGCCTTGTTCATTCATACGAATATTCAGGCCAAACATTTTTTGCATCAAATAAATATCTTGCTGAAAAATGCTTTACTACACAGGCAACTATACAAAAGTCTATAAACAAGCTTTTAGCTCATGGTTTTATCAATAAAAAAGTATTTTGTATTGAGGGTAGGAAACAAAGAATATTGACTTATAATGAACAAGCCGTAGAGGAATTTAAGTTGGCTGCGCCGCACGCACCATAATATACTCAGTATACATACCAAAATATACTGGTTATACTAACCAAAGTATACTCAGTATACTATATTACATTAGTATTATTACAATAGATATTACATTAGGTTATCGTATAAATACTACGTATTTATCCTCTTACTCGTTATATACTACGTATATAACTCGTATTGTTTATATATTTTATATTTATTTATTTATTTATTTAAATAATATATATAAACTATATAGTGTATTATATATAAACTACATAGTATATATTAAATAATAATATAAAGGGGTTGTAGGGGGAATTGAATTACCCTCTTGACATTTCCAAAATTTGGTGCTATACTAGATACAGGTAATACAAAATGAATGGAGGCCATTTAAATGAATTGGGTTTACTGTATTATGATTCTTGTTTTGATCTTTATGGCATTGTATGACATAAACAATCACAACCGCATTCTATGACAGGGGGTACTTTCAACCATATGGAAAACGAGATTTTATTTCGGGGTAAGTGCATTGATAGCGGCGAATGGGTTTATGGGTATTATGTAAAACATGATGCGGTAAAAGTTTGTTTCTCATCAGATGACCCTAAAACTAGGCACTATATTGTCCGTGATGGTTTTTGTGATTGGGGATTCGAGCCACTTCTTGAATATGTTGAGGTTGACCCAGAAACAGTTTGTCGTAGCACTGGTGTCAAAGACAAAAATGGTAAACTTCTTTTTGAACATGATATTGTAAAGATGCGCAGTTATGGCGGTGGTTATCATGAAGCAGTGATCTACTTTGCTGGTGGTAAATTTGCAGTTAACGGTAGTAATTATTATTACAAAGACATTAAGTCTAGCAGCGTTGAATTTGTTAGGAGCAAATTTGACAGTACAAAATGAATTGTAGGAGTGATGTTAATGGCAGACTTTAAGGAAACAAGCTTTGATTTTTTGGATGTTGATGATTATGCCGTTTTTTGTACGTGCGAACGAAAATGGGTAAATAAGATTCTAAAACTAAAAGAATCTAATCCAGATGATGTTGAAATCACTACGTATCCAGAAAATAATGATGGATATATTGTGGCACACGTACCTAAGAATTGGTTTAAGCTTAGTCCTCCTCGCACAAGGGAAATGACTGATGAACAGCGCGAAGCTGCGGCTAAGAGACTTGCGGATGCAAGAGAGAAGCGTAAGCGTTAAAAATATAGATTAATAATCTAGAAAATTACACCAATTTCGCGTTTTTCTATGTGAGATGATAAATTGTAAGGGTAGAATCAAATTGGCGGTTTTTGCGCAAAAACATACACTGTAACAGTAAGGAGTTTTTACATGAAAATATTCATGATTACTGCAGATTATCGGAGCTCACCAATTACTACTCCGTATGCGGTGCGAGCAAATAGTAAAAAAGAAGCAAGAGAATATTTTAAGAACAAATTCCCATGGCTTAAGATATTTTATGTTGAAGAGTATATTGGAGACCCTGATGATATTAAATGGTTTTGGTGATGGATGTATATGAAGAAAACACATGCGTATTTCGTTTCTTGGACATACAATGAACTTGGAATTTATTTCGGTAATAGCCTTATTTATAGTGAGTTAAGAGGCGAAGATCTTCTTAAATTTATTATTTCGAAGGTTACAAGCGAGGTTCCAAAGGCTATTATTCTAAGCATTAACAAATTAGATTAGAGGTGGTTGTATGAGATGGGTTATTAACTACATTCGTTCATGCTTTTGTAAACATGAATGGGAATACCTTGGAAAAGCGAACTATTTTCGCAAAAATGAAGACAGACCGTGCAAATCTATTGACCGTTGGCGTTGCACAAAATGCGGATATATTACTAAGTCTAGAGTTTAACTGATGGAGGAAGTTTTTATGAATAATATTTTTACTAATTACATCGCAATGGACTGTTTTTGTTATGACATTATTGAGGCGTGGATTGAGTTTAGAAAGTCCAGAAACATGCCATATGACGAGGATAGTTATTTATACTGGCTAGAGAACGAATTTATGTGTGCTATGGAATGCGCATTTCAGGATTGTTCGGAGGATGAAGAGGATGACGCTTAAAGAAATTAATGATGAAATTAGCAGGCTTAAAAATATTGTGCGAGAACTTAAAAATAAAGAGCGAGAAGTAAATAAAGAATTAGCACGTAAATTTGTTGGAAAGTGCTATAAGTCTGACTTAGGTAGCATTGTAAAAATTATTGGTACACCAAGAACTCTTTTGATGCTTAGTGGAGAGCGTTATGAAGAAAACCTGTTTCCTGCAGTATTTTTGCATGATCCAAAATTTCCATGTGAAAGATATTGCCAGGATGATATAGATGAATTTGCACCATGTTCTTGTGGCACTGTGTATTTTAATATCAAAGATGGTAAACCTGTGTTTTTTGATGAAGAAATTACACAAGAAGAATTTAATGTGGAGCTTGATAAATGCATTATAAAGTTCAAGGAGATGTTAAATACATGAAACATAAATATCTACGTGAAATTTTTCCAAATGGCAGGTTCCCATTTCCATATGGTGAAAAGGATTATCCAGATTTCGATAGTCGTGACACGTTTAATATGGATACAACACTAATTATGTGGCTCTACGAACGGCTTAGATATTTTGAAGACAATGTAAGTAAAATTATCGTGATGGACGATCCCAAATGGCATACGTTTGATGTGGATGGCCGTCGCATGACTCAAATGCAGTGCATTAAAAGAATGATTAGAGATTGTAGAATTATTTTAACAAGTGATGATTTTTATGATTGTGAAAAGAGAGATGTGGCTAAGGATGATCTTTTTAAGGTTTTGAGTAAAGTTTTTTGGGCAATGTGGTGGTGACGAGGATGAGTATTGTTTTGATCTTAAATGTTTTTGGTGAGCGAACTTGTGGAAATTGTCCTTTTAATGATGGGCAGTGTTATACTTCACTTCCACCAAAGTTTAAATGCACTTTTGATAATAACTTTTATGATGGAATGCATGTGTGCCATCACGAACTTAAACCAGTAATTCATGCGGAATGGCTTGAAGGTTGCGGTATAGTTGAATTTGTCGGAGATGATTCGTTTTTACGACCGACATATATTTGTTCTAATTGTTTTGACGAAGAAGCTCGTGCGAGTGATTATTGTCCAAAGTGCGGTGCCAAGATGGATGGTGAAAGCAATGAAGAAGTTAAGTGATGATGAGATCTTCGCAACATATAATGCATTCCAAAATTACACAAGAGATATGTATGATGGCAATGCGCCAGCAGGTAAAGGGCATGAGATGATTGATGGTGGCTTTGCCGATAGATGGGATTTTAAGTATGGAAACGCGGAAACATATAAGGGCAAAATACTCCATGCGTCTTTTAATATTTCTTCGAAGGTTCATATTTTTATACACTATGATAGTTTGTGGGTTACAGATTTTCGCTATAAATGCAAAACTGATTTTTGGGAACATTGTGTTAATCATTGTGGGATGCCTGGACCGCCATGCGTTAGTGAAACATCTAGACATAAATTAGAACCAGAAAAGCTTAAGAAATATTTAAATTCGAAGTTTGATAATTGTAAAATATGGGATATGGTACAGCAAAGAGCTAAAGAGTTATGCGGATTTACGTGTGAAGAAAAAATAGGTAGTACAAAATGAATTGGCGGTGATGTGTATTGAAACCATTAAGACCACAAAAGTATATATACAAGTTGAATAGCACTTATTTGGACATGAATAATTACAATGTTAATATTTCATTAAGTGATATAGCTTGTAATTCTGAAATAGTGATCAGCGTTGGTCATAGTCAGTTAATTAAATGGATTGAAGATATGACAGGCACCGGTGATAACTATTTAAAAGCGGAACAGGTGCGAAAGGAAATAAAGTATTTAAAAACTCTTGATGATACCAGAGAAAATAAGAAAAGTATTAAAAGTAAATATGATGAGTTGTATAGCCTACAATTTGAGCCAAATTTAGTGTCCATTCAGTTTGACAAAAAGTCTCATTTTGATAATTGTTGCAAAAGTTTAATCATTAATGGGGAGCTATTTCATAGATTATATGGCACTCCAGGCGGGTTAAAAATGAGTACGGTGCTATTCATTAATTCAAAGTTGTATCCGTCTGTATATAAGATGATTAATAATGGCAGGAATGAAAAAATAGAGTATACTCCTGCCAAACTTGAAGCATATTTTGCGCTTACATCATCAACATCTAATGCAGTTTCTTGGCCTAAAATGATTGTTGTTAGGGGGACAAATACTTCATTCGATGCAGATGTTATTGAGGTTAGTGACGGGATTAACTCTAATGATCCAATTGTGCGCGAAGTCAAAGGTAAGAGCATTGAAATTGAAATAAATGATGGTTGCGGAATTATGACTCCAGAATATAGCCAAAAAATCACAAAAGAAGCTATTGGACTTGACGAAATTTCTTCTGGGGTGTGCGCACGTTGTGCATTTTTAAAAGGAATGTTATTCACGTTTGATTTTAAGGAATTTGCAAAAACTATTGCTAATAAAACTACAGTGATTGACGCATGGGGGCAAGAGCGTAACGTAATGGATGCAGACGTAATTATTACCACAAGTCAGCTAAAATTATGGGATGCATATGATAGTTATGAGTCGTATTATGAAAATTGTATTAAACATGGGTATGATTTTAGGCTTACAAAGGTGTCCGAAGAGCTTGATGAGAGTAGAAATTTGAATTATCAGTTTACTCAAAGTTATTATTTGAGTGACGAGGATATTGATGAGTTAATCTCACCCACCGTTGAAGAAATTCAAGATATTATTGCGCTTGATCCAAGAAAATCAATTGTTTATCTTGCTGGGACGGGGTTGAATGATAAAAATGTTATGAAATCTGATGTAATTGCGCGTGCTTTAATGATAAATAGAGAGTTAATTAATGATCCATATGTTCGTTCAAGAATTGAGCGTATGATTCGTAAGAAAATTCGGCTTGCCAAGATTTCAACAATTGACGTTTCTGGTAATTTTGCTCTTATTTCTGGTGATCCATATGCAATGTGTGAAGATATTTTTGGATTAAAAGTTCAAGGTTTGTTGGGCGCTGGTGAGATTTATCATAAATTTTGGAGAGACAAACATGTTTCAGAAGTTGTGTGCATGAGATCCCCAATGTGTGCTCATTTCAACATAGTGAAGCAAAAAATTAAATATTCTGCTAGTGCGGATTACTGGTTTAGGTATATAAAAGATTGTATCATTCTTAATTCATGGGATACTTTACGCATAGCTGAATCTGGCTGCGATGAAGATGGAGACATAATTTTTACTACGAACAGTAAAATTCTTGTTGAAAAGCACAGGTTGCTGCCAGCACTTGACTGTCAGCAGAGAAAAGCTCCAAAGATACTTCCTACAGAAGAAAATATTGCAGCAAGTAATAAACGAGGATTTAAGAACAAGGTCGGATCTATCACTAACATTGGTACTAGTATGTTAAACTTACAGTCAAAATTTGAAATTGGTAGTAAAGAATGGGACGAATTGGAGTATAGAACTATCTGTATTCAACATTTTCAGCAGCTAAGTATTGATTCTGTAAAAGGAATTAAGATGACTCCAATGAATACGCAATGGAATAATTTATCTCAATGTCTGCCAAATGCTCAAGATAGTGATGAAATTACGCTTGAAAAGGAGTTTAATAAGAGAATTTGTGCTTATAGAAAGCCATTTTTCTTTATTTATAGATATAACACCACAAAAACACAGTACGACAGCTATGTGAAAAGGGTTGACTCAAAGCTTAAGCAAAAATATCATATTTCGTTAGATGAACTGCTTACAAGTGAGAATTTGACGGACGAGCTATTAAAAGAACGTGAGATTTTTTATAATAGATGCCCAGTTGATATGTCCCCAGGTACTGTAAATCGTATTGCATGGGCTGTTGACAAGAAATTTAATGATTTTAATTGTTTACCGCAAGTAAAATTTGATAAGGAACTTATAAAATCTGGCGTTGAGTATAGTGGCGTTGATTTTTATAAGGTGAGAGATGTTTACGATGAATATAAAGCAAGTATTGTTAATCTTGTTAAAAAGACAAAAACTGACGAGGTAACTGAGGAAGAGGATGGTGCAGCAGATAAATCAATTATTGATTTGATTTTTAAGGGTAGATTTTACGAGGTATGCTCTAACGAGAAAGTGCTTTGTGATATATTAATTGACTTGTTATATGATAAGCCGAATGCTAAAGGTGTCGTTTGGGATATGTGCGGAGATGTAATTGTAGATAATTTATTGTACAAAGCAAATTACATAATAGAGTATCCAGAGGCAGTTATTGAAGATGATGATGAGTTTAGTTGCTGTCGTAAGAAATTTAAAATGAAAAATATTTATGTTGGGGGAGAAAGCCATGGAGAAGTTTAATTATTATTTTAACACAAGAAGAAGAATCGATGTGGTATTAGATGCCCCAGTTAACAAGGCAACTATTCCATCTATTCTATTTAATTTAATTTGGGACGCATATTATAACATCTCAACAGACGAACAAGTGATTATTGCCTATGTTGAGGATTGGATGAATAAAAGGACAAATATGTTTCACCTATCCGCGTATGCAAAGACTATAAAGAGTTATATTAAGAAAATGAAAGATATGCCCTGGAGAAATATTGTAGACACTATAAAAATCAGAAAAAGTGAATTGGAATATATCGTGTCCTTCAACGATATTAAGAAAGAAAAATTATTATTTTGTTATTTAGCAATTGCTAAGTTCATGGATATGTCTCGTAGGGAACCGACACATTGGGAGAATGAAAGTGATATTACCGTGTTTAAGATGGCACATGTTACTATTCCATCAAAAGAAAGAGATTATTTTATTAATGAGTTAATTAATGGAGAACCAGCGGCACTTATTCACTTGAATTACAAGAATGACGATACGAGTAAACGCATTGATTATATTTCTAATGATGAAAATGACCCTGTAGTGCTAGAACTTGATGAATCAAGTTATTATGAGCTTGCATTTACTTATTTAAATTGGAAAAATGGTGGAGGATACAAGAAATGTAAGAACTGCGGTAAATTATTTAAAGTTAGAGGTAATGTTATTGGCAAAAACATTAATATGAATGAGCAAAATAATAATTCGTTATATTGTAGAACGTGTGTTCCAAAATATGAGCCGAAGTATAAAGATAAAGACGAATATACGTTAGACTATGAGCCAAAGAAGATTATATGTGTTGATTGTGGTGAGGTGGTTTATATTAACGATTATAAAAATAATACAACATATAGATGTGAGTATTGTCAACATGAGGCTAATAAATTGAGTAAAAGAGAATGGAAGAGAAAACATGATGGAAATAGGTGATAATTATTGTGTTTATATTCATAGAAATATAATTAATAATAAGGCATATATTGGAATTACGGCCTATGGAGATGATCCAAATAGAAGGTGGCAAAATGGCAAGGGATATATTCAACAGAGACTATTTTGGAGTGCTATTCAAAAATATGGATGGGATAATTTCGAGCATATTATTTGGTCAAAAAATTTAACAGAAAATGAGGCAAAAGTTTGGGAAATTAGATTGATCGCTTTATTTAATACAACTAATTCAAATTATGGGTACAATATTTCTCCAGGTGGTGAATCATTTAATATTACAGATGTTGGTGTTATAAAACGAACCAACTCTATGTTAGAAACAAAAAATAAAAATAGAATACAAAAGTCAATTGAATTGTTTAAAGATAAATTTGATAATGGAGATGAAAATATTTTACAATGTCAAAAATGCGGTGCTTATTTTGAAAAAGAAACAAATATGTTACAACGTGATAAAAAGGATGCGTCAAAGAAGCCCAAGCATAGAAAAAAACGTAAGTATTGTGACTATTGTTCGATATATCATAAACATACAAAAAGAGTCGTAGTTTGTATAGATTGTGGTCAAGAATTTATTGTAACAAGTAAGGATACAAAAACTTGCAGGTGCCAAGAATGTAATAAAAAATATAACAAAACACAGAAATTTGCTATCGGTAGAAATGGCGAAAACAATGTAGACAATACAAAATGAATAGTAATTTATTAGTATTTTTGAAATTGGCATTAAAAATACATATATTGAAAAGGGAATATTGCATAGATATTCCCTATTAATTTTATACAGAATCAATGAAAGCGAGGAACAACAAATATGGATAATATGCTGAATAATGTATTAATCGGAGTACCAGAAAATGTAGCGAATTTACAGTTACCTGACCCAACTTTAAGAAATCTCTATAGAGATGAACAAGATAGGATTTTTTGGCTAAACGATGGTGTTGAAGATTGTGCTCAGGACTTAATTGAAATGATTTTGCGCTGCAACAAAGATGACAAGGATATTCCAATACAGGAGAGACGGCCAATTAAGATCTTTATTGATAGTTGTGGTGGTGATGCTGTGTTTATGTGGAGTATTATTAACATGATTGAAATTAGCAAAACGCCAGTATGGACTATCAATTATTGCACGGCATATAGTGCCGCAGCGGAGATTCTTGCATCTGGCCATGTTAGACTTGGACTTAAAGGTTCTCATGTTATGGTACATTCAGGTTCATGTGCGTATTCTGGACAGGCAGATCAAGTAGAATCTACAAAGAAGTACTTTGATAAGCTTTCGAAGAAAACTGTTGACCATTTAATGAGTAAGACAAAAATTGACTCGAAGATTTTTAAGCGAAAGGCAACAGTTGATTGGTTTATGGATGAGGATGAGGCGCTAGAAAATGGCGTTATTGATAAAATTGTTGAGAGTTTAGATGAACTATTTTAATACGGAGGTAGCATATGGCGGCTAAGAAAAAAGTTCAACAGGAATACTATGGTGAAGCTCCAAGAGCTATAGATAATACCAATTTTTATGGAATGAAGTTGGATCCCGAACAGTTGAAGTTTGCTAATGCTATTTGGAGTCCAGATTATGATATTATATGGTGTAATGCAAAATCTGGTTGCGGAAAAACAACTGTAGCAACAGGGGTTGCTAACCTTCTTGTCCAGTATGGATTTTATGATGGCATTGTATATATCATGGCACCTTATGGTGAACGTAAGCAGGGATGGCTTCCTGGTTCTATTACTGAAAAGAGCTCTGTTTATTTTGAGGCATTTTATCAGGCTTTGATTAATTGCAATATTAATCCAAATACTGCAATTAATGATGAAAGCATGGTAAATCAAAAGAATGGCACTGGATATATTACTTGTATTACAGATACATATCTTCGTGGCACAAACTTAGACGGTAAGGTAATATTGTTAGACGAGGCTCAGAATTATATGACGCCCCAGTTGAAAAAGACATTAACGAGAGTTTGTGATAATTCTAAAGTTGTTGTAATTGGGCATGACTTACAGTGTGACCTTCCAAATCCGTCTGAAAGTGGATTCACTAGATACATTAAGCATTTTGAGGGAGAAGAAAGGTCCATAGTATGCCATTTGACTATTAACCATAGAGGTTGGATCAGTAGACATGCGGATGAATTTGTTGAATAATATAATATAAATTTAACATAAATTATACAGGATATACTGGGCGACGTGTCGAATATATAGCATGTCGCCCGACAATACAAAATGAATAGACAGCATGGAGGTACAAAATTATGGCAAATATTACACGCAAATATGCATTAAATGCAAAAGGTATTCTTTCTATTGAAGATGGTACTATTGCAATTGAAAATATAGATACCGGAGAGCTTATTGATCTTAAGGATTTGCTAGAAGATTTTGCGGATAAGACGGTAAAACTTAGCGTCAACTATGACGAGGATTACGAATAATGGCTGCTAAGAAGGAGCAAAAAGATATGGAAAGAGTGTTAACGAAATATGAGTTATCGAGGCTATTAGCTGAGAAAACAAATTTTTATATACATAATATGGAGACGGTGCTTGATGCGCTCGACGAAATAATTGTTGAGAATATGAGCACAGCGAAAAAAGATAAACCGTCAGAAATTCGTCTTTCTCTTGGGTTTGTGTTTGGTGGTAGATATTCTCCAGAACATGAAGCAAGAGACCCAAGAACACAAGAAAAAGTTATAACACCTGCAAAATTCATTCCATATGCAAAATTTAGTCCAGCATTTAGAAAGAAAATTAACAAAAAGAAAAGTAAAAAATTAAAAAAAATAGAAAAAGCGAGAAAAAGTGATGGTGATAAGCATGGATGAAAACTTAAAGCGTATGGAAAATGAGAGTGAAGATCAGTATTTTTATAGAGTTTGTAATATGAAAGAGACTCTTGGTTTTACTTGGCCGCAGATGGCACAAATTTTTAATGACGAGTTTGGGTGTAATAAAACCGAATCCGCATATAGAAAAACATGGGCGGCGTTTAAGAACGTGTTTGAGGCAAACTCAGACAAGATTGTTGGTGAAGATAAATATCTTGAAGAGATAAAGAAGGCAAAGTATGAGCTGGAGAAGGAACGTCAGAAGTTATATGCGACTAAAGTTGAAGCCAATAGGAGCTTAAGGTTTGATAGTAGAGAGGAATTATTCTATGAAAATATTCGAGATGCTATCCAAACCCTTACAATGCCCAAAGTTATTGCTGGAAATAGTGATTATCTTATAGATTATAGCAGGGAATATGTGCTAACAATTGCAGATATTCAAGCTGGGGCCAACTTCGAGATTGAAACAAATGAGTATTCACTATCAATCTGCGAAGAAAGATTCAATAAATTGCTTGATATGCTTGTTGAATATATACAATTTAATAACATTAGTAAGTTTTATATTGTTGAGTTGGCTGATACAATTCAGGGGATCTTGCGTTTGACAGATTTGAAATTGAATGAAGTTCCTGTTGTTGAAGCAACCGTAACCGTGGCTAGGTTAATTGCCAATTTTTTGAATGAATTGTCAGCATATTGCTATATAGATTATTACCACACTCCAACGTCAAATCACTCACAATCTCGTCCAATTGGGTCGAAGGCAAATGAACTTGTTCATGAGGATATGGAGTATGTGATTGGTCATTATATTGCAGATATGCTTAAATACAATACTAGAGTGTCTGTGCATCTGAATGACGGATATGATTATATTGAGGTTCCGATTTATAATTTTAATGTTATGGCTATGCATGGTCATACAATTAAAAATTTAGAAACGGCACTTAAAGATTTGAGTGTTAAACATAGAAAGTTAATTGATTATGTGTTTATTGGCCATTTTCACAATGATAGAATTATTTCTGGCAATGAACATGACAGCCATGATACGGAGCTATTAGTATGTCCGTCATTTCAGGGAACAGATCCTTATGCGTTCAATAAATTGGGTAAAAGTTCAAAAGCGGCTTGTAAGATGTTTATTTTTGACAAAAAATATGGTTGCGTTGGAACTGAAAAGTTTATTTTAAATTAGACAGCACAAATGAATGAGGTACAAGATGGATAAGTTATATTGCTGTTATAGTTTGAATTTAAGAAATTTTTTATATAAAAATGGGTTGAAGTATGAGCTATGTGCTTTAAATCCAAATAGTAAAACTATGTTTTGGGTTTATATTAGAACAGAACAATTAAATAACTTACTGAATCAATGGTCTGTTAAAAAGTAGGTTGTTTTTTATTTGAATTGAAATATGTTGGAGGTTATTGTTATGTCAAAAAAGTTTTTTAGATTTAGTGGAGAAGTTATTTCAGGTGTGTATTTAATTAAGAATTTAGCAAATTGTAGTGTATATATTGGTTCTTCTGTAGATATATATGGAAGATGGAGGCAACATGTTTGGGATTTATACAATGATAGACATCATAATTTGCATTTGCAAAATGCGTGGAATAAGTACGGACAAGATAATTTTGATTTTTTAATTATAGAAAATGTTGTTGGAGATAGAGACTATATCTTTGAAAGAGAGCAATATTGGATAGATTGTTATGTTGCTAACGGTATATGTGTTTATAATCATAATAAAATAAATTCAAAAACTCCTACCAATTACACCACAATTGAAGATTTGCAAAATTGCAAACGTGGATTTTCGCTTGAACAATTTGTTGATGTTTGCGATTATCTTGTAAATACTGATATTCCAATAGTTAATATAGCGGAAATGTTTAATGTAAGTGCCTGTACTATATATGGGATATATGAAAAAACTTCATATGTTGAACTTACAAAAGATATGAACTTTATTAAAAGAAAGAAACCATCAATTAAATTAAGCAAAGATGACGTTGAAAATATTATAGAGAGAATGTTAAATTCTGAATTTGATAAAGATATCGCAAATGATTATGGAATTTCTGTAAATACAATTAAAGACATTCGGGCTAAACGTATATGGAAGGATTTGACAAAAAATATTATTTTTCCAAACGCAACAAGATATAGACCACCCACAAAATCGGTTATACAATATGATTTAGATATGAATTTTATTGCAGAATATTTATCTGCAAGAGATGCCGAAAGAATAACTGGGATTGGACATAAAATGATCTCGAAAGTGTGCAACTATAAAAGACCATATACTCATGGATTTGTTTTTAGATTCAAAGACGAATTAGCTATATAATTTAATATTGGTGGCTGATGTATTTGTACGTCCGGTCCCACCTACGGCGGGGAAACTTTCCCGCCATTTTTTAATATACAAATAAGAAAAACATAAAGGAGAGCAATGAATTATGGAAAATAAAAACAAGGAAAGTCGTTTGGTGTTTAATATGGGTGTTGGACGAGCCCTTCTCAAGGCAAATTGTCAGGTAGTTGATGTAAAACCCGACCGTACAAATCCAGATAAGACCGTTTTAGTGTTTAAGAATGATGAGCATTTTCAGACTGAGTTCGCAAGAATTAATAAGGAAATTGCAGAGGCTAAGACTGCCAAGGAGAAGGAAGCTCAGTAAATGGGCTTCTTTCTAAAAAATAACAAGAAAGGTGGCAGTTATATATGGCTACAAAAAGTGCAGGGAAAAAAACGGCAGCTAAAAAGAAAACTGCCGCAGATGACAAAAAATATTTATGCCCGTTTTGTTTGAAAGAGAAAAAAACGGCAGAATTTTATACAAGCTCAGACCCTCTTGTAATGACGGGGAAGACTACAATGTGTAAAGAATGTGCAAGGAAAATTGCAATGAATTGGGACGAGCGCACACAACAATATGGTACATGTACTAAGGCATCAATCCAAGAAGCGCTAATTAGACTTGATAAGCCATTTTTAAACAAAGTATGGGATTCAAGCTATTTGGAGTGGGCGAATCAAGGGCAGACATTACGTAGAACAACAATTTGGGATGCATATATAAAAAATATTGGAATGATTCAATATCGAGGTTTACGTTGGCAGGATAGTGACATTTTTGATGTATATGTTGAAAAGGCAAAAAGTGCGGCAAAAATTGAGGTCGGAAAAGAGAATAGGCAATCAAATATTAGCACCGAAGATGTTAACGAGGCATATAAAACCAATAAAAAAGACGTAATTAGGATGACAGGCTATGACCCTTTTGCAAATTATCCAATAGAAGATGATAAACCTTTGCTTTATGCGCAGGTTGTTAGTTTTATTGATGAAGAAACTAAAAATGATGGAATGAAAATGAATGCAGTTATTCAAATTGTTAAATCATTTAATCAGATTAGTAAAATTAATGATGCTATTGATGATTTGTCGTCTGATACTATGAAATTAAATAATAACAATGGTACTATCAAACAACTTGCGGATACAGTTTCTAAATTACTTTCTGGCGCTAATGCACTTGCAAAAGATAATGGTATTAGTGTAAATTTCAATAATAGTAAAAGCAAAGGACAAAATACGCTTACCGGGAAAATGAAGGAATTAGACCTAATTGGGTTTAGAGATGCAAAAATTAATATGTACGATATTGATTATTGCAAAGGTATGCAACAAGTTGCAGAAATTAGCGCAAAAGCACAAATTGATCAAATCGGATTTGATGAAAATGTAATGGATGAGATTCAGGGTATTAGACGAGATCTTGTTGAAAGTCTTACAAAAGAACGTGATAAGGCGGTAGAAAGAGCAAGAGTGCTACTTGTTGAAAACAAGGATTTAAAAGATTTTTTAAGAGATAAAAATTTAATTGATATATATGGGCAGGTGATTGATAGTGATTGATATTGCTCCCATATATGACGAAAATTTAATTAAAGATTACAAAACAATAGATGATATTATAGAAGATTATGGATATGACCATCCGTTTGTGCGTCCTAATTTATATAATATGACTACAAAAAGATATAACGAAAAACTGGAGTTGTCTGAGTTTTTGCAGTGGGGTAGAAGAAACCCAACACGTTTTTGTGAAGAAATATTTAATGTGCAATTATTAGACTATCAGAGATATTTATTTGATTCAAGTTGGAATGTGCCATTTGCAGTATGGGCGATGAGTCGTAACGGCGGTAAGAGTATAGGAGCGTCCTTATTTGTAATGGATAAAATGATGCTTATACCGAATTTTAAAGCATATATACTTGCCGGTGTTGGCTCACAATCAATTGAAATGTTTTTAAAAATGGAAGCTTTCGCCTTAAAAAATATATCTTCATTTACGAATTTAAATGATATTTTTCAAAGTAATGTTGTAAAGTCTCAGGCTAATTCTAATGGTTGGATACATAACCCTGCTTCATATACAGTAAGGACATATGGCGGTAGCCAATGTTTTACGTTGAATGGTGCATTTGACAACAATAGGTCTAAGAGGTCGAATTTAAATGTCTATGATGAGGCTATGAATGCCCCGGATGAGTTGTTTCATACATCTGAACCGTTTACTACTCAGAACTCAGAGTTTAAAGCGGGTAAAGATTTTAGCGCAGAAGATTTACTTGCAGAGCCGAAACCATTCCCAAACCAGTTGTTATACTGTTCTTCTGCTGGGCGCACAGACCAATATTTTTTTAAAAAATATAGAGAGTTTTCGATCAAGATGTTTGCTGGAGATAGACGGTATTTCTGCGCGGACATATCAAGCGATGTAGTAATTGGAGCAACTGTTCATGGCAAAATATGGCCTGTACCTCTTCTTACACAAGAAAAGGTAGACCAGGCTATGAGGGTTGACAAAGAAGCTGCGTTGCGAGAATATAAAAATATTTTCACTTCTGAAGGCGGCGATGGTCAGATTATTAAAAGAGCAGCTATTATCAGAAACTCTGTATCTCGTCCCCCAAGATTAAGAAATGATGATAGTAAAAGCAAATTTGCTCTACTATATGACCCTGCTAGAAGTGCAGATAACTCTGTTATTTTATGTGCAGAATATTATGAAGATCCAATTGTTGGATGGAAGATGAGAATTCAAAATGTAGTTAATTTGCTTAATACCATGAAGAAAAAAAAGACCCCTATGACTACACCAAATCAAATCAAAGAGTTAAAAAGACTTTTATTGGCCTATAATGGAGAAGGCGTTGCTGATTATGAAAATATTTTAGGACTTTATATAGATGCTGGTAGCGGCGGATCTGGTGTAAATATTTCAGATTTCATGTGGGAAGACTGGAAAGATGAAAACGGAAACATACATAGAGGTTTAATTGACAAAGAATATAGTCCAGAAGAATATAAATTGTATCCAAATGCTATTACTGATAAGATGCGATTACTTCAACCAGCTAAATATAAGGTTGAAATGTTTAGAGCTTTAATTGAAATGATGGATATGAATTTAATTGATTGGCCTAATGAGTATGATAATCGTGGGTATATTATGGTTATGTACGATTTGAATACAAAAACCGGCATTAAAACACAAAGGTTCATAGAGCCCACTGAAAAAGAAGTTAAAGAACTTAGCAAAAAAGGTATAGAGATTGTCAGAGAGCAATATAATTTAGATTTAGATGAAGAGGTTGCGTTAAAACAGATTGATTTAATGAAAACGGAGCTTGTTAATATCTATAGGTTTAAACAGTCTTCTGGCGGTGATAGATTTGATTTAGCTCCAGACAAGGCGAATAAATTGCATGACGATAGAGCTTACGTCTGCGCGATGGCTGCATATTTGTTGCAACAGCTCCGTAGAGAACATTTGGTAACTAGGAAAAAGCCAAACGCAATAGATATATTATCAAAATTACAAGTTAATCCTGGGAAACCATTGGAGAAATTATTCGGATAAGAAAGGCGGTGAATAGTTTGGCAAAAGAATTAACAGACAAGGAACGTATTGAAACGTTAAGTCGTGAGGAAAAGAATAGAGCTGCGTTTGCCGCTGTGAAGGACGTGCTTAGTCTTATTGACTTGACAAAAAATAAAAATATTACATACACTACGTATTCTAGAGACAGCTTACGTACATATTTGAAGAATCCTGCAAGTGAATCAAACCAGAAACAGCTTAGGAAACTTTCGAATTATTTATATACGGTATCTCATGTATATAGAAGGTTAATTAATTTTAAAGCATATCAAATTAATTGCAAGTCGTGGACGGTATATCCAGATATTCCACTTACAGAAGATCCTGATCAGAATAGTGTATTACAGAATTATGAGCGTGTTACAAAGTATGTACGTAATATGGATATGAAAAGTCAGATTTTGAAGTGTATGCTTCAGGCTTGGAAGAACGACGTTGTGTACGGGTTCTGTTATGGCGACCCCGAAAAAGATGGAACGTTTTTTATACATTTGCTTGACCCGGATTATTGTAAAATTTCAAGTCAGCAGTATTACAGAGGTGTGCTAAATTTCGCGTTTGATTGCTCATTCTTTGATTCTGGTACAAATTCTTATTATTTAGATGTATACGACCCTATTTTTAAGAAATTGTATAATAAATATAAAAGTGATAACACGCAGAGATGGGCGGAACTTCCTATTGAGAATACGTTCTGTTTAAAGATTAACATAGATAACTTAGATTATCCAGTTCCGCCACTTTCTGGATTATTTGATGGGATTATTAGTCTTGCAGATTTGCAGGCGGTTCAAGATTTAAAGGATAAATTAGAGGCATATAAACTTATTTATGCAAAAATTGATACAATTTCTGGTACAAAAGATGTTGATGATTTTGAAATTGATCTTGATTTAGCAAATGCATTTTATCAGAAATTACAGTCTGCTGTTCCAGATAACGTTGCTTTAGCAATGTCTCCAATGAAACTTGATAGTATAGATTTTAATAGCAATAATGCTAATGATGTTAATATTATTTCTAAAGCTTATGAAAATATTATTAATGCTAATGGTGGTATTGTTCTAAATCAAAATAAAATTACTAATAGTACAAGTTTTAAATTGGCACTTCAATTTGACTCTATGGATGCGATGGCTCCTATAGAGCAGATTAATGCGTGGCAAAATCTATGGATTTTAAATCATCTTGGAGAAACTGGTATGATTGTTGAATACAGTGATATTTCTCCATATTTTATTGATGATAGAGTGGATAAGCTATTGAAACTTGCACAATATAGTGTTCCAGTTAAACTTGAATTGGCATCCTTAACTAATGTGAACCCGGTAAAAGAACGTGGAATGTCTTTTATAGAAAATGCCCTTGGAATTGGAACTATGTCATGGGCAACTCCGCTTGTTTCAAGCAATGTGCAAAGTGCTGGACTATCTGAAAATGGTGATGGTTCTGATGGCAGGCCAGAGTCTGATGCACCATTATCTGATGAAGGCGAAGCGACACGTGACGGAAATAAAAATGATAATTAAATTATGTTTATAAAGGAGGTATCACGATGTCTAAAAAAAATTTTATTATTACACAAGACAAAACCGTGAGCACCTACCTACTTGCTCATGGGTTTTATATGGTGTCAAATATCAATAATACATATACGTTTATTAATGACGATAAAGTAAAACTTAATTTTGAAGAAATTGATAACACAAAAATTTATTTTACAGATAAATTAACATTTTGACAATACAAAATGAATGCAATGAGGTGCAATATGAATAAGTATTTTTATTGTTATAGTTGGCCATTGAAAGAGTTTTTGATTCAGAATGGCCAGGTGTCGATTGTTTCTGGAAAGCATCCAAAAACAGATAAAAAATATTGGGTGTTTGAAGGTACAGATAAATTAAATAGTTTATTAACAGAGTGGAAGTTAAGAAAATATTAACTTTTATTTTTTTATTTTGAAAAGTATTTGGAGGTAATGGCATGAGTTATAATACTGAAACAAAAATGTATGAGGGATATATTTATAAAGTCACAAATCAAATTAATTACCATATGTATATTGGTCAAACAATGAGGACAATTGATGCTCGATGGAAACAACATGTAAAAGATGCGATGTCGGAAGTTGATGATTATTATTTTCATAGAGCTATTAGAAAATATAAAAAAGAAAATTTTGTTGTCGTACAAGTTGATGTTATTTGTTCAAAAACATTGAGTGAACTAAAATTTGAATTGAATAAATTAGAACGCCATTATATTAATATTTTTAATACATATAATCCAAATGGATATAATGGAGCGCTTGGCGGAGAAGGCTCTTCTGTTCGTCCAATTGATTACTATTCTTTGGATAAGGTATTGGTATGTCAATTTGATTCTATGACTGCAGCATCTGAATATACCGGTTTGTCAATGACGTCAATTACAGAAAATTGCAATGGAACTTCGTTTGGTACTAGATGCGGATTTTTTAGATATGCTGGAGATAGTTTGGATAAATTTGAAACATTATATAGATATAATGGTGCTTTTAAAGTAAATAAATTTAATCTTGATGGAGAAGTTGTTAAGTCATACAAGTCCTGCAAAGATATTCAAGATGAATATGGCGTTACGCAATGTGTAGCACTTAGGTGGAAAGACAAACATGTAATAATAGATAATGAGTTTGTCCTATTTTTAGATACAGAAGAGTTTGATTATAGTAAAATCACGACACCTTATGTGCCAGAAATTGACATGTTTGATTTGGAAGGTAGATATATTTGTACTTTTAAAAATCAAAGTGAGGCCGGTAGAATATTGGGAATAGATTCTTCTACTATTTCAAAGTGCTGCTTGGGAAAAGTCGATCATGTAAAAGATTTTATCTTTAAAAAACATTTAATTAATTTTTAATATACATATTAATAATGCTTATTTGATTGTGTTTTATATACGGCGCAATTTGTGCTTTGATTTTTACGGAAAGGAGGACAAATATATGCCTAAAAAATTTTATACTATTGATGATCTTTACAATTTTTGTAAAGAAAATAATTATACGTCATTTAGTTCGGTTGAACGTGGTGCGCCACTAGTTGTTCAGTCACTAGGTGTATTTGAATCTACGGATAATATTTCCGATGGTTTAATGACTGTAAAATTAAAATCGTGTCATACAGGAAAAAATCGTAATAAATCTGGGATTTCCGATGAGACTATGGAGCTATACAAAAATTCATTTAAAGGAAGGCCGATTCTGGGGGCAATATATAAAACTGATACCGGAGAATATGAATTTCGTGCTCATGATATAGAGTTGGTTGAATCTGACAATGGTATTGAGATACATTATGTTGAACAACCTATTGGTGTGATTTCTCAAACTGCAACTCCATATTTAGAGTTTGACGAAAACCAGCAAAAAAATTATTTGATGGTTGAAGGTACAATTTTTGCAGATTATTCAAAAGCAGCAGAAATTCTTGAAAGACGTAAAACGTGCAAGTGCTCTGTGGAAATTGCGGTTGAAGAAATGAGTTACAATTGTATTGAAGATTATTTATCTATTGATAAATTTCATTTTATTGGTGTAACTATACTCGGCTATGAGCAAGATGGTATCACTGAAATTCAGGAAGGTATGGTTGGAAGTCAAATAACGATTGACGATTTTAGTGAAAAACGTAATAGTTATTTTTCTGTAAATCATCAAGATAAATTGATTGAAGTATTAGATAAATTAAATGTTACTTTATCTAACTTTAATAATAAATCACAAACTAAGGAAGGAGGAGAACTAGAAATGGGCAACTTTGAAAATGAAGTCGTAGAGGAAGTAGTTGAGACCGAGGCCGGAGAAACTGTTGTTGATAATAATGAGATTGAAGAGGCTGAAGTTATAGAGGAAACTCATACCGAAGAAACTTCTGCTTCTGAAGATGGTGATGAAAATCAGGATGAAGCCCAGGCTGAAGAAAAGTTTACCAAAAATTTTGCTGTAGAATTGTCTCATGATGATATACGTTGTGCGCTTTATAATTTAATTGGACAATTTGACGAGCTAGATAATGATTATTATTACATCAGAGATGTGTATGATAACTATTTTTATATAGAGGGCTGGGACAGCAGGAAAATTTATAAGCTTGGTTATTCTGTTGATGGTGAGAATGTCGCACTTGATGGTGATAGACAGGAAGTATTTGAATTGATTGTTACAGAGTCTGAAAAAATTGCCATTGAAAAGATGCGAGAGGATTATGCGCTGTTAGAGTCTAAATATAATGAACTTAAGGTATTCAAAGACAATTATGACGCATCTGTGCTAAAAGCACAAAAGGAAGCTGTTCTTAGCAGCGCGGAATATGCCGAGATTGCAGATTCTGACGAGTTTAAGACGCTAGTTTCTGAGATGGATAAATATTCTGTTGATGAAATTAAGGTAAAGGCAGATCTTCTATTTGCCGCATCTATGAAGAAAAAGTTTAGCTTTGATGCTAATAAGCCTGAAAAGAAACGCTCTGTTGGTATTAATTTTAACGCAAAACCAAATGTGAAAAAGAAAGCTTATTCTGGACTTTTTAGCGAATAAGTTATAAAAACAAATTAATATTTACTACTTAAACGACCAAAATGGTCGTTTTTGTTATATTACACAAATTTTAAATTATATGAAAGGTGGAAAAATATATGCAGGATATGATTAAAGGCGGGCACGTCGTTGCAGAAAGCACTAATCTGCTTTCAACCAATTTCGGCGGTGGCCACATTTATAGCATTGCTATTACTGAAGATCTTGACAACGGCATGATTGTTGCAAGAGATGTATATGATGACAAAGAGTATGAGGATGAAACTTGGACCATGAAAGCTTATGCTGCAGGCGACGAGCCACTTCTACTTCTAAATCCCCCAGTTGTTCCTTTTACCGCCCTAAAGACTTATGCGGACGAGGATAGGTTTTATAATGCGAAGGGTGACCGTGTACGTGCTTACACTCTACGTATTGGCGACCGTTTCTCTCTATCAGAGGCTGCTTTTGATAAGGCTCCAGAAGAGAAGAAGTATGTAACTTTTGATGCCGCAGGCAAGGTTTATAATGTCGTAGATTCACTTGACGAAACCCAGTTCTGTGCTCAGGTTCTAAAGAAGATCGTCCGCAGCAATCTAATTATGTATAAGCTGCAGATAATGCATCTATAATTTTAAGGAGGTGAAAGGTAATGGCTAAACTAATGAATTTTGACGCGCATGTTCGCGAAATTTTTGAAAATGATGATGCAAAGTTTGCATCTTTTAACAAGCTAATGCTAGATGTTGCTAATGACAATCTAGAAGATGGCATTACTATTAAGGAAGCTAATGCTAAGATTACCGCTATGTTTAAGAAGATTATTGGCTGTGATGAAAATTCCAGCAAGGCAGAAGTTCGTAAGGCTATTAGAAAGAATCAGCAGGTTCTATTTGATCTAATTGAGGAAGTTGTTCCTAACCTACTACAGAGTGGTTGGCAGGACAATCCTTTCTTTAATGAGTTTGTTGAGACTAGAAATATTGACATTGGTGATCAGAATGTGTTCTATACCGAGGACGAGACAATTCTAACTGTTTCCAAGGTTTCTGGTAACCATTGGGATCTAGATCGTCAGAGACTAGGTAAGGGTACAACCTTCTCTGTCGCTACCTCTTGGTATGGCATTGCTGTTTACAGTGAGTATGAGAAGCTGCTAACTGGTCTAGAAGACTTTGCTACTTTTGTAACTAAGCTTTACGAAGCTGTTGATAGATTCGTAAATGAGTCTATTTATGAGGCTTTTGTATCTGCCGCTTCTGAGCTACCAGGTGGTGCTGGCGGCGCTGGCCAGTGGGTTAAGACTGGCGACCTTGGTGATGCAACTAAGGATGCGTTTATGACTCTAATTGAGGATGTTCAGATGGCTACTGGTATGGACGTAGTTATTATGGGCACTAAGGCTGCTCTAAGCAAGCTAGAGGGTATGCAGAAGATTGATTGGGTTTCTGATGAAATGAAGCAGGAGCGTTATACTACCGGTCGCTTAGGGTACTTTGAGGGAACGAGACTTGTGGAAATTAAGCAAGGCTTCAAGCTTAATGATACCACTCACAGACTAGTTAATGATAAGCAGCTATTTATCATGCCTGTTGGTGACAACAAGTTTGTCAAAGTTGTTAACGAGGGTCAGCCCGAAATGCGCCAGGTACAGGATAATGTTACCAATCAGGATATGACATATGATTTCAGATATATGTTCAAGATTGGCGTTGGTGTTCAGATCGGCCTACGTTTTGGTGTCTGGAATATTGCTTAATTGATAATACAAAATGAATATATTGAATAAAAGGAGAAATTAATATGGCAACAAAAAAGGAAATTCATACAGAAGAAATTGTGGAGACAGAAGTTAAGAAGCTTGTTGCTAAGGCTCACTGTAAGTATGACCCAGACGAGCAAATTACTTGTCGCAGCATTACTTACGGAGAGCTGCTTATAGTCGGTCCAAAGTCTAAGCTATTATATTCTTGGTCAAATTATGGTGATACTACTCCAGTTGAGTATCAAGACTTACAGGCACTTAGGTCTATTAGGTCAGCACACCTTCTCAAGCCAAGAATTATTGTTGAAGATGAAGAGTTAATTGCTCAGTGGGGAAAGGATTTTGAAAATATGTATAGTAAAATTGTTGATGTAGATGTTGAAAAAATTCTAGACCTACCTCTTGGCAAGTTTAAGACTGCGCTTAAGAATGCCCCAAATGGCGTTCAACAGGCGGTTAAAAATATTGCTGGTGAGAAAATTTTGGATGGTTCATTGGACAGTTTGGCTAAGATCAAGGCGATTGATGAAATTCTTGGCACAGATCTTAAATTATATCTGTCTTAATTTTAGGAGGTGACCTTACATGGCAACTCCGTATGAAAAAGTGTATGGTAAGTTTTTAAATAAATGTACGGATTTTAATCTTGCAGATTTGGATGACCATACATTTGATGAGATGATGAATAGTTGGTTAAATAGTGCGGTAATTCGTGTACGGAAATGTGAACATGATTTATCTAAACGAGATGATGAGGCTCAGGAATTTGAAGAAGATTTGTCTGATTTGGAGGTTGAGCTTCTTGCTTGTGGTATGGTAGATAGCTGGTTGACACCAATTTTAAATTCTACTGAATTAACATTGCAGTTTATCGGCGGGAAAGAAGAAAAGGTGTATTCACAGGCTAATCATATTGCAGAACTTCGTGCAATGAAAGAACAGAATCTTCTTGAAATGAATCGCTTGCATAATTATCATACTTACACTAACAATTCCTATTTTAATGATTAAGGTGGTGTCTCCAGTGAATATTTATTTAGAGGCACCGCCTAGTCAAATAGCGGCAGAAAAACAATATTTTGTGGCCGCTATATATAAACTTTTACCATATAAAGAAAATTCTTATGAGTATCTTGATAATTACTTTGAATCAGTGCTACAACGGCTATGCGGTTTCAATAAAATTTCTGGGTTTCAGCCAGAAGTAATTACTATTATGAGCCTTCTTGAATATGCACGAGGCGAGGATGATTATAAGAAATATCGTAAGGCAGTGCTTGACGCATGTGGTATGGTAAACTGCATTAAGGAGAGTGATTTCTATGCTTGACAGTTATAAACTTCGCATGGCCACTATGGGCGGTTATGATGGCGAAGCAAGACGTAGGAATGCTCAAAGAATTATGGATGCATCTTGGATGCGAGATGCGGCAACTAAACCCGTTTATGTTAAATGGGTTGATAGTGGCCTGCCTGTAATTGATGATGACGACACTCCAGTTTATGCAAAATATAACGTAAAATCATATTATAATATTACGGGTGACAATATAGCTTATTTACTTCAATTTAGATTGGAAGACCTGAAAAATAGACCTGATATTAAAGTTGGTTCTTATGTATCTATACATAATGAAATGGATGAATCCGAATGGTGGTTAATTGTACATGAAGATGATAGAACTCAGTTTCATCAGTTCTCTATTCTGAAGTGTACATGGACTTATAAATGGGTTTCTAAAATTGGTGGAAAGCGTAGAATTTTTGAGTGTCTTGGTGCGCCGAGAAAACAAAATTCTTACAACAGTGGTGTATGGTTAGATTATACTATGCAAACTGTTGAAAATCAGGAAGTTATGTGGCTTCCTACAAATGACGACACAAAGACAATTGTTTATGACACTAAGTTTTTGAAATCTTCCGTAGATAGATATCCTCCTTTAGCATGGAAAATTACTAAAATCGAAGACACTGCAACTGATGGTATTTCTAAGTTTACAATGGCGCAAGAAATGTATGATCCAGCCAGGGATCATGCAGAACTCATGATTGGTAATTATTATGAATCTGCGGTTGAGCCAGAAATTAAAGAAACTGAAGAACAACCAACTGTATCAGAACTTGAAATTGCCTATTCTAATTCTCCTACTGTTAAAGCAGGTGGCGGTTATAAGAAATTTACTTTAAAATCTCGCATTGATGGGAAACTTATTGATTGCACTGAAGATATAGAGTGGAGCGTTGATTTTGTAAACGGCGACTCTAGTAAACTTGAAACTTCTATATCTGGTAACATTTTCAAAGTAAAATGTAAAAATGATTATTCTTTAATTGGGAAAACATTTACAATTACTGCAAAAACTAAATATAATTCTACTTCACTGGTTGTGGAGGTGACGAGTCTATGAAAAGAAATATACAGAATGTTAATGATGATATTATCGAAATGAAACGATTGATAAAACAAACATTAATAGCCGACACGGATATACTTGAGGCGCTACATAATCCAGCAATAGATATAGATAGCCCAGATGAGTTCTTGGACACTAATATTTATGATTTTGTTAGGATACCACAAACTCAAGATACTGTCCGAAATTTTATATGTTTTACGGTCGATGACATTGAAGAGCATCGTTATAATGATGCCATCAAGGTCCAGTATATTCAGTTTCATTGTATTTGTCATCTTGATGATATGAAGACGGAATACGGAATTAGCAGACATGATCTTTTAGGGTATCTTATAAGAGATGATTTTAATTGGACAAATCTTTTTGGTTTACAGTTTAAATTAATTACCAACAAAGAGAGTTCTGTTGATTCTGATTATTATTGTAGGACACTGCAGTTTAAGGCTGAGAAGCCAAATTCGCTGAACAAAGCAAGGATGGATAATTTGTATGATAAGTATGGACGTTGATGAGCTTGGTTTATATTTTGGAGATGATTATATAATTAATGATTATATTAAAATTCATCAACCAAGAATTGGAGAGCTAGTAGACTATGGCGAACAACAGTATTTTTCTACCATATACACATTAACAGCCATTCCATCCGACATGAAAAGTCAGTTAGATGATATGGGTCTTGACTGGGTAGAAGTTGAGGATTTTGAACTATTCCTCATGTTGTCTCAAACCCTAACACCAGACAGAACTAGCATCCTACTGGGTGATCTCAACCTATCTAAAATGAAACCTTTTAGGAATAATCAAAATGGAGAAATTGTCTTAGCCGATAAAGAAACTGGAGTTGTTATTGATAAGATGATATATCTTAGAATTGTGAACTATCTTCGAAAATTACATAATATTAAACCAAAGATAGAAAAACCTGCTAATAAAAGGACTAGGCAAATATTAATTGAAGAAGATAGGCAAAGAATTTTACACGCCAAAGATAAGCCTTTTAAATCTTATTTGTTGCCTTTAATTTCTGCCGTAAAGGTTAGACAAGGATATACAAAAGATTATGTGCGCAATATGGGTTTTTATGAATTGTTTGATGATTTGAATCGTCTGCAGATTATTGTTAACTCTGATGCGCTTTTAAAGGGTATGTACTCTGGCATGATTGACACTAAGAAAATTAATAAATCGGAGCTTAATTGGCTTCGTGACACAAATAGTTAACTTAGATGGAGGAGCCGCGAGATGTGGCTCTTTTATTATATTAAAAAATAATTTATTTTTATGGAGGTAATTGATTATGTTTGATATTAATAATTTTGTTATTGATAGAATTATTAGAGGCGTGGCCCTCTCTCAGAAGGATGATAGTGTATTATTCTCTATTAACCAGATCCAGAACGCTTCTCTAAACTGTGCTTCTGAGAGTACTGATGCTGTTGACGCACTAGGTACTCCTATTGCAACATTCTATCGTGCTAAGAGCGCAGAATTCTCTGCTGAAAATGCTCTATTCGACATGAACCTCATGGCTACGCAGCTTGGTACTGCCAAGAAGATTGCTTCTGCTGGCGCGAAGGTAATTGTACCTGCTATGGAGAGTTTTACTGTTGCAGAAGGCGGTAAGTATGTTCTAAAGCACAAGCCAGTTGCTGCTCCTACTGAGATTTATGCAATTAATGGAGATAGCACCTTTGGCGTAAAGTATAAAAAGGAGACTGCTGCTGGTGCAGATGCGTTTGCTTATACTGAAGCTGATAAAACGCTATCTCTACCTACCGATGTAGCTGTTGGCTCTGATATGTTTGTAATGTATGAGTATGAAACTGAAAATGCAGTAGAAGTTGTAAACTCTGCAACCAACTTCCCTGTTGGCTGCAAGTTTATTATGGAAGTTCTAGGTTGCGACGTATGTGATCAAACTAACCTTATTTACGCATACGTAATTTTCCCCAACTTTAAGCTAAGTCCAGATTTCGACTGGAGCGTTGCCACAGATGGTGCGCATCCATTTTCTGGTAAGGCACAGCAAGACTACTGCGACAGGGAAAAGAGATTTGGATTGGCGGCATAACCGCTTATGAATAGTCTCCGTATAAAGTAATTTATATGATAAATAACACATTGAAGTGCTGGAATACCCTAAAGCTCATATACCAAAGCAGAATGATGAAATAAGCATAAATGTTATGGTTGCGAAAGCAGAAAAAAGTTATGAGATGGTGCATGGTTAAATCCTAAACATCTTTGTAATGGGTAATCAGCAGGAAAGCTCCGAATAGGAGAATCCTCAACGACTAGAGAAGTCAATTCTCGTAGAGTGCAAGCTATTGGCGCTCGAAGTGGTGTGCCCCACGCGTGTGGGTGAAGATATAGTCTGTGCTTTATCGAAAGATAAAGGGTATGTTTTATGCCGGGCAAATGTAGCGGTTTGTCTAAACATAACAGTGTTCTCTATTGTTGTCCCTGGTGATCAGGAATAATATTTTACAATTCCCAGGTATTGACAATACAAAATGAATGTGATATAATGTTATTGTAAGGTAGATTTGAATTAGCTACTCAAATTGATAAAGCAAGGGGCCTCCACCCCTTGCTTCCTTGCAGTTATTTAGAAAGTGGAGGAAATATTGTTATGGAGGTAACAAAAGATGAATAAAAAAGAAGAATATGAATCCTATAAAGGATTTACTTTTAAATTTAAGGATGGTGATATACATGAGCAAAGTGCGTGAATGTTATCTATGTGGAAAAAAATATAAATATTGTCCCTCATGTTCTCAGGATAAAACGAAGCCTTCTTGGATGTCAGAATTCCACAGTGAATCTTGTAAAAACATTTTTGACATTTGCACTCGTTACAATATGCAAATGTTGACCAAATCCGAGGCTAAGAAAGCTCTCGAAGCTTGTGATCTATCTAACAAAGAAAATTTCAAAGACTACGTACAGCGCGATATTACAAGCATTTTCGCAGAAGATCCCAAGCCCGTAGTTAAACCTGCTGCGCTCAAAGCGGAGAAAATAAGTGAAGTAGTTAAACAAGAAAATAGGTAAATAAGGAACTATACTTCATACAAAACGAAGTTTGGTTCCTTATTTTTTTATGAATAAAAGGAGAAATAATGATATGGATAGAGAAGTTTCGTTGAGTGATGTTAAGATACGAAAACATCGATTGCACAGGAATAGTAATTATTTTGAAAACATTGACAAAAGAGATAAAGCTTACTGGCTTGGAGTCATGTATTCTGATGGATGTGTTTGTAGGCGGGAAAATGGATCATATTCTATTAGCTTAGAAATGACTGATGAGGAGCATATTAAAAAATTTAGAGATGCGATAGGAGCAGCGAATCATAAAATATTGACTGTACATCATAAAAATTTTAATAATGCAAAATTGTCATATGCTATACACATATATGACAAAAAAATGGCAATGGATTTAATAAAACTTGGTTGTGTGCCTCGTAAAAGTTGCTGTTTATCATCAATTCCAAATATTCCAAATGATTTTGTATATGATTTTATTAGGGGATTCTTAGATGGAGATGGGTGTATTTGCTATAATAGAACTAGCGATTCGTATGTTTTTAAATTAATTGGTGCATCGCCATTGTTTTTAAAAGATATTATGAGAGTATTGGAAATAGATAGGCTATCGCTTAATAAATGTACGGAAACGTCATATCAGGTAACAAGTGGAAAAAGAAATGATATTTATAGAGTCTTGACCAAGTTATATGAGAATTCAGATTATACAACAAGGTTGGATAGAAAATATAATAAATATCAAGAATTTGTTAATTGGTATAATCAAAGGACAATTGGAAAGGAACGATAAATATGCAAACATATTCAAAGCTGTTAAATAAATATTACGATCCTGATAGTGCAATATACATTTGCAATTTCCAGCAAGTGTTTAAGTATTTAAACGCATCCGAGGAGGTTGCTGAAAATTTAGTGGATATTCTCTATTCGGGAACAAGAAAAGACTGTCTGGTCTTTGTTTTTAAAAAGGCTCCTATTATGCAGGAGCTTTATAAAAAATGGCAAGCACATGAGCTGAATTGAGGTGATACGCATGGAAAACAAATCAACAAATGAAATAGTTAGCGAACTAATTGGTGACACCCCAGTTTCAGTTCAACTTAATACAGTAATTGATACAACTGTTAATAAAGAAGAATTTCAAACATTAAAAAATGAGATTTTTATGCTACGAAAAGAAATTGAGCATATTGCTCAACTTGTTGGAGATACATCTGTATCAGAGCAGATTAATAACGCAATACAGTCTGTTAGGGGGTGAGATTGTGCCACAGAATGTATTTAAAATTTATGACGGACGTACAAATTTTTGGCAATGGGACACTAAGCAAAAGTTAATTGTTCTAGATGATCGTGTTACAGAAGTTCGTTTTTCAAATCGCAACATGGAACACTCAAAACGGCGTCCTGTATATACAGATAAAGATGGATTCAGAATTTGTAATGTTCCAGATGTACTGTTGCAGCTTCCAAAAAATTTGATTGCTTATGCGTGTGTAAAAGACGAAGATGGATATTGTAGCACCATTAAGTCTGTTAAATTTGCAGTATATCAGCAACCAATTCCTACTGATTATATATGCGAACAAGATGCGGTAGTTGAGGATATTCTTAATAGACTTGAATTGCTTGAGGCATTGCTTAAGGAAGTTGAGGCTGGTGCAAAGGAACTTATAAAGTTTACAAATATGGTTGATGCGGCGAAGTGGGCTGTTGAAAACGGTAAAGCTGGAGATATTGTTGTTGTTAAGTTGGATGAGGGCTGGGTACCTCATGTGATAGAGGATGACAAGAGTCTCACTCCGATTTGTGACTGTAACGGGGAGCAGATTATTATTAACGTCGCTGATGGTGGCGATGGTGATGGATATATAGACGAAGAAGATACATATCAGGTGTGGGATGGAGGCGGTGCGGCGGGATATTAATTCTGTCGTTTTGTCATATATAAAATAATTTAGAAAGGATAGATGTCTAATGGCAAAAGAGCAAATTCTAAAAATGAGAATTCAATTTCGCAGAGCTACTACTGCGGAATGGGAAGCTAATAAGAGTGTAATACCTGCTGCGGGTGAACCTTGTTTTGATCTTGATCTGGGTACTTTAAAAATCGGTGATGGTGTTAAGACTTATGAGCAGCTAAGTGCTATTGGCGGCGGCAGTGGTGTTGCCGTATCTGCGGATGGAAACTCAATTGTTCTTGTAGATGATGTGTTTAAACTTGTTGGTTTTGATGCGGCTGAGACTGGCGCACAACCTCGTAAGAATGCCGAAGGCAAGCTAGAATGGGTTGTGCCCTCAACTGAGACCGTTGAAGGTTTGCAAGCTACAGTTGCTGGGTTGCAGTCTGATGTAAAAAATCTACAGTCTGAAGTAAACGCAGTACAAGAAATTTTGACTCCTACGGGAGAAGGACAATCTCCTCTTGCGGATAGAGTTTCTTCTCTTGAGACTAAAATGGACGGTACCGGTGAAGGCACGGTTGATGCTAAGATCGATGCTAAAATCAATGATTTTGCAAATAAAATTTCTGAAGATGGTACTGTAAATACATTCAAAGAGCTTGTTGATTATGTTGCGGCGCATGGTAGCGAGACTGCTAATATGGCTGCTGACATTACTGCTTTACAGGGTCTAGTTGGTGATACGAGTGTAGCATCTCAGATTACTGAAGCTGTTTCTGGTAAGGTTGACGCAGTTCCAGATAAAGGACTATCTACGAATGACTTTACTAATACGTTACTTGATAAACTAGATGGTGTTGAGTCAAGCGCACAGGTTAATAAAATTGAAACTGTCAAACTAGGTGAAAATGTGCTTGCTGTTGCGGATAAATCTGTAGTTGTACCTATTGGTGCGGGTTTAGCGGCTTCTGATGAAGTAACAATTTCAGAGAGTGGCGCTCTTGGTATTGGAAGTGTTAGTGTTGCAAAATTAGTTAATGATGCGGAAACTACACTTGTTCTAGATGGCGGTAGTGCTGTTTAAATAATATATAAAGGAGAGATTTTAGAATGGCGAATCAAACTTTACGTACTGTAATCCAGTTCAAGCGAGACACTTCAGCGAACTGGACTACAAATAAAGATGTTGTACCAGCCGCAGGCGAACCTTGTTATGATATTAATGCAGGTACATTAAAGATCGGCGATGGTATTACTACATATGAAAACCTACATGCCATTTATGCGGGTGAAATTCCTACGGCAGCTTCTCATTACGAGGGCGTTAAGCAGAATGGCGAGTCTGACATGGAAGTTATCGCCAGAGTCTTAGCGGCTGGCAATGTTGGCGAAACACACAAAGATGATATTTTTATTGTAAAAACTCTAATTGCCGATGGCAAGTATTCTCACACTGCCTATGTTTATGATGGTGCTAAATGGGTTGCCATGGATGGTAACTACAATGCGGACAATGTCTATTTTGACGAGGACATGCTTGTTACGAAGGAAATTGGTTATATTACACTGACCAATGGGCAGGGTACAATTCCTTCTAGTGGCAAGAATATTAAGGAAGTATTTGAAGCAATGTTTGTTAAAGAGCAGAATCCAACTACTACTCAGCCCAAAGTGGCGCTAACTTTCTCTCAGGCCAAGGCGCATGAAGTTGGCTCTAAGGTAATTCCTTCTTATTCCGCTACGTTTAATGCGGGTAGTTACACATATGGACCAGCCACTAATGTTACGGTGACTACATGGGAAATTACTGATACTGACGGTAATACTTCTGCATCTGCTTCTGGAACATTCCCGGAGATTACTGTGGCTGACGGTACTAACTATAAGATTACAGCGAAAGCCACTCATACCGAGGGTGCGGTTCCTGTAACCAATAAGAAGACCCCATATGAGGCTGGTAAGATTGCGGCTGGTTCTAAGTCTACCACTTCTAGTGCAGTTACTGGCTATCGTAGTTTCTTCTACGGTGTACTAGATACTACAACCGCTAATGCACCTCTAACTTCTGCGATTATTCGTGGAATGACCAATGGCGGTGCTTATAATGGTAGCAAGACTTTTACTCTAAATGGTAGTGCGACCGCTAAGAGAATTGTTATTGCAATTCCAGCATCTTCTACTCGTGCTGGTTTAAAGGAAGTTATTCTGACTTCTGCTATGAACACCCCTGTAACGGATTCTTATGTAAAGACCGCGAATGCTGTTGAGGTAGAGGGTGTAAATGGTGCTGCTGCTGTTTCGTACAATGTGTATGTGTATGAGCCTGCTGCAATTGATGCTGGCGAAGTACATAAGATTACTTTAGCATAAGGAGGGAAATGAGTTATGGCAAAATATAATTTAGATAAATACACTGCTGCTGATGGACTAGGTTTCCCCCTGAATTTCAGACGTGGTAATCCTAATCCATTAGATAATAGTTCCGTATGGGCAAGTCTAGAAGCGGCTCAGAATTATGCGAAAACTGACCCTGTTGCATATGTTGGACAGATTTTAACTGTTGTTGATAGCGAGAATAATATTGCAACTGTTTATGCTATTCAGGATGTAGCGGGCACTCTAAAGAAGGTTGGTACTTCTCCTGTTGGTGATGAATCTACTATTACTGTAGCTGAAGACGGTACTGTAAGTCTATATGGTGTTGCTGGTCTGCAGCTAACTAGAGAAGACGATCAGGGAGTTGTAACTAAAATTAATTATCAGCCACTATTGGTTGACGGTAAACTTACATGGGTTGAACCTAGCGCTACTACTGTTGAAGGTCTGGCTACCGAAATTGAAGGTCTGAAGACTAGAATTGGCGCAGTAGAATCAACTGTTGGTAATGCTGAAGGTGGCCTAGTTAAAGGTGTCGCAGACAACACTGCTAGCATTACTGCCATTAACAAAAAGATTGGTAACGTTACTGAGGGTAAGACTGTTGTTGAAATGATTAACGAGTCTGTCTATGATGACACAACTCTTGCTGGTCGTGTAGCAACTATTGAAGGTGATTATCTAAAGGCCGCTGATAAAACTGCTCTTGAGACAAAGATCACCGAAGAGGCAACTCAGGCTAAGACAGATGCTATTACTGCAATTATGGGCGATGCCGGTATTGATGCGAAATATGATACTCTAAAGGAAATTGCCGATTGGATTCTGTCTGATACTACTGCAAGTGCAGAGCTAGTTACCCGTGTATCCAATATTGAGAAGGATTATTTAAAGGGTGCAGATAAGACTGCGCTTCAGGGCGAGATTGATGCTCTTGAAACTTTTGTTGGATCGCTACCAGAGGGCGCAACTTCTACAACTATTGTTGCCTATATTAAGGAAGTTGTTGATGCTCTTAAGATTGGTGACTATGCAAAAGCCGCAGACCTCACTGCGCTAACCACACGCGTTAAGGCACTAGAGGATGTCGGCGCAGAAAAGAACATTATTGCTGCTGTTGATGATGCTCAGTTCGCGGTTGATGAATCTAGAAAACTGACCCTGCTAGACGTTGCTATGAGCAAAGTTACCGGCCTGTCTGATGCACTTGCTGGTAAGGTAGCGGTCGAAGACGGCAAGTCTCTTGTCTCTGATACTCTAATTACTAAACTGGAAGGTATTGCTGAAGGTGCGCAGGTTAATGTGATTGATAGTGTTGATACCGCTCAGTTTGGTCTTGATGAGGCTAAGAAGTTAACCCTGCTTGATATTGCAATGGGTAAGGTTAGTGGTTTAACAGAGGCTCTTGGTAATAAAGTTGATAAAGTTGAGGGCGCTCGTCTAATTACTGCTGACGAAGCTACTAAGCTAGGGAAACTTGTGCTGTCCGAAGACGGCACGGTTGAAATTAGTGGCGAAATTAATGCTTCTAATGTTAAAGAGCTTGGCTCTTGGATTACTACTAATAGGGATACTGTTCTTGGTCTACTAAGCACAGAGAAAGAAACCAAGCTGGATGGTATTGAGGCTGGTGCTCAGGCTAATAAGATCGAGTCTGTTAAAGTTGGCGGTACTGCTCTTAATATCACTGATAAGAGTGTTGATATTTCTGTAGCTACTGGTACTGTTCTTGGTGTTGTTATGAGTTCTACTGCAGAGAATAAGGTTGCAGTTGGCACTGATGGTACTATGGAAGTTAATAGTCTGAATATTAATAAGCTTGTGCAGACTGACGGTGATTATCTCGTGCTTGATGGAGGAGCTTCTGCTTAATTTAGATAATACAAAATGAATGAAATAAAAATATAATTAAAGGAGATTGTTAATTATGGCTACCGAGAAAATCCTAAACACTAGAATTTTACTAAAAGTTGATACCCTGGAAAATTGGAATAGTTCTACTCTACCTCTCAAAAAGGGCGAACTTGCGTTCGCAACTGTCGCTGCTTCCGCAGGCACTGGTCTGACTGAGCCAGTTGTAATGGTTAAGATTGGCGAAGATGGTGTTAAAACTTTCAAAGATCTTGGTTGGAGCTTCTACGCGAAGGCGTCTGACGTTATTTCTGCGGCAAAATCTGAATCTGCTCTAACCACTTTTATCAACAATGTTATTAAGGACGCTGGTATTGCTACTAATGAGGCCCTAACCGCTCTTACAACTCGTGTTACTACTGCAGAGGGTGATATTGATGCACTGGAAACAAAGGTTGGTGACAAGGCTGTTGCTACTCAGATTTCTGATGCTATTGCTGCTCTAAAGCTGGCTGATACTTATGAAGCTAAGGGCGAGGCCGCAAAGGTTCAGACTGCCCTAAATGAGTATAAGACATCTAATGATGCTGCCATTACTGGCATTAAGACAGGCGACGTTATTAATGACTTTAAGTCTGTAGAGACTGAACTTGGTAAGAAGCAGGCTGCTGGTGATTATGCTACCAAGACCGAAGCGCAAGGCTACGCTAATGCTAAGGATGATGCTATTGCTGCAGCTAAGAAGGCTGGTACTGATGCACAGGCTAGCGTGAATACTCTAAGCGAGAAGGTTGGTACTGTGCCAGATAATAAGACTGTTGTACAGATGATCTCTGACGCACAGACTGCCGCTACATACGATGACTCTACTGTTAAGGCAGACATTAAGACAAACAAGGAAAGTATTGCTACTCTAAATACTCTTGTTGGTGATACTGCTGTAGCAACTCAGATTAGTACTGCTGTCACTGCTGCTAAGACTGAGTTAAAGGGCGGTACTTCCGACACTGATGCTTCTGCTACTATTGCTGGTGCGAAAAAGTATGCAGATAAGCTTGACACAGCGATGGATGCTCGTGTTGATGCGTTAGAAGCATCTATTGGCGAAGGCGGCTCTGTCTCTGCTCAGATTACTGCGGAAATTAACAAGCTAGACAAGGCTGACACAGCAGTTGACGGCAAGTATGTATCTGCTGTTTCTGAAACTGATGGTATTATTACTGTAACCCGTGCTGATCTTCCTGACTATAGCGAAACTTACGCTGCGAAGAAACACACTCATGCAGTTGCTGACGTAACTGGTCTTCAGACCGAGCTTGATAAGGTTACTACTCTTATTGGAGATGATGCGAGCAAGTCTGTCCGTACTATTGCAAACGAGGAACTTGCCGCACAGTTAATTCCTGAGAATGCCAAGGAGTCTCTTAACACGCTACAGGAAATCGCACAGTGGATTCAGGATCACCCAGACGATGTGACCGCAATACATGCCGCTATTGCTGCCTTACAGACTAAGGTTGGTGATACTTCTGTAGCTGCACAGATTAAGGCTGTTACTGATCCAATTGCCGCCAAGTCGCATGAACACGCTAATAAGGCGTTACTTGATACTTATACTCAAACTGAGGTTAACCTGGCTGACGCTGTTGCAAAGAAGCATAGTCATGCTAATGCTACAGAGCTTGCTAAGTTCGCTGATGGCGATAAGGCAAAACTTGATACTGCGGTTCAGTCTATTACTGCTGGCACTGGTCTAAAGGCGACTAAGACTGGCACGGATGTCGCTGTTGATTTTGATGATGCCGTAACATTTGTGTTTGATTGTGGAACGTCTGCTGAATAATTTATAACTTAATACATTGGGCTGCTATGTTGATTACAATGGGGCAGTCCTATTTTATGGGGTGGTTAAATGAGTTGTGATGTTAATAAAGTAATACAAATTGCAAGAAATGAGGTTGGGTATCTAGAGAAGCAAAGTAATATGAATCTTGATAGCAAAACTGCGAATGCAGGTGATAAAAACTACACCAAGTACGCTAGGGATTTAGATAATATCTCTGGTTTTTATAATGGAAAGAAAAATGGGTATCCGTGGTGTTCTTGTTTTGTATCTTGGTTATTTGTCCAAGCATATGGTGTAAAAGATGCCAAGAAATTACTTTGCCAACCCGATAAGTCGCTAGCTGCTGGATGCCAGTATGCTATGAGTTATTTTAAAACCAAAGGACAGCTCTATACCTCTCCTAAAATTGGTGACCAAATTTTCTTCAAGAGTAGTCCTGGAGAAATCGTACATACGGGACTTGTGTATAATGTGGACAATTCCTATGTATATACAATTGAAGGCAATACTTCTGCCGCGTCTGGCGTTGTTGCTAACGGCGGTGGAGTATGTGAAAAGAAATATAAATTAAACTATAACAGGATTGTGTCATATGGGAGACCTAAATATGATTTGACGCAAACTGTTACAAATGGAGGAACTTGTACTATGAATCTTGATGTGCTGAAAAAAGGAAATAAAAATAATTCTGTAAGGGCGCTGCAAATATTATTGATTGGTAATGGTTATTCTTGTGGCTCTTATGGGGCAGACGGAGATTTCGGTACAGGGACCTACAATGCAGTTATAAAATTTCAAAAAGCAAAGAATATTAATGCTGATGGAATTGTCGGAGCGCAAACATGGGGGAAATTGTTAAAATAAGTGGTGGTACTTATGTTTGAAAAATTGTTTCAAAAAAGGTTAAAAAGGATCGAAAAACGTGGAGAACGTCAGAAAGCAAAGCAAGAGATAGTTGATAAATATGCGGAGTATTATCCAAGTAGCAAGCGCAAGGTTTCAAATATTATGCTGGTTGTGATAGTGAGTGCTATTACTATTTATACTGTTGCGAGTTTTTGGCTTACATATGTTACTGGAGTGTCTATAGATTCGACGCTTACTACTTGTTTTTATGCATTTATGGGTTCGGAACTGGCTTGTTTAGCTGGAATCCGTGTTAGTAAAGTTATTCATAATTCTGGTGATAATGATTTTGTAAATGGAACAAAAGATGATGATGAACCTGTAGGATAATACTAAATAAAGGGGCAAGAAAAATGAAATATTATTATTGTTATAGTTATCCACAAAAAGAGTTTTTAAAAAACAATGGATTAAGATATGTTACGGCAGCTATAAACCAATCAACAGGGAAAAGGTATTGGTTGTTCGAAGGAACTGAAAAATTAAATATTTTATTACAAAAATGGCGTGATAATAGATAACGTCATTTTTTTTATTTTTAGAAATGTTGTTATTGGAGGAATAATTATGGCTTCTATTTATAAGATTACAAATTTGGTTAATGGTAAGATTTACATAGGACAAACAATTCGTGATATACAATTTAGATGGAAAGAGCATTTAAAGTGTTCTAAAAACTCAGATAGTAAGGGGTATGAATATCATCTTTATAATTCAATAAGGAAATACGGTAAAGAAAATTTCATTATAGAAGAAATTGAAAGTTGTGATATAAAATACTTGGATGAAAGAGAAATTTTTTGGATAGATTTTTACAATAGTTACGATAGGAATTATGGGTACAATATGACGCGCGGCGGTGGTGGCACAAGATACATTGAATATGATGAAGTTTTTCTAAGATATGATAATGGTGAATCACTTGCTGAAATAGCAGAGCATATGTGCATTAGTCGTTCAAATTTGACTCAAATATTAAAGGGATATAAAAATTATGATCCTAATATTGCCTGGGAGCGAGCAAAAGAATATTCTAGTAAGAAAAAGGGGACACCCGTCAGACAATATGATTTAGATGGAAATTTTATAGCAGAATATCCATCTGCTAAGTCTGCAGAAAGATTTGTCCCTGGGACATCTCATGTGAATATTATTAGATCATGTAAATTTAAAAATTGTCTATCTGGGCTATTCCAATGGAGGTACGTTACTGATGATCCTCCACAAAAATATAATGGCAATATTAGATTTGTAGCAAAAAAAGTGTATCAATTTGATATAAATTTAAATTTAATAAATAGTTATGAGTCAGTAACCAAGGCTGCGAAAATGACTGGATTAAATCCCGGTCATATAAGCAAATGTTGTACAGGACATAAAAGTTATAAAACTGTTGGCGGTTTTGTATGGAGTTATAGTTGTGAATTAATGGAGGCGGGATAAATGACAGATAATATTGTACAGATTATTGTTTCTATTTTAAGCGGGTTGGCAGTAACAATTCCTTTGGTCGCAAAATTAATTGAAACTGCTAAAAATGCGGTTAAGGAAAAAAATTGGACATCTTTAGTTGACCTTGTAATTAAATTTATGAAAGAGGCCGAGCCACTTTTTTCTTCTGGGCAGGAACGTAAAAATTATGTAATGATTGCAATTAAAGCTAGTGCGGATAGTATTAATTATCAAATTGACATGGATGTTGTAAGCGACCTTATTGATAATTTATGTGCTATGTCTAAGGTCGTAAATCCTCCTGAAGAAGAAATTATTGAAGAAGCGGAAGGTTAACTCTTCCGCTTTTTATTAATGCGAAAATATATTAAAACATGGTTTTAATTTTATATACAAAATAAATGAAAGGAGGCGCTTCCAATGGATATTTTAAGTGCGTTAAAGAAATCTGTTTCGTCAGTAAAAGAATGGGTCGATGAAAATAAAGTGCAAAAAGTTAGTGGCAAGGGTCTGTCTACAAACGATTATACTACCATTGAAAAGAATAAAGTTGCAGCTATGCCAAATGATTTAGTGATACTTGATGGTAAGTTATTTTTAGCTCAAGATGGGACTCCTATTGATGATTCTGCCGTTACACTTCCTAGCGGTGGTGGTGGAGGCGGTGGTAGCGCCACTGTTACACTAAAAAATTTGTTAGACTCTTCGACTATTACAACGGCTGTTAATGGTAAAGCAATTTTAAAATTTAGTTTTGCATCATCAGAAACAAAAGATGATGGTATTTGTTATATTTATGTAGGCGGGAATTTAAAAGGTACTGTTAAAATAGTTTCAGGTCAAAATGAAATTGATGTTGGTCATTATGTCGGAGAGGGCACTAATGAAATTAAAATAACCTGTAGCGATATTTATAGCAACTCGAAATCTTTAAGTTATGTTGTCAACGCGATTAGCTTGCGTATTACTTCTACTTTTGATGATTCTCAAATTTATCAAAGTGATGTTAATGTTCGATATATTCCATATGGTGCGATTGAAAAAACAATTCATTTTGTGGTGGACGGTATGGACAATACAACAATTGTTTCTGAAACAGGGAAGCAGCAGACATATACTATCCCAACAATGAGTCATGGATCACATATGTTGAAACTTTACGCAACTGCGATAATTAATGATGTCGAAATAACTAGTAATATTTTATTGTTTGATATTATGTGTGTGTCTGGAACTGGTACGACAGCGATGATTTCATCTGCATATGATGTGACTGCAATTACTCAAGGCGAATTGGTTAATATTGGGTTCTCTGTTTATGATCCAGTTAATATGACGACCGAGGTTGAGCTTATTATACAACAGAATGGCACAGTTTATTCTTCTACTACAAGAACGGTAGACAGAACTCGTCAGTTTTGGTCTGTTAGAGACTACCCGGTGGGTGAAGTTACATTTACAATTAGATATGGCGCAATTAGTAAGTCACATATAATTAATGTAACTAAAAGTAGTGTAAACATTTCTACTAAAGATACTGATTTGGAGTTTCAGTTAAAGGCGGCAGGAAGATCTAACTCAGATAATAATCGTGAAGTTTGGGCAAGCGGAGATGTAGCTACTACATTTGAAAACTTTAACTGGGATTCAACAGGATGGGTGCAGGATGAAAATGGAGATGTCGCATTGAGGTGTTCTGGAGATTCTAGAGCAACAATTAATTTTATGCCATTTAAATCCGATGCAAGACAGACAGGCCGCACAATAGAAATGGAATTCGCAATTAGAGATGTTAATAATAGAAATGCGGTTGCTATTAGTTGTTATAGTGATGGTATTGGTTTTACAGTAACGGCTGATACCGCAAAATTGATGAGTGAACAGTCTGAAATTTCTTGTAATTATACAGACGAAGAAAAGGTGCATGTTGCATTTGTTATCGAACCACGTACTGAATATCGTCTTATGTCTGTTTATCTGAATGGTGTGCTGTCTGGAGCGAAACAATATCCAGAAAATGACAATATGCAGCAAACAACTACTACAAATATTACAGTCGGCTCTCCGTATTGTTCTGTAGACTTGTATTTAATTAGGTCGTATAATACTGCACTCACAGAGGCAGAAGCGAGAGACAATTATATTGCTGATATTACGGATGTTGGCGAAAAATTATCGGTAATTGCAGAAAATGATATATATGATATTTATGGAAATTTGAGTTTTTCGAAATTGAAGGATATGTTGCCTATTTTAGTTATTACGGGTGATTTACCGAAAGCAAAGGGTGATAAAAAGAATGTATTAACAACATTTACTCATCCTTTGTATCCTCAATTGAATTTTGAAGATACAGGAAAGATCGATGTTCAAGGAACGTCAAGTCAGTGGTATATCCGTAAAAACTATAAAATTAAATATAAACAAGAGCACCAACATGCCGTAGACCAACTACCATCAAATGTATTCACATGGAAAGCTGATTACGCAGAATCGACATCAACACATAACACTGGTAGTGCAAACTACGTGCATACTCTTTATGGAGACGTAAAGTCGCCTCCTCAAGAGACAAATAACAAAATAAGGACAACTGTTTATGGATATCCTGCATTAATTTTCCATAAGGCAGATAGTGTTTCTGAACCAGAATTTATAGGAAAATATAACGCAAACTTTGATAAAAATTCTTTAAATGTATATGGCTTTACAGAAGACTATCCTCTCGTTGAATCTTGGGAATTTTTAAACAACACATCTGATGCCTGCTTATTCCACGGTCAGATCCAAGATAACTGGACGGAGGACTTTGAAGCAAGATATCCAGATGAATACGACGACATAAGCGCTTTTAAAGTTATGCATGATTGGGTTGTTTCAACTTGGCAGGACGGTGCAACTGGATCTGCACTTGGTGTAACATATGCCGATACTGATGGAAAAACATATACTACAGATACTGCAGAATATAGACTTGCAAAGTTCAAGAAAGAATTTACTGAACATTTTGATTTTGGTTTTAGCTTACTTTATTATGTATATACTTTCGTAATGCTAATGGTTGACCAAAGGGCCAAGAATATGTTCTTGACTAGCTGGGATAAGGTTCATTATCAGCCGTGGTTCTATGACAACGATACTATCTTAGGTATTAATAACGAAGGCGTTTTAGTCTTTGATCCGTTCTGCGAGGATACAGACAAACTTGGTACGGCAAATGTATTTAACGGTGCCACTAGTACTTTGTGGACAAATTTTAGAGAAGCATTCCAAAATGAAATCAAAGAATTATATCAAGAATTAAGAAGCAGTGGAAAATTATCTTATGATAAAATTATAGAATATTTTGTGATACGTCAGAGCGACAAATGGTGTATTAGCATTTATAATGAAGACTCTGATTATAAGTATATAAGTATGCTACGCTCAGACAATGACGCAACAAATTTATATCAAATACGTGGTACTGGTGAAGAACACTTAAAATATTTCGTTAAGAATCGTTTAATGTATTGTGATAGCAAATGGTATGGCGCAGATTACGCTGACGATTATATGAGTTTACGTATTTATACTCCATCTGGAGATCTTGCTATACCTGCAAATGCAAATATTACAGTTACTCCGTTCTCTGATATTTATGCTGGTGTAATGTATCGTGCTAATGGTATTTTGAGACAACAAAGGGCTAAGGCAAATACTCCAATCACATTTATTGCGCCGAGCGAAACATTTAATGATACTGAAACAGCCGTATACGGCGCATCAGAAATGTCATCTATTGGTGATTTGTCTCCGCTTTATTGTGGCACAGTCAATGTAAGTAAAGCAAGTAAGCTTACTGAATTAATTATTGGTTCTGGGGTTTCCGGATATTCAAATCCAAACCTAAGAGAGCTTGCAGTTGGTTCGAATAAATTATTGAAGAAAATAGATATTCGAAATTGCCCGAATTATACATCGTCATTGCAAATATCTAACTGTCCAAATATTCAGGAAATATATGCAACTGGTTCTGGAATTACTGGATTAGAATTGCCAGAATCTGGATATTTAAAAAAGGTACATTTGCCAGGCACTTTAACAAACTTGACAATTACAAATCAGCAATATATCCAAGAATTTACTCTAGAAGGCTACGACAATTTAACAACTCTTCGTATTGAAGATGCTGTTAATATTCCAGTTGAAGATATTATGCTACACGCGCCAAATCTGAATCGTATTCGTTTACTTGATGTTTCATGGGAGGCAGAGTCGGAAGCTGCATTAAAACAGACTATTGAAAAATTTAAATCATGCCTTGGTCTCGACGCATCAGGAAATAACACAGATAAAGCGGTAGTTACTGGACGTGTAAAGATTTCGTCTGTTAGCGATAAGCTTTACAATGATATCTATGAAAACTTCCCAGATCTTATTGTAGACGATAACTCAGGCACTCCATACATCATTAACTTCCTAGACCGCAACGGTAACTCGCTCTATGTAACCCGTGTGGCCGAAGGTGCGAATGCAGTAGACCCAATTGCGGCAGGATTAATTGAGCGTCCATCAGATATTGTTACAGATGAATATACTTATGAGTTTGTTGGATGGTCAACGCTTCCACAGAATGTGCATCAGCATTACAAGATTACTCCTATATATAAAATTAAATATACAATTAATTATTACAACGGAGATAATCTTGTATATCAATATGGTGCATATCAAGGCGATTCAGTTATCGACCCTGTCTCAACTGGTAAAATTGAAACGCCAACTAAAACAGGAACTTCTGATATAACGTATAAATTCTCAAAATGGGATAACCTTCCTATAAATGTGCAATCATCAGTAAATATCTATGCGCAGTATGATACATATTGGGCAGTAAGATTCTGGAATGACAATGCGTTATACATAACTGAATGGATTATTAATGGTGGAACAGTAGTGGATCCTAAACAATATTTTGAAGATTATACCGACCCAACTCGCGAAAGTACGGCACAGTATGATTATCATTTTTCTAGTTGGGGTGGTGACTTTACAACGCCAATCACTGCGGTTCGTGAATTCCATGCAGAGTATACTAGTACTATTCGTAGATATAATGTTTATTTCTATAATGGAAATGAATTAATTTATACAGTAGAAAATGTTCAATATGGAAGTGGTACATCTTATTCTGGGGCAACTCCAGTTAAAACAGGCGTAAGTAATCCAGAAGATTATGTGTTTAAGGGTTGGATTCCAGCTCCTGAAAATATAACTGGGGAAACTGAATGTTATGCTTTCTTCAAGTATACTGGTTATTTGTTCGGAAAACTGGGCGACAGTAGCCAATACGGTACGGTTGATAACCCCAATTGGAATAAAATCAATGCATATTGGACAAATATTGGCAATGATGTTAGCGCCTTAAGTAATGGTACATTGGCTACAGATGATTTTAATGCAAAATATCAAATTGGTGGCCGTATGATTATTCCAATTGAACTATCAGATGGTACGTCTACTGTTGCGGATGTTGAAATAATTGCGCATAATCATGATAATTTGGCAGATAATTCTGGGAAAGCAACTTTGACATTCTTCTGTAAGGATTTGCCACAAATTTTACAGCGTATGAATGTGTCTACTGGATCTGTTAGCGGATATAAGGATAGCTCAATGCGTGAATTTGCGAACGGAGAGCTACTTGATGCGCTGCCGAATGAGTTAAAATCTATAATAAAACCAGTACTAAAAATATCAGATGATGGTTCTCAAAATAAAAAGCTAATAACTACAACAGACTCGTGTTGGCTGGCGTCTTATGATGAAGTTGGTTTTATTAATGGCAGTTCTAACCTATCGGGCCAGGGAGAATTATACTCTGATGTTTTCTCAGACGATAAAGATAGTCGAGAAAAATATATAGTTGATAATACTGATACCGGTGGATGGTGGCTACGATCTTCAGTTTATTTTACAAATTCAAATAGTACAATGTTCTGGAGAGTCCAGAAAACAGGTGCAGCATATACTGAAATTCAAACTAACCAATTTTATGTTGCGTTTGGTTTTTGTATATAATATAGGTTCACCTATATAGGAATAAAAGGATATTTTATATATAAGGGGGTGAGCTTATGAAAGGAATGGACGCGTTTTTAACTCTATTTGGGGACATTACTGTATCAAAAATTGTTGTGTTTATAGCCGCTATTATTTTTTTGTTCTCTATATATAAAGAAGTTAAAAAGTATATAGATACAAAAATAAAAGAACAACAACAAAAAACAAAACAGGAAGAAGAATATAAAAAGAAGATCAATGATGCGTGGAACGAAACTCAAAAATACCCAATGTATCGTGCACAGAGTATACAAATACAAAGTGATTTGGAAATAAAGATAAGTGGTGTGAGAGATGAAGTGTCCAATATAATGAAGGAAATTAAAAAAATATCTGATCGTATTGCAAAAATGGAAGAGGGTACACGAGAGCGCGAGAAGAATAGGCTTAGAGATTTGTTGATAAAATATTATAAACATTACACAAGTCTTGAAGCAAATCCAAGTCAGTCATGGACAGATATGGAAAAAATGTCGTATGACGCATTACTTAAAGATTATGAGGAACTTGGCGGAAATGATTATATTCATTTAACGGTAGATCCTGCAATGAAGGAATTAAATGTTATTTATACGACTACCTTATTAGGTAATGTAAATTGATACTCGACCGACAATGAACATTAATGGAGGTTGATTGATATGCTAAATGGAGAATTTAACCCAACATGGTCAACGGATAATATCTGGAGAGAGGAAGACATGGAGCGGTGTTTGTCTAATGATCTTAATACTATCGAAGCAAATATCGCTAATTTACAGACAGGAAAGGCTGATATAGCACATACACATACAGAGTATGCTGCTGCATCAGAAGTTACAGCACTACAAACTTTGGTTGGCGATACTAGCGTGGCGTCTCAAATTTCATTGTCCGTGGCCACTAAAGCAGATATAAATCATACACATTCCGGTTATGCTTCCTTAGAGCATACTCATAATTATAACGATTTAAATGATAAACCGATCATTCCAACATCATTACCAGCTAATGGAGGAAACTCCGACACTGTTGATGGCAAACATGCGAATGAATTTGCGTCAGCTACAGATGTTACTGCGCTACAAGATCTTGTTGGGGACACTAGTGTATCTGCGCAAATTGCGACACAAATTAGTAGCAAAGCAGACGTATCGCACACTCATGATGATAGGTATTATACTGAATCAGAAGTAGATAATAAGCTTAGTGAGAAAGTGGATGCTGTAGCTGGTAAGGGTTTATCTACAGAAGATTTTACAACGGCAGAAAAAACTAAACTAGCTAACCTTTCTGAGGATGGGAATGATATTATTGTAGATTCTGCTTTGAGTTTTACTTCTACAAATCCTGTCCAGAATAAAGTAATTAATACTGCCTTATTGGGAAAAGCTGCTGCAATTCATACGCACAGCGCAGCCACAACAACTATTGCGGGATTTATGTCTGAAGCAGATAAGGCTAAATTAAATGGGATTGATACTGGCGCAAATAACTATACTCTGCCAACTGCTACGTCATCTATTCTTGGTGGTATTAAAATTGGCGGCAACATTACCAATTCTTCAGGAACTATTAGTTTGACTAAAAGCAATGTTACATCTGCTTTAGGGTATACACCACTTGATAGTGCGTCCATTTTATCTGTTGCATGTGGCGGTACGGGCAGTAATACACTTAATCAATCTGTTGCAGTTGCGCATGTTAATGTTACTTCTGATTCTGCAACTACATGTACTTATTATATATATTTAAAGATGTGTTTTTTGAGATCTTATATTGTCTTGAGTAATGATATGACTGCTGGAAATATTCTTGAAGTTTTAAATATAGCAAATGCATATAGACCATCTTCAATTACTGCGTTATCTGCATTTTCTACAAGTGCAATGATTTCTGCATATGTTAGAAGGAATATGACAGATAATACAGCACCAGCGTTCGTAAGGATTCGTAGTGACAAAGCATTATCTGCTGGAACTGCTATATATATTTCTGGTTGGTTTACGTCTCCATATGTTTAATTTAATAATATTAAATATAAAGAGCAATAATGTTGTTTTTAAATAAAACAGAGTGATTTATTCAAATTAATAATACAAAGGGCAAGCCTGAAATGATGGCTTGTCCTTTTCTCTACAATTTTGAAAGAGAAAAATTGAAAGGAGAATATTTAAATGGCTGAAAAAAACATTAAATCACGTATTGTGCATAAGCATGATACTGAATCGAATTGGAGTAAAGCTACAACTTTTATTCCAAAACAGGGTGAAATTATTATTTATGATATTGATAGCAATCATAGTTATGAACGATTTAAAATTGGAGACGGTATAACCAAGGTAAATAATTTACCATTTGCTGATGCAAATAAAGTAGATAAAATTTCTGGGAAGGGTCTTTCAACAAATGACTACACTACTGCAGAAAAAAATAAATTAGCTAGTATTGCAGAAGGGGCAAATAAAACAATCGTTGATTCTGAGCTATCTTCTACAAGTACGGATCCGGTTCAAAATAAGGTTGTAAATGCTGCAATTAATGATTTGAATACTTTGGTCGGTGACACCGCTGTTGCTACACAAATTTCAAATGCTGTAGCGAGTAAAGCAGATGCATCTCATACACACGACGACAGATATTACACTGAAAGTGAAATCGACACAAAACTAAGTGGCAAATCTGACACTTCACACACTCACAGTGCCTATGTCAATCAGAACGCTTTTTCAAATATTAAAGTTGGCAATACCACTGTAGCTGCCGATACAGCTACCGACACTGTAACTTTGGTTGCGGGGAATAATATAACTATTACACCAGATGCAACAAATGATAAGATTACAATTGCAGCAACAGATACAGTGTACACCCATCCCTCTTCCGGAGTAACTGCTGGCACATATAAGAGTGTAACTGTAAATGCACAGGGTCATGTAACCGGGGGCTCAAATCCTACTACTTTAAGCGGTTACGGTATTACAGATGCGGCGACTAAAAGTGCTCTTACTGCTGTTTCTGATCTTGTAGGTGATACTGCTGTTAGTGCGCAGATTAGTGATTATGCCGCTCCAAAGTCGCATACGCATAACTACGCAGGAAGTTCTTCCGCAGGTGGAGCGGCAAAGGTATCTGAATCTGACATTGGTATTACAACTGCAGGCAATGGTTCTGCATATACGGCAACCGTACCTGGTATTACAGCGCTCGCTTCAGGTGTAAGCTTTATAATGGTGCCTCATGTGGTGAGTTCTTCTACTACTCCAACTCTAAATGTTAATAGCCTCGGTGCTAAGAACATTAAACGCAGATTAAGTTCTATTTCGACTAGTGTACAATCTGGTTATTCTAACACATGGCTTGCTAAAGGAACTCCATTTAGAGTTACATATGATGGCACACAGTGGATTGTTGAGGGGCTAACTAAACCTGCGACGGCTGATTTGTATGGAACACTTAGTGTAGAAAAAGGTGGTACGGGAGCAACTTCGGCCTCAGATGCTCGCACTAATCTCGGCATTACTCCAGCTAATATCGGCGCGGCGGCAAGTTCTCACACGCATAGCTATTTGCCATTGAGCGGTGGGACAGTTACGGGTGCACTAACTGTAAATAAAGAATTATATAGCAATGCCGCAGTCATTTCTAAAAGGAACAGTTCCCCACAACTTATACTTCAAAACGCAAATGGGGCACAGTTAGGCTCTATTTATTCTGGGACATCAGATGGAAGTTATAGTGATGTACTAATTTCCGTAAATAGCAGTAGTTCTGACGTCGTTTACTTTGGTTTTGCTAAAAACGGGCAATTTACAGCCCCGAATAACATCTACAGTAAAGGCACTGTTGTATCTCAAACAAACTCTTACCCAGGTTTAACAATTCAAAACGCTTCTGGCGCAAATTTGGCGATGTTGTATTCCAATGGAACGAATGGAGGATACTCAAATACAGTCTTGAGGGTTTATTCTTCAGCAAGTGAGTACTCTAGTTTTAGTTTCGGGAAAGACGGTGCACTTGATTTTGGAGGAGTCCTTCGGAGTGGAAATCATACTATTAAAGGGAATTCTTATCCAGTCTTATCTTTTACGGATTTAAGCGTAAATAAAACTTTCGCTTATCTTCAACCTCAAACAAGCGCGGGTGAATACGCAGATGTTCTATTGGCTGTGAAAAACAGTAGCGGGCAATCTAATTTCTTTTTCGGGAAAGACGGCACTTTCACAGCTCCAGCAGGTATTACTACAACAGGAAACTATGTATCTATCAAGAACAATTCCTATCCCCAGCTAACCTTCTCAAACGCAAGTGGAGCAGACCTCGGAAAAGTTTTTGTTTCTACGACTAATGGCTCTTATGGAGCAACAAAAATCCGTGCCTATTCTTCTGCTTCCGTTTATTATGATTTCCAATTTTCTGGTGAAGGAACCTTCAACGCGAAAGAGTTTCAAGTAACTGGTGGGCTTGCTTATTTGATAGATTACAACTCTAACGCAGGTGTTCTCGGCCTTGGAAATACAACCTATGGCGACTTTACAGAAATTTCTTGTGATGACGATGGTGCTCTTTATATTAATGATGCTCTTCGCGCAACTGTACTGCGAGTTGATGGGACTAACGATTGGCCTTCCATGTTTTTCAAATGTAAGAGCAAAACTAATCCGGGAGTCTTGCTTCAAGCATCCTCTAACCATGGCTTTGGAATTTACTGTTATGGATCAGATTTAGACACTGCAACGACTCGCTACTTTGAAGGTTATACATTCCCTGCTCCCGCAACTGGTCTAACCGCAAACAAAAGCTATACAGTCTATAGTGAAAAAAATATAATTTATTCTTCTTCTCAACCTACTGGCGTTAAAGGCGCAATTTGGCTCAAGCCAGTCTAAAGGAGGGATGAATAATGGCAACTTTTTCAGGCGCAGCGGCATCTTCTTCAACTCTTGCCTATGCGCAAAGAAATTCAACTTCTTGGTACACAGGAACCTCTAACGGCGCAATGCAGGGATTATATACGACTGGTTCAGCGTCTTTAGGTGTTTCTCGTGTTGGTATTATGGTATTCTCTGGTTTAGGAGACGCTGTGAAAGGAAAAACAATTCAATCTATTGGCATCGCTTTCAAATGCGCGGCGTCTGGATATGATAATAATAGCAAAGTAATGGGATTATATAAAGCAAGATGGCAATATATAAATACCGGAGTTTCCGGAGCACAACAGATTGGAGATGCGCTTGGTAGCTTAACAGGCCATTTTTATAATGATACGATTGGCTTTGATTTAAATGCTTCTCAAAACACGGCTCTTTTCAATAATATGAAGAATTATTTTTCTGCTGGAAATTCTGCCCTCATTTGTTATAGTGGAGAAAGTTCAAAAGGTGGTTCAAATAACTATTCTTACAACTATATGAAAATCACCCGCGCAGAAATCTATGTGACATATCTTGATGGTGGAATTGTTAAGTATTATACTGGTTCTACTTGGCAAGACTGTACTCCATACTATTACGATGGAAGTTCTTGGAAGCAATGTACTCCTTACTATTATGATGGCTCGGCTTGGAAGCAAGTATAATTGAATTTAGTAAAATTAATAAAAATATGATTTACAGAGAGCGGTCTATAAGATTGCTCTCTTTTTGTTTAAAAAGGAGTGAAAATATATGGCGAACAAAATGCCTATTGGACAATTTGTTGCAGAACTTGAAGCTGCATTAAATAGAAAAGATGGTTATATTATGGGTTCGAAAGGGCAAGATCCAAAAAAATGGTCTAAAGATTCATGGTGGTTCACACAGTACTCTGGTAGTCAGAAGAGGAAGGCATTGTATTGGCGTGAACATGCAAAATTTGTCTGGGATTGCAATGGTATGGCAGAAGGTATTTATGAAAAGTGGTCTGGTGTAAATATTAACACTAAGGCTAGATATAATTATGCTCAGTGGTGTGATCCTAAGGGTACTGGTATGATTCCAACTTCTATGAGAGTTCCAGGTGCGGCAATATTTTGGGGAGATCGTGCTTCTAGTATTCATCATGTAGCGTACCTTGACAAACCAGTTGATACAAATAATCCGTCTGGAGATTGGTACATAATTGAGGCTAGGGGGGTTATGTATGGAGTTGTGAAAACGAAATTGTATTCTAGAAAACCAAATTTTTGGGGATTGATGACGAAATATTTTGATTATGGAAACACATCCTATACACCAGTTCCAGCACCAACTCCAACTGTATATAAACTCGGCGACCGCTTACTCAAGAAAGGATCAAAAGGAGACGACGTAAAAGAACTTCAGGCAAGTCTTATTAAGCTGGGCTATACGTGCGGCAAATACGGCGCGGACGGCGATTTTGGGTCTGATACTAAGACTGCGGTAAAAGCTTTTCAGAAGGATCATAATCTTGAGGTTGATGGCGATTATGGTTCAAAATCTCATGCCGCTATGGTGGCTGCGCTGAAGAAACTTTCTGATACGACTGAGCCATCAGTTAAGATAGTTACTATTACAGGTGGGTCTGTAAATATTCGCAAAGGACCAGGTACATCTTACGGCATTTTTAAGGTTGCTCATAAGGGTGATAAATTTGAATGTATTGGGGAAAAGTCTAACGGTTGGTTCCCGATCAAGGTTAATGGTGGGAATTACTGGGTTTCAGCAAAGTATGCTGAATAATTACATGGAGCAGTTTTAAAATTAAATTATTTATATAAGGCTCCAGCGTAAAGTTGGGGCCTTATTTTTTTATGGATAAAAAGGAGATGATGGATGTGCGAGTAGCGGGAATTGACGCAAGTACAAATAAGTCTGGCGTATCGATTATGTGCGACGGCGCATTAGAATATTACATACTTATAGATTTGCACAAAGAGAAAGATGTTATGAAACGCATTTCTATGATGATGGTGAAAATTTGCGAAATTATTAATGAATATGATGTAGATCAAATTTATATGGAAAAATCTATATGTAAGGGTGGTAACGTTGACACAACACAAAAGCTTAGTTTTTTAATGGGCGGCATTATGTTGTATTGCGCTCAAAATAAGATAGAGTTCATAAACCCATTGCCATCCGAATGGAGAAAAAAGATAGGTTTGCGCCAAAGTTCAAAGGTAAAACGAGACGAGTTAAAGGAAGAAGCAATTTGCGCGGTAAAGCAAGAATACGATTTGGATGTTAATGATGATGTTGCCGAATCTATTTTACTTGCCCGAAGTGCGTTTGATCTTCCAAAGATTGACGTTTCTGAAGATGATTTGTGGTGTTAAATTTTGAAATTACGCTGTTGATACGGTTTTTATATAGAATATTTTAATTAAAAAGGAGAAATGAATTATGAAGATTAACGAGTTTATTGAAAAGATGAATCAAAACAAAGGCAAGCTTTTAAAGCCAGAGCAGGTACAAACTTTTGTAAAGAAGGAACTTGAAGTAAAAGAATATATTAGCATTAAAGAAAAGAAGCAAATTGTAGATGATATTGTAAATGAGTGTGTTCTTTACGAAAACGGTGTATTTAAATTTGATGAAATTGATAAATACATTTGTTTTACGATGAAAACTATTGCAGCTTACACAAATATTGAATTGTCTGACAATATTGAAGACGACTATGATATGTTGTGCAAATCCAGGCTGCTTAACACAATTATTGAATCATTTGGCGGAGAATATGAAAATATAAAAGTCCTATTGCAAATGAAGTGTGATTATATTCTAAATGATAATAATATTGAAGCGCAAATTGGCAAACTTTTTGATGGCATTTTAGAAAAGCTAGACGTTTTGGTTAATGCACTTTCTGAAAAGGTTTATGAATTTGATTTCAACAACTTACCAATTGGTAAAGAAGATTTAAATAAAATTGTTGATTTTGTTAATCTACAAAAATAAGGAGTGAGTTTTATGGCGTCTACGAATGTTGATAAAATTTTTCGCCAAATAGAAAAGGATTTTGTAAAACTAGCTAAGGATGCGGCAAGGAGTGCAGCGAATAAAGCGCAGGTAGACATTAAACGAAAGGCGGACCAATTTATTGATGAATATTATAGTGAATATTCTCCAAGTTCATATAAGCGAAAGCATGCATTATACAATTTGATCGAACCTGTTTATAACGAATCAGAAGATAAAAAAGGTATTAAAATTGAATTTGGCGTTAAATACAATGCATCAAATATCGAAGACGTTCATAATAGTAATTCGTGGTATCGTAAGTCTGGTGATAGATGGGTTCCAAGATTGAGTGGGAATTTTGATTTTGATAGTCAAAATAATGGTATTCCACAGGCAGCATGGATAACTGAAAAATTTATATCCGGTATCCATCCAAGCGGCAAAATTGGTGATGATGGTGGTGCAGAATTTACGTCTTCTGACGAAAAAATGCAATCATTTTTTGATAGTGAATTAAATAATAAATTAAAATCATACATTAGCGAAGCGCTCTTAGGCGCTGTAAAGAAATATTTTTAAGGCGGTGATTTATAATGGCTACTAATAAATTTAAAGCAACGGCGGAATTATTTTTGGATACTTCTGAGGCTAAAAGTGATGCAAAAAAATTTATTGCGGATCTTAAACAACAACTAAGCAGCATAGAAACTGCCGCCGACAAAATGACGGTGTTTAAGGATCTTGTTGGATATATTGCAATGATCGATAAGAATTTGTCTAGCTTAATTGCTAATAATAAAGATAAATTTAAGCATATGTTTGATGGGTTAGATGACAATTCTCGTAGTGCGTTTGAAGATTTGTTTGGTATGTCTGGCGACAATCTTAAAAAATTAGATGCTGTACGAGAGAAACTTTCTACTCTTACTCCAAAGTCTAGTATCAAAGAAGTTCGTCAATTTGCAAAAGATTTGAGTTCTCTATATGAGGCAATTGGACAAACCCCGGATTTTAATATGGATGATTTTACTGGACGTGTAAATGCCAATTTGATAAAAACAGTTACAGATGCTTTTAATAAGTTTGAGTCGTTATGGGTAGATAAAATTTCTGGTATTGGAGATAATTTTAGTATCGGTGGAGTTGGTGGAAATGGAAATTTAAGTGAGAGTGCTCAAAATGAGATTAAAAAGTTACAAGACCAAATATCTGAATTAAAAGCTTTAAAAAAAGAACTTGATTCTATTTTACAAGCAAGCAAGGATTCTGAAAAAGGTAATGCAATAAATCTAGAAGTTGATTTATCAAACGTAGAAAAACTTATAAAAAAATATAAAGAATTAGATTCAGTAAGTGAAAATTTACAAAAAGGGACAAGAGAATATTATGATAATTTAGCACAAAGGGCAAAGGTTGGACTTCAATTATTTAAAGTCGGTGATGATGAAGGGTTAGATAAGGCATTGCTTCAAGGCGTTGAAGAAATTATATATTCTGACTCATTCGCCAATGTGTTATCCAATTTTGAAAGGAATTTCAAAAATATATCTGCTATTTATGATCAGGCTATTGTAGAAAAACAACAAAAAATTCAAAATATTAAGAATAAAGTGCTTGACGGTGTTGATCGAGGCGCAGATACGACTGAGCTGCATGATTCTGGTGCTGCTCAAAAAATAGATGCGGAATCTGATGCTTATAATAAATTGAATGCTTATGTAAAAGAATATATAAATTTGCAAAAACAATTGTCGAGTTTAGAAAGAGGCTCGGATGAATATAATGATGTGTTAAATCGCCAAAGAGAAATACAAAATAAAATTTTACAAATAAAGAAGATAAATGAAGATCAAAAAAACTCCATGTATGATTTTTTTGAAGAGATAGATGGTGGTGCGATTTTAAAACTGGAGGATGTGGTTTCGAAATTATCAAACATATTACAAATTGATATCCCACAAGGTGTTAACATGTCGGCTGAAAGTTTTGAACGAATTGGTGAATATGCGGTAAGTGCGACGGAATATATTCGAGGTATGACAGTTGCAATTGGTGAAATGTTTAATGTGCTGTCGCAACCATCTGATATTGAATACGATGTTCGTATTGCGGGGCAAAACATTTCTGTGAAAAAGGGTGGGTATAAAGAAGTATCTGGTAAAACGTCTGCAGAGAATTATCTGTCAAATATCATGCAAGATATAGATGTGGATGCACATAGCCATATGGGGATTGATTCTGGTATTAATGCACCTGACTTTTTACAAGCCATTAAAAGACAATATGCTGGATTAACAAAAATGAGTGCCGTTATTGGCAGGGAAGATATTGTTACTTTAGACCTGGCAAAAGTAAAAGCGGAAGATGCGTATACCGCTTTAAATAAACTTAGAGAAGTAACAAACGGGAAGGGGAAAGAGTCGGTTAGCGTAGAAGATTTTAATAAAATTTTGAATGATATTAATCCAAAATACGTAGATGTTGCCACAAGATGGACCCCGTCACAATTCGGAGATTTAGCTGAAAAAATATTTAATGTTAAACAAAATATGCAACAAGCAATTGACCCTGCAGAAAAGCTTAAGGGTTTATTAGTCGCAATGTCTGGTAAAAATATTGATTTTTCAAAATATGACGATTTATTAAAAACGTTGTCTTCTGATAATGCCGTAGATATTTTTAACCAAATTGCTAAAGCAGAAAATATTAAAGAAGATGGTGATTTTCTCCAAGTTGGAGATATATCAACTAGTAGTATTCAAGATGTTATTACAGACATTCAACGGCAAAAAGATGAATATGCTGATCTTAGAAGGACTGCTGGGATAACTTATGACGAAATTGCAAGTGCGGCAAAAGAATATTCTCAAATTTTTAACAGACACGAAGGTCAAGATTTTGAGTTTTTTAAAAAGTATTTTCATCCATCTGAAATAAGCGAAATTCACCAAAAATTTATGGATTTCGGCGATGGTCTACGAGATCTAGATGGCTTAACAAGAGAACTCGCAATGGATTTTGGTATTGATTTTGATGACATGCCAGTTACGGCATTACAAAGAATTGGCGACACCGCACAAGAAGTATCTAATCAATTAAAGGCGTTTTTTGATCTCGTTGATGAAATTCGGAATAAATCATTTGATGCGGCGGGTAATGCAGATGACAATCTTGAGATTGGTAAATACACTGAGCGTTTAAAGTCAGCTAAAGCGATCCTTGACGAATTTGGAAAACAGAATCAGCTTACCGCCGAACAAATGAACCAGGTTAATGACGCATTTAATGCAGCAAACACACATTTAACAAATTCAACCGTACATTATAATGGGTATGGTGATGGTAGTTATGATTATTCTTATTTTGAAGAGTATCGCAATGCAACGACGGAGAATGATGAGCTTAGGCGGCGTAATACAGAATTAGAAAATCAACTAAACAATGTTCGTAATGATACGGGTAATTTTACGACAGACAATGACATCCAAACCGAAACGGCGCAACTTGATAATCTTTTGAAAAAAATAAATGAAGTTAAAACTGCAGTTGACGCTAAAACTAATGCGTTTAGAGAAGAGGCGGGAGTTGTAGATTTATCTATTAAGCAAGAAGTTACATCTCTTGAAAATCTTAAAACTTATTTAGAATCATTGCAAAATATTGTTCAAAATCTTTTTAATGTGCCTACTAAAAAGTTCGGGCTACACTATGGTAATCTTGATTATTATGCCCGTACTGGTCAAAAAAGTGAGACTTTTTCAGATCAAAGAACGTCTTTGTCGTATGGTAACTGGGGTTCATTTGGAACTGGGATATATTATGCAACGAATCCAAATGATTTTGCTTCAATAAGTACCAATGGACAATCAGATCAGCAGAGAAATAAAAAATTTTATGCTATAGACCTAAGCAAATATAATTTATATATGGCGCAAACAAATGAACAAGCAGAGGGGTTATATAATTTTTTAAATAAATTGCAAAAATTTGTTTTGGCTTCTGCTGGGTATGATGGTTTTAATAAAGAACTACAAAATGTCGATATTAATTCTCTATATACGGAATTTCAAAATGTTTTTAAGGGTACATTGTTGTCAATAAATGGATTTGAAAATCTTATTAATAGAATGAAAACCGTAGTTCCTGCTATTAATAAAACTATGAATACAAGTTCAAATGATGTAAACAACGTCATTGACACCATGCAGGCATATCTTAGACAGTCTGATAATATCCCGACCATGTTTATGAAAGAGCTTGGGTATCAAGGTGTTGACACTCGTGGGACAAGTTTTGATGGGTTTAAACATGGGTCCGTCGTGTACGATTTAGATAGGTCTAGTCCGTATATAAAATCATTTGATACTGCAAAAGAACTTATTGAATATTATAATCAAAACCTGACTCAGACTAATAATATACAAGACACTTCATTACAAGAAATTCAAAACATCCTAAATCAAATTTATGGTGTGCTACAAGGTTTCACCGGTATAAAAGCAAAAGATCAAGATTCAGTCGAAGTGCAAAAACCGGTTGACGAAAGCCGATTAAACCAGGATAAATTTAGTGAACAAGACTTGTCTGTTTTAGGCTCTATTTTGAATGCGGTAAATGGAATTAATAGTTACCTAACGTCTAATAAATATAATCCTACATCAGAAGGTATTGATACTGATAATAATGCGGTATCAAATATATATACGCTACTGTCTTCTAGACTGTCTCAAAATTTGGCATCAGAAAGGACATTGAGCGAAGCAGTATCGCTTATTAATCTGCTATTAGATAAGAGCAAGTTAGAAAAAGATCTTACGACAAAAGCAACACAATATAATGATCCGCAATCTTTTAGGGATAATAATAAGACTGCCTTAAAAGCGCTTGGCATTGATACCAGATCAATGCTTGAGTTCTGGAGAAAAGCGAACTATAGCCGTGAAGATTTTCAGCCAATAGAAACAACTATAGAAGATGCTGTAGATATTATTAGAAGTAAAGTCCCAGAGAATATTCTTGATGGTTGGTTTGTAAAATCTGAAAGCCCTTACAAACCAGCATTAGAAAGCATTGCCTTAGCAGATAAAGATGTACGTAATGCGGCGTTAAATGTAATGTGGGACAATTACAAGCAGTTTTCGGGAAAGGATATTGATTTCAATAAATTCTTATATTCAAACATCCCAGTTTATCGCGGAAAGAATCAAGAAAACTATACAAACGATGATAAGGTACTGTCTTTTACTTTCGATAGATCTGTAGCTGAACGTTTTGGTAAACATATTCTTGAAACTGTTATTAGACCAATAGATACAATTGGCTCTTATCAGACAACTGCCGAAGGCGAAGTAATGGTTAGGAAAGATTATCTGGATGCACTTCCAGAGTTCCAGACGTGGCTTAATAATATGTCTTCTGGACTTAAAGAAAGTTTTGTACAAGCTACTTCGGCGGATTCAGATGTTGGCGGTAATTCTGATTATGCACTAGAAACGACTTTGCAGTCAGTAAAGAGTGTTCTTGAAAGCATTTTGAACAGAATGGATGTTAGCGAGGAACAACAAATTAAACCAGATGCTGCGGTATCTGAAGGTAGTGATAACATTATACCAGACGAGCAAGATGGTTCAGGATATGCGCTAGAAACAACACTACAGAGTGTTGTAACTATTTTAAATAATATTTTAACTGGAATCTCTATTAGTGATGAGCTGTCTGCATTTACGCAACCATTATCAGATGCTGTTGCTGCGTTAAAGAATGTAGCAGATGGAATTGTCCAACATCAAAAAGCACAGAAGAGTGATACCCGTGTTGCTCAAGCAAGAATCGAAGATCCTGCGCAACAAGATGTAATCCGTCAAAAAGCAATTGATACTGGTCTAAAACTTGGATCAGATGTGCAGATTGCCACTTTAGATTCATTAACAAATGGTCTTGTTAGAGTTAGCGGCGCATTCAAAAATGTTGATGGAGAGTGGGAAGGTTTTACTGTCAAGGTTAATGAGGCTAATGAAGCTGTAGACCTTGCTATTAATAAGCAATCGGCATTTGCGAAGTCATTAAATAAAACATCTGAACAAATGGCGGATGATAGCAATCCGTATGTATATAGCAAGGACGAGGTAGAAGCTCGTGCGCAAAAGCATATTGATGAATATGCTGCTCAAGGCAAAAACGCAACTGTACAATTTAAGGATAGTGGTAGATATACAATTACAATCTTAGAGGAAATTGATGGGCTGTCTAAACAGATATTCCAAACATTTGATGAAAATGACGATAAGATAGAACGTACTACCGTTACTATGTCTAATAGTCAAAAAATGAAACTGGATGCCTTACAAAAGAAACTTATCGATAATGGGCTTTCTAGTGGTTTAATTAGTGACAAAGATCAAATTTATGTTGATTATCAAAAGGCATCTGATGAGTTAAATAACATGACGGACGCTTATAGTAAGTTGGACGACATTTCAGATGATCAGATAACAAAATGGAAACAACAAATTACGTTAGTGCAGCAATTAGGGTCACAAGTAACAGATTTGATTAATCAAAAGAAACTTGAAAGTGACAAAAAAATATTCGAATCTGATAGGAGCAAAAAGCTAAGTAAATTTGATTTAGACCGAACTAAATTATACAAAGATATATCTGTTCCAGATAGCTTTAAAGGGCAAATAGATGATTCTAGAAAAGCTATAGAAACTGCAGCGGACAGTGATGCGCTTAAAGTAGCAATAAATAACTGGGAAGCTTTAAAGAATAAGATTAATGAGACCGCAGTGCAACAAGATCTTTATATTAAAAAAGTAAAAGATGTTCAAGATCCGTTTTCTCAAGATTTAAGCGCACAAGGGATTTCTTTTGATAAGTACAAAAAGAGTATTGAGAATACACTTGGAGTTACAGACGAATTAAAGACAAAGATTCAAACACTTGAAACCGAACTTAAAAGTGTTAATGATAGCGCTAGTTTATCTGAGTGGCAAAAGAAATTTGCGGACCTCCAAAATGAGATTGGTAATGCACAATGGGGGGCAAAACGAGATAAAACAGAACAGTCTAAGCGAGTTAGAGGTGAATTAAACTCTAAATTAAAAGAAGCTGGTTTGAATAGGCAAATTGAAAATCCGAATGTTGACCAGCAAGAAATATTAGATAAGCGAGATGAACTACTTAAACAGCTTGACGAATATAACATGAAGATCGGCAGTGGGCAACGAGCTGAAATATCCGGTATCGAACAAACAAAAACTGCATTGTTTGGATTGATTGATGCATACAAGCAAAAAAATAACATAGTTAATGCAAACGGAAATCCATCAAAACAGGCTTATGGTACGGCGCAACTTTTGAATCAGGGCGCAAAATACAATTCATTGGTATCTCGTGCGCAAAGCGCTGATTTAACTGGAGATTTTGATGCGGTTAAGAAGCTTACAGATGCTTATGACAAATTAAAAGAAGCTCAGTCAAAATTCAAAATTGGAGAAGATTTAACAACTGAATCTGGGAAGGCAAAAGTTGAGGCTTTTAAACAGGCTCAAATCGAGTTCAATAGATATGCACAAGAGCTTGGTAAAGTTGTAAAACAGGAAGAAAAATTAAAGCAAGATCAAGTTGATTCAAGTCCTGTTGCGGAGGATTTTCAAAACGAGTGGCAAAGTCGTAAAAAAGCATTAGAAGATTTTGTTAGTAAAATTCCAGATGCAGCAATCGGGGAGTTCGATAAGAAATTCACAAAATTAACATATACAGTCAAAAATGGAGACGGCACTTTGACGAATATGACCGCTACGTTAAATGCTGCCGGAACTGCAATTTACGCTACTGCTGGAAAAACGGAGAAGGCAACTACTGCGTTTGGTAGATTCTTTGATGAACTTCACAATAAAGCAAAAGGCATTGCAACGTATTTGATTTCTATGACTGGATTCCAAGAGATATGGCAACAGATTAGAAAAGGTGTTCAGTATATTATTGAAATTGATACGGCATTAACTGAGCTTAAAAAGGTTACAAATGAAACAGATGCGACGTATGATCAGTTTTTACAGAATATGTCCAAGACTGCGGCGACAGTTGGTAGTACAGTTTCTGAATTAACAACGATGGCTGCGGAGTGGGCAAGGCTCGGGTACTCTATCGAAGAGGCCGGTAAGCTCGCGGAGAGCACCGCAATCTTATTGAACGTATCTGAATTTGATAATGCTACGGAAGCGTCTAAGGCGTTAATTTCAACGATGCAGGCATTCTCTTATACTGCGGACGAGAGTCAGCATGTAGTTGATATTTTAAATGAGGTGGGTAACAACTACGCCGTCTCTTCTGACGGACTGGCAACAGCACTGCAAGACTCTGCAAGTGCGCTCATGGAGGGAGGTAACAACCTCGAACAAAGTGTTGCGTTAATTGCGGCAGCAAATAAAGTTGTTCAGGACACAAATTCCGTGGGAAGTGCCCTGCGTACTATTTCTTTGCGCTTAAGAGGGACGAGTGTAGATGTCCTCAAAGAAATGGGCGAAGAAACTGACGGAGTTATTACAAGTGTCAGTAAGTTACAATCAAAAATTCAAGGACTTAGTGGAGTTAATATTCTTACTGAGTCAGGTGATTATAAAGATACATATACGATTCTAAAAGAAATTGGACAAGTTTGGGAAGATATGAGCGATATAGACCAGGCTGCACTTCTCGAACTTATGGCCGGTAAAAATCGTGCCAACACTCTTTCTGCCATTTTAGGCAACATGAGTGACTTAACGAGCGCATATGAAACAGCAATGAATGCGGAAGGGTCTGCGGCTCGTGAAAATGCAACATATATGGATTCAATCCAAGGACGTATTGACCAATTTAACAACGCAGTTCAAACAATGTGGATGAATTTTATTGATAGTGATGTAATTAAGTTTATTGTAAATATTGGAACTGCTTTAGCAAATCTAATAGATAAAGTTGGAGTTTTACAAACCGCGTTAACTGTACTTTTTTCATATAAATCTATTTTTTCAAAGAATAAGATTGATTTTGCTTCAATATTGGGTATTCATGATAAAAAAAATGGATTTGTATTTGGCAAACAAGGTTTATCTAAGTCAATAGTAAATCTTGTTGGCAATATTAAAAATAAATTAAGTGGCATAAAAATTGGCGATAATATCGGTGGCGATATTGTTAACAACATTCTTAATACAGATGATATTGCAGTATCTGCTGAAGAATTTGCTAGCGCGATAAAAGATAATATTGAGAATTATGCTACGATAAATACTTCCGAAATTGATTCTGAAATAGATGATATTCAAAATAAACTTGCGACCGCTCGTGAACAATTAAATAATGCTAAAGCGGCGGATTGGGATTATTATAAATCAATGGGTAGTGTTACACCTGCCGAAGATAGAGACGCTAGAATCCAAGAAAAAACTCAAGAAGTAAAAGAACTTGAAACCCAATTAACAAATCTTCAAGAGCAGCGAAATTCTATGATGTCTTCTGTAGCCAATGATACCGCAGGTTCTATACTCGAACAGGTTGACGAGGAAAGAGAAGGATATGAGTCTATATTCTCTGTATTATCTGAAATAAAAGATGTAAAACTATCAATCGGTGATGAGCAAGACGCTGCTAAAAAAATAGATGAAATTACAGAAGCTGCCAAAAACGGTCAATCTGCATTGGCAAACTATATGCAAGGATTAGACGATAGTGACGTGGCATTAAAAGCCTATGTTGCATCAGTTGATGATGGCAATTATAGTCTTACTGGATTCCAACAATTTATTCAACAGCATAATGCGGGGCTTCAGCAATCTACTTTTAATGCGTATGCGTCGGCGGCGGCACATGCGGCATTGAATGCTGCTTTGAGTATGGGTTTATCACTTTTAATATCTTTTGTCGTATCTGGTATTTCAAAATTGATTAATGCCGAAAAAGAAGCAGCCAAAGCTGCAAAAGAAGCCACAAAAGATGCAGAAAAGCTGAGTGAAGAATTTAGTTCTTTAGACGATTATAAAAAGCAAATAAAAGAGTTAAGAAAATCACTTGATTCTAATAATTTGTCTCAGTCGGAAGCTTATGACGCAAGACAAAAACTATTAACAATTCAAGACGAACTTATTAGCAAGTTTGGTATTGAAAAAGAGGGCATAAATTTAGTAACTGGTGCTATTGAAGATCAAATAGACGCGATTGATGAATTGGAGAAAAAGGACGCGCAAGATTGGGTGTATAGCAATCAAAAGGCTATTAATGATGCCGTTAAGTATTTTGATGATGAAGATAAATTTGGAAGAGGTTTTCTTGATTTTGGAGTGGCTTTTAGAAACTGGGGAGTAACAAAAGATGTTTACAATAAGGTTGCAAAATACATTAATAGCAGAGAACATATGTCACAAAGAGGAAGAAGCAAAGGAGAGCATGATATTTATTTTGAAGGCTCGGCAGAGGAAGTTAAATCAGAAGTCGAAGCATTTGAAGAATGGCTTGATGCTTATGAGGACGAATTACGAAATGAATTGAAAGTCGAATCATCAGAATCTCGTCGCGAAAAACTAGAAAAAGACATTTCACAGTTGGAAGATTACAGAGAAGATCTCAGTACGTTTAAGAATGATAATTTTGGTGAAGGTTCAACTTATGCAACCAATAAAGCATTGATAGCCGAGGCTCAAGAAAAAACTGCAATCGCTAAATACACCGACCAATATATGGAGATACTCCAGATACAAGACGATTTCTTAGAAGCTCAAACAAAAGGTGACAAAAATGGGATGAGAGACGCATTGGATGCGTATCATGCTGCAACTGCCGCTGCGAAAGAAGACGCAACAGAATCTTATATGGATGAGTTTTTCGACGGGCTTGATGGAAAATTTGCAACCGAAGAGTTCGAATTAAATCTTACAGCCGACGATTCGGAGTTGAAGAAAAGTATTCAATCCGTCATAAATGATAGTGGTCTATCCAAACTAGACAACAACCAAATTAAAGACATGGTGTCAAGAGGTCTTAACGTCGAAGGTGCAATCGATGAAAGTGGCGCGTATACAGACGATCAGATACAAGGCTTGATCGAATTACAATCAGAGGCAGACAACGCGGGTATTAGCATTGAAACGTTAATTTCCATCCTAACAAATTTTGGTTTAATTAACGGAAAACCTGCAGAAGCAATGGCTGATAACATTAGGTCTGTAGGGAAGGCATATTCTGTGCTCTCGTCTGAAGCCGAAAAATACAAAGACATTAATGAAATATTAGGTGAATCCGTATATGATGGTGTTGAACTTTCAAAAGATCAGTACGAGGCGCTTAGTGAGTTAATTGGCTCAGAAGAAGAGTTCATTGATTGTATAGATACTAGTGACGGGTATATTGTAAAAAATGTTGAATTAACTAAAAAACTTATTGATGGCAAAAAAGAAGAACTCGCAACCGAAACTAAACTTGCAAAATCACAGGCACAACTCCAGTATTCAGATGTTATTCAAAGTATTTCTGATCAAATCGCAAGTACAAATGTTTTAGAGAATGTTAATCAAGAATTGGTTGACTCGCTCTTTGACCAGGCTGATGCACTTAGAACTATTATTAATCAATATCAATCTCTTGAAGATAGTTTATTGGGTGCAACAAATGCTTTTACCGAATTTACTAATGCACAAGACATGGATGCGCAAAATACATATGGGTCTACTATGGTTGAAATGGTCCAAACTATGTATGATGCTATTTATAAGACCGGTGAAGTTGGAACTGCACAATTTTGGGCGGCTGTTAAGGCTGCTGTTCCAGATGATATTTATGCTGGATTAATACCTGGTGATAAGCAAATTAGTGCAATTAAGAATTATTTAGAAGACAATCTGTTTGCTGATTTAACACTTGATGGAGATTCGTTCTCTATTGATTTTGATTCTATTGAGAACTTTGTTAAAAAAGCTCAATCCAAAGGATTATTTAGCGGTTCTGGTATAGAATCCTTTGGACTTTCATCAGAGTTTATGCTGAGTCTAGAAGACGGCGAAGACGCATTAAAGAAATTTGCAGATCAAATGGGTGTAACTGAGGCTTATGTTTATGCTGTATTCTCTGAAATGGATAAGTATAATGCTAATGGCGCTGGACTATCTATGTTGTTCCAACTTGACAATAGTGCGACTAGCCAGCTTACTATTTTAAATACACAACTTGAACAGGCATTAAAAACTAGAAAAGAATTAATGGCGCAAGGTGCTGATTTGACTGCAAATACTGCAGACATACGTTTTATACAGTCTCAACAGGCGGGAGTTAAAAAGCAAATTACATCAGATACTACAAAATATTTAGATATTGTTGATGCGCTTAATGATCCGACAAAAACGGTTGGCGAGGCATTATCAGAGGAACTAATAATTGAAATAGGGCTTCAAGACAAAGAAGAACAAACTGTTGAAAACGTTTTTCAGGAAATTAGTGATTATTTGCTACAATTTGAAGAGCCAACAACTTTTGATTTAGAGATTTCAAAAGAAAATGTCGAAGAAGAGTTAGAGGATCTTAAGAAAAAGATTGGCCAAGAAGAGGTTGATGCAGGTGTAACAATTGATACAGATGGTACAATGAAAGTCAAAGATGGTGTTAATAACGAAGATCTTGAGAGATATGTATCATTATATAATACGAATCAATTTATTGATGATGCCTTAAAGAGTGGTTTTACTACAACAGAAACTCTTTTGAGTGAAATTAACGAGAATGTTGCAACTATAGCGGGGGATGAGCCAAAATCTGAAGAAACGCCTTCTAATGATAGTGGATCATCTGAAAATGCCCATGGTGGTGAAGGTGGCAACTTCGGTGGAGCTAAACGTGAAGGTGGCAACAAAGTGCCGACAGATAAGCCAGTAGAATTGCCAGTAGTATTTGATATTCCTAAAGCGCTAGCAGAAGCATATAAAGAATATAAAGAAGATATTGCTAAATTTGCTGAACTTGGATTTTATCCAAATCAAACAAAATTTGGTAATATCGATACCAATAATAGACAAGTTCTAGAGTGGAATGATAATAATTTAAACAAGTACAAAAATGAGCTTATGTCATGGTATGATGATTTATCATGGGATGAGATAGTTAAAGATTTTTCTGGGACTTTGTCTACTGTTATGGGGGCAAGTAGTGAATTTTTTCCTGTTGAAATTGCCTTTTCTCCTATATTGCAAACAGAAAATGGTCCAGTCCTTCTTGATGAAAATACTGTATCTGAATATATGTATGGTATTATTGACAAAGCAGGTACTCAATTTAGTGAAGGGTGGACTGGCGAAGATTTACTTCGCCTTGATGTTGAAGGGCTTGAGATTGATGGACAAAGAATTAAAGGACTTATTGCGGACGTAGGCGATACTGCTATTCAAACTGGAGAGGCTATGCATTATGCTGGCACGGATGGCGCTATTGCTCAAAACTTTAAGTTTATAGAGGATTCTGCGAAAGAAGCAAATATGTCTGTTGAAGATATGATGTTCAACCTTGAAAAGAATGCTAACAAAGGCACTATGATATTTCCTCAAGAAATTGAGAAAACAATTGATTCTTATATGGGCTATATAAGTGAAATCAAAAAAGGAATAGCGGACGAAACATGGGGCCAAGGAATACGTATGCCCCCAGAACAAGGAGCTTATTTTAATGACCTTGCTAGTAAATGGAAAACTCTTAAAGAATTGAAGGAATCACTTGCAAATGGTGAAGATCCAAATAAAATTTTGGCTGATTTATATGGCACGATAGTACTTGAAACAGAAGTTGATGAAGATTCTGCAAAAAAAACTGGCGAGGCTGCGGGCGCAGCAGTGCAGGCTGGTGTAAATAGTACATGGAGCTTCAGCAATCCAGAAAGTTATAAGTTAACGTCAGTGGAATCATATTCGCAACTTCAAAGCGATGTTGTATCTTTTAACGACATGTTGTCACAAACTGAAGAAATTATAGGAGAAAATACTAAGGTTTCTCAAGAATATCATGATGCACTTGTTGAAATGGCAGATAGTAAAGAAGATGTAATTGCGTGCTTCGGTGATGAGACTAGCCTCGTTGTTAAGGACACAAAAGCTCTTGATAGACTTGTAAAATTAGCCAAGAAAAATACTACACAAAATATTAAACTTGCTAAATCTCAAGCAAGGCTTGATTATTATGCGTTGTATAAAGAAATGAGAGAATTAACTAATGGAACAAAAGTTACTAATACAGCAACATTAGATTATATTAATTCTCTTTATGATCAAATGTCTGCGCTTGAAAAGACTATTGCGAAATATAGTTTACTTGAAACGCAACTTCTTGGGGCTGCAAATGCGTATGAAAAATTTGCTGATGCTCAAACGGCAGATTCTGAAACAGATTATATAGGTTCTGCGGAAGATATGATGCTTGCTCTTGGACAAGCATTTAATACTGCAGAACTTGGATCTGAAACTGCACAAGCTGCAATTGCCGGATTGGTTCCAGAAAGTGTTTATAAAGACTTAGATACTGTCGATGAAAAAATGGCAGCAATTTATAGCTACTTTAAAGAAGGCAATTTGTCCAAATATTTCTCGTTAGAATTTGATGACAATGGGAATATTACAAGTGCCGAAATGAAGCTTGAAAATTTACAGACATTTATAGAAGATGGGCTAGGTACTGTTTTTGAAGGCGACGATTGGCAGCATTTTGAGTTGTCTGAAGATTTTATTAAGAGCATAGAAGGTTCTAAAGATCCACTGAAAGATTTTGCTGATCAAATGGGTGTAACAAAAGAAGTTGCATTTGCTTTTTTAGAGACTTTATCAGATCACGATATCGAATGGCTTGATGGCGATTATACAAGTCTGCTAGAACAATTACTTCCTAAGACGTTAGAAGGAGATATTTATAAAAATGTTGCGGCGCTTGCTGATCTAGAAAGACAGTTAGCTAATGGTGAAATTTCCGCAGAAGAATATGCAGAAAAATATGCAGAGCTCACAGATACTCTAAACGAAAATGGACAAGCTGCCGTAGACAATGCAACGCAATGGGTAGAGGCAAGTAAAGAAGTGGACACTGCTAAATCTAACGTAGAGCGGTTAACAAAAGAACTAAACGAACTAAAAGAGAATGGCGGTTCTGAGGTAGAAATTAAAGTTAAAACAGAAGAACTTGAAGCCGCATCAACTAAGCTATCGGAAGCATTACAGAAAAAGTATGGGTTAGAAGAGCCAACTGAGATGACAATACAAATTGCATTAGACACTATTGATCAACAAATGGAACAATGGAAAGCGGATAATGCAGAACTCACAGTAGATGTTGTTCCAAAACTAAAGCAGGATAAAGACGGGCAATGGACAATTCCCGCTAACGTTGAGGCTACTTTAAACGATACAGAGAAAGCGGCAATTCAAAATTATTTGGATTTACTAAATGATCAATATACAATAACAGTACTTGCAGATGAAAACCCAAATGATTCTACTGAAGAACTTAATAATGTTAAGACTGCTGCGGAGGCTGCGCAAACAGCTATTGAGAATATTCCAGATCCTAATATAAATACAACTAGTGCCAAGCAAGCTATACAAGGCTTGATTGATAAGATTGCAGAAGTTAAATCAAAGTCAGTATTTGTAACAACATTTACTAGAACTATTGCGCTTAACGCAGATGGGACAGCTCATAGCGGTGGTACAGCGAATGTGCGTGGTTCTGCTCATGCTTCTGGAAATTGGGGGCTTTCTCATAGTGAGCATGATTCTCTTGTGGGAGAGCTGGGCAGAGAAACAATAGTAGACCCGGCTACAGGTAAATATTATACTGTTGGTGACAATGGGGCCGAGCTTGTAGATTTACCCAAAGGTGCAATAATTTTTAATCATAAACAAACTGAAGATTTGTTCAAGCATGGTCATATTTCTTCTCGTGGTAAAATGCACGCCAATGGTACAGCATATGAAGAAGGTAATGCTCATGTCACAATATGGACAGGTGGTGCATCAAATAGCCAGCCATCTAGTTCTGGAAATAGTAAGAGTTCGAATAACAAATCTTCTAATAGTGATAAAGTAGATAAAGATATATTTGACTGGTTTGAGGTTCTTTTAGAAGAGATTAACGAGCAACTTGATTTAATGAATGCAAAACTAGAGAATGCTGTTGGTATTAGCGCAAAAAATAGTTTATTAGATCAGATTATTAATGTTAATAAGAATAAGTTAAGTACTCTTAAAAAAGGTTTAGACTTATATACGGATTATTCTAATAAATTACTAAAAGAAATTCCAGAAAAATATCGTAAGATGACTCAAGATGGTGCGGTTGCGATTGGAGAGTTTGCTGGAGACGCTGATCAAAAAACGCTTGAGGCAATTAATAATTATCGTGATTGGGCACAAAAAGTTGCAGATCTTGTACAGCAGATGGAAGAGCTTAATACAGAAATATCTACTCTTGCGAAACAAAAAATTGATAACATTGCGGAGGGGTACGACAATAAAAAATCTATTAGAGATAGTAAAATAGATCAATACGAAGCGTACAACTCTTTACTTGAAACTGATGTTGGATTTGAATCAGAAAAGATTTATCAGGCTATGATGTCTGAGAATAAATCAAATATCAATATACTTCAAAAACAACGTGATGCGATGCTAGCAGAGCTGAATAAACAAGTTGAAGCGGGAAATATTAAAAAATATTCTCAAGATTGGTATGATGTAGTTAATGACATTTCTGCTGTTGATACTGAAATTATAGAACTCAAAACAGATATAGAAGATTATCAAGATTCAATTAACGAGCTGCATTGGGATAAGTTTGATCTTTTGATAGACAAGCTTAATGCTGTGTCAGATGAAGCAGACAATCTAATTGATGTTTTGAGCAGTAAAGACCTAGTAAATAAGGATACTGCCGAATGGACTGACGAAGGTATCACCACACTTGGTTTGTATGCGCAGAAGATGGATGCTGCGGAAGTCCAAGCCAAGAAATATGAAGAACAAATAAATTATCTTAATAAGAATTGGAAGAAGCTCGGCTATACTGAGGAAGAGTATATTGATAAGCTTGATGAATTGAAGTCTGGGCAGTACGATGCAATTAAGGCTTATAATGAGTCAAAAGATGCTATTGTTGATCTGAATAAAACACGAGTAGAAGCGATTAAGGACGGTATTCAGAAAGAAATAGACGCCTACAAGGAACTTATCGATAAGAAAAAGGAAGAATTGGATTCAGAAAAAGATTTGTATGACTTCCAGAAAAGTGTAAATGAAAAACAAAAAGATATCGCAAAAATCCAGAGGCAACTCGCGGCGCTAGCCGGAGATAATTCTGCGTCGGCAAGAGCAAAACGTGCACAACTTGAAGCGGAACTTTTGGATGCGCAAGCAGATTTGGAAGAAACTTACTATGACCGTTCAGTATCCAAACAACAAGAAGCTTTAGACAAAGAGCTAGAGAATTTCGAAGATGCTAAGAATGATGAAATGGATGGCTGGGACGAATACCTAGAAAATACAAATCAAGTCGTCGCAGATAGTCTAGACGTCGTCAAAGCGAATACTGATGCAATTTATCAAGAGCTACAGGCGATGGGTAAAGAATATGGCTTATCTATAACCGAATCCTTAACTTCTCCTTGGAAGGAAGGAGAAAATGCAATTCAAGTATTCTCTGAGAAATTTGGTCTCGCCATGAGTGCAACAGTAGATGAACTAAAAAAACTTGAGCTAGAGTTCATGGAAACCATGGAGAAGATTGAGAAATCTGGCTCCACGTCAGTTGATACTGTTAAAAACAACGCAACAGGTTATCAATCAGCGGAGTATAAACCTCCTAAGCAAGAAGAATCAAGTGGCGGTGGTAGCTCTAGTGGAAGCAGCAGTGGTAATAGCGGTGGTGGAGATAGCGGCGGTAAGTCTTATCCATATGGGAAAGCATCTGAAACTAGTGGTAATATCAAGGAAGGTGCGAGGGGCAATCAAGTTAAGGCTATTCAGTATGCGTTAAATCAACTTGGCTACGGAAACTCTGGTACTAAGAGTGTTGATGGAAAATTCGGCTCTGGAACTAAGAGCGCGGTTAGAGCATTCCAGAAGGCTATGGGTATTTCTGCTGATGGTATTGTTGGTAAGAATACTCGTGCTAAGTTCAGAGCAAAAGGTTATAAATTTGGTACTACTGGGGTTGACACAGACCAGTTTGCATGGATTGACGAAATGGGTTTGGAGGAAATTGTTCTTCACGCCCAAGATGGTAAACTTGCTTATCTTACAAAAGGTAGTGCAGTGTTGCCACATAGTATTTCGGAAAATCTCATGAAACTCGGGCAGCTAGATCCACAGTACATGCTAGACATTAATAGACCACAAGCTAGTGTAAGCCCAAGTATTATTAATAATACTATGGAATTAAGTGTTGATAATAGCATCGGAACTTTAATTTCAATTGAAAACTTTGATGGAAATAATCCTGATGAGATTACAAAAGTTGTTAATAAGGCTCTTGAGCAGCATACTAAAAATCTTAATAATGCACTTCGCAAGTTTGCGAGATAATTATATAAGAGAGGGAGAGAAATCTTCCTCTCTTTATTATATTTAAGTAATAAAAGGGAGGTAGAATAGAACATGTCGAGTTATCATACCTCGTTCAATTATTTAGGTAAGAATTCATATAAGGATTTTAACCTACAAATAATTCATTTTGATAGTGGAGACAGTGGAGAAACTGATAGCTATATGTCGCAGGAATCTATTTATACAGATTCTCCACGTGGTACAAAAAGAACAATGTATGGAAGTAAATATTCTGATGTTGCTAGATTAGATATAACAGTTATGAAACCTGACAGCAAAGAATTTGGTATTGAAAAAACTAGAGAGATATATAAATGGCTTACAGGTGCAACACAATATAGCTGGATGGATCTATATATCGGCGATGAGGTTAAATATAGAATGTTATGTTTTGCGCAAAATGTGCGCCCGTATAAAATAGATTCTCGTATTGTTGGATTTATTATTACTATGGAATCTAGTTCCCCATGGTGCTTTTCACCGCTACAAACTATATCACAAACATTGACTGGTGAAGAAACTTTACAAATTAATAATTTGTCTGACGATATGTATATTTTTACCACAATGAATACAATATTCAAAAACACATCGGGGAAATCATTGATTATTAACAACAATACATTAGGTGAAACAACACAAGTTAATAATTTAGCTACAAATGAAGTTGTAACATTATCTGATAATTTAATGATAACTTCAGATAAACCGTCGCGTATTTTTGGAAGTGATTTTAATTATATATGGCCTCGGCTTAAAAGTGGAATGAATAATTTTACCATTACAGGTAAGGGTGACATTACATTTCAATATATATATTGTATAAAAGTAGGAGATTGCGTTAGTGGATTAAATGCGAGTTCAGATCCTATATGCGACGAGTCAGGCAAGATAATTTTAGACACACTACCATGGGCAAGAATTTCAGATACACCGTCTACTTTAAGTGGATATGGCATAACAAATGCATACACAAAGTCTGAAGTAGACAATAAAATAGCAAACGTAACTGTTAAAAATGTATACACAAAAGATGAAGTTGATGCATTGATTGCGTCTGTTCAAATTGATATTGATGAAAATAAACTTAATGCGATGCTTACAGAAGTGCTTGGATAAAATGAAGTAGTTAGAAAGGAGGGAGGCGTATGAGACTTCCTAAAGACTTGTTGTCGGGGAATTATACCAGACCTCGGCTCTTTTTATGTGAAACTAATAAAGATAAGATTACTCAACTAGATGTCACAAATTTAAATGGTAGCTTTAAGTTCAATGCTTATTCAGAACTGACATTTGAAATTGCACGAACTTATAATGATTTAATCACAGGTGAAATAAAAGTGTTTCCATATTATGATAAAGTCGAAGCTTTACGTTTGCTTTACCTAGAGAACTTTGGTTATTTTGAAATACAGGGGCCAGAACTAACTGGGGACGGGATCAAAGAAGCAAAAAATATCACCGCATATAGTTATGAGTATGTTTTGTCTACGAAATACTTAGAAGATTTTTATATAAACCAAGGTACAGTTGAGTCATTAGAGGTACTGAATGCGGACAATCCAGATAATATTATACCAATTACATTATATAATCCTAATAATACAAAACTAAGCTTACTTCATCTAATTCTAGAAAAGGCGTATGGGTGGTCTATCGGTCATGTAGATTCTTCATTACAAACTCTTAGTCGTCAATTTGAAGTAGACAGAGAATCAATTTATGATTTCTTAATGAATGAAGTTTGCGAAAAATTTAATTGTTATATTGTATTTGATACTATCAATAACACAATCAACGTTTATGCTGAATCATTAACTTCAAAGTTTATAGGTGATGGCGCAACAAATGTATTTACAATTTCTCCACCATTTTCTCAGATTGGTACGGTTTCAGTGGACGGATATAAAACAACTAGATGGGAATATAATTCAACAACCGGGGCGTTGACTTTAGAAGATATTCCTGTGTCAGGGGCGCACGTTGAGGTTGTTGACGGGGCACTAACCGAATGGGAAACTGATGTATTTGTAACGTTTGATAATCTTTCGCAAGAAATTAATATCAACTATGATGCCGACAGCATAAAAACGCAATTAACGGTTACTTATGGTGACGATTTAGATATCAGAGAAGCTAATATGGGGCTTCCATATATAACAGACTTATCCTATTACTATACTGTTGATTGGATGGGGCAAGAGCTATATAATGCTTATACTGCATATATACAGAAAAGCAATCAATATCAATCTGAATACACTAATAATTCTCAAAAAATGTTGGAGCTTGCAGGCTATATTGATTTTGAAGAAAATAGGCTCTCGTTAGAGTACTCTATAGCTAATAGTGTTAATGAAACTACAATTGGCACTTATTATATTCGCGGAGGCACAGCACCAAATTATTATTATACAGAGGTTACATTGCCAGCAGATTATAATGTTAATACAACATATTATAGTATGGATACGGCAAATCTAGATGAAACAAAAGTTGAGAATTTATATGCGGTGTTAAAGAAGTATTTTAATAATGAATCAAATTGGGCGGAAGAACTAGATAAATTGTCTACTGATTTTAAGTTTATGGAAACTTATACTCTCACATATCTGAAAACCGAATTGTCTAAAGTTACTGATAACCGAACAAGTAATCTTGAAGTAGAAAGTGCGATTAATAATTTCCTTGCAGAAATGTGGGAACAAATAGGTAGAACACCTCTTAAATCTTTGTATTATGAATCATATAAGCAGGTTCAAATTACTAATATTGAAGCAGGCTGGTCGCAAAGTGATAGCAACAATTATGGTTATTATTATCCTGTTGTATTATATTTAAATTCTATTGAGAAAGCTATTGCGGCGCGGGAATCTTCTATCGCTATTTATGAAGAACAGTATAATAAAATTCAAAAGTCAAATTCAGATATTGCTAATGGTCTTATAATGGAGAACAATTTTACAAAAGATCAATTGATCCGCTTAAGTGCATTTATACGAGAAGATGAGCTCAAGTTAGATGATATTGTTGAAACTGAATACACAACAATAGTCGAGTCCTTCCAGCTTAAGCAAGACGCTATGGAGTCAGGCAGGATTGAATTGCAGAAATTATGTCAGCCACAATTACAATTTTCAATGTCTATGGCAAACATATATGCGTTGTCAGAATTTGAACCAATTGTAGATCAATTTCAGCTCGGCAATGTTATTAAGGTTGGGTTGAGAAGCGATTATGTTAAACAGTCTAGACTGTTGCAGGTTGATATTAATTTTGATGATTTTAGCGACTTTTCATGTGAATTCGGTGAGCTAACTAGTTTAAGAACTCAATCCGATATTCATGCAGACTTGCTGTCGAAAGCTATAAGTGCAGGCAAGTCTGTAGCAACCAATGCAAGTTATTGGACAAAAGGTTCTGAACAGGCTAATAGTATTGATTTACGGCTTGAAGAAGGCTTATTAAATTCTATTGAGGCACTTAAAAATATTGATGGGACTCAGAATGCATATATAGACAAGTATGGGATGAACAACCGTCCCCTTATGTAGTAATACATAATGAAAAAACGTACTTAACTGCTGGAAACTCCTTAGAGGTGTATTACCACAACGTAGTTGAAAACGACAAGCGTGATGGTTCAAAAAAATACACATTGGACAATCAGCAGCCAAGACTCTAAAATTTTCTAATTATTTTCCAAATTTTTAACAATACAAAATTAATGGTAGGAGGTGATACCATGAAAAATACATATCAAGCGTTTATACAAAACATCTTAAATACTCGCGGTAGATTTAATTGTGGAGATGAGTATCATGAGTGCCACCATATAGTTCCACGGTGTATGGGTGGTACAGATGATTGGGAAGGATTTGTGGCGGCTCAAAATGGGACAGGTATAAATAGATCGCATATAAGTTCTTGTTGTAGTGGCAACAGGCAACACGCGGGTGGATATAGATGGAAAATATTAGATGAAAATTATGAGTAAGGTTCAACGGCCATTACATATAACGGTATTAGGAACAAGCGTTCCGAAATGGTACGCCCCTGTTTGCAGGGTGAAGATATGGTCTGCTCTCATATGAAAGTATGAGTGTTGTAGAACAGCACATAAGGATTAGCGAACCTTATGAAACATAAAGGACACTTAGAGGCAGTAAACCCAGATACTGGCGAAGTTGGTGACAAACGTGTTTGGCTAGTCAACAATCAAATAGTTTTCACAGATGATGGGTTTAAGACAAGTAAATCTGTACTTGGTGAATTTACTGTTGATGGAATTACATATTATGGTTTGTTGGCACAAGCCGTAATCGCGGGACTAGTGGAAGGTAGTTCTATTATAGGTGGAACAATAAAAATTGGCTTACAAGATGATGGCAGATATGCATTTGAGGTACATGAAGATGGATCTGTCACGATGAGTGGCGGCAGCTCAATTGAAGGCTACGCTAAAGAAGATTATGTAAAAAATGAAGTTGAAAAAATTCAAAACCAAGTTGACAACATTAATACATCAAAGATGTACAAAGTAGAAATTGTTTCAAATAATTCAACAATTATTTCAACTTCAGAAGACAAAGCAACATTGACTTGTAAAGTGTATTCTTGGGATTCTGATATTACAGACACACTTGATACAAGTCTTTTTAATTGGAAACGAGTTTCTACCAGTACAGAATTGGATGATATATGGAATGCTATGCCAGAGCATAAAGGTACAAAATCAATAATTATTGATGCAGATGATGTATATTATAATTCAAGTTTTACTTGTGAAGTAGATTTGCCAGAATGAAAGGAGGAGTTATATGGCTATTAAAACATCGAATCAAATTACATTTACAGAACAAAAAAAGATTATAGAAATTAAAGAGTGGTATTTGGCAACAAGTAAAAGTGAAAATGTAACTAGAGATACACAAGGCTGGACTACAGAAATACAAACTATAAATATAGATAAAAAATATCTTTGGAATTATGAAGAGGTCATTTATAGCATTGGCTCCTCTGATCTTTCCGATCCAATTATTATAGGGTTTTACGGGAAGGGAGATGACGGTAGGAGCATTTCAAATATTAAAAATTATTATTTAGTTACTCAAACACCTGAACTTCCACAAAATCCAAAATGGTTAGAAAAAGTACCTCTATTGTCTCCTACTGATAAATATTTATGGAATTATGAAGTTATTACATATACTGATGACACTACTACTAAAACGGATGCTGCAATCATAGGAGCATACGGAGACAGCGGCACAGATGCGGTTGATTTTCAAATTTACTCTGTTGACGGGTTTGAATTCTCTGATGAATTAACATCAATTGAATTAAAAACAATTGCATTTCAGGCAGGAGAAAAGATAGATGAAAGTAAAATGAAATATCAGTGGAAGTGGTGGAATGATGAAACTGGAAAAAACGGTAAATATGAAGAAATAATAGGGGCAACGTCTTCTACGTTAAAAGTTGACAAAAATGATGAATATGCCTTTTCAAGTATTAAATGTGAAATGAGATATGATGGACTAACGTATGAAGATTATGTTTCACTAACAGATAAAACAATTTCTTATGCAGCTGTTGTAAATTTCTTCAATGGTAGTAATATTATTGCGGTGGAAAAAGATTATTTAATTATGTATATTGAATTATATAAAAACAATGCGCCAGAGGAAGTATTATATAGTAAAAATGTATATAAGTCAGATAATAATAAAGTAAATGGCAATACGATTACTACAGACATTAGTGATAAATATTTTGAAGGAGATATGGTGTACTTTGTTTGTAAAGAAATATATGACGGTATAATTGAGTATAATATTATTCTTGGAGAATATACTTCTAATCATTGGGAAGTTGCCAAAAAAAATAATTATATTTATAAAAATGATTTATTCACGCATCCGGAATCCCCGGTTATCTTTGTTCCAAAGGAGAAAATATCTAGAGCATTAAATATAAATTGTAGTGTGTCTAAAAAGGATGACAAAAAAACAGTTGTGGCAAAAACAAGCGCAGTTGTAATGGACTTAAATGATCCGATTGTTAGCAATTCAGAACCTTCTAGTCCACAAAAGGGACAATTGTGGTTAGATACATCTGTGTCACCAAGTATATTAAAAATGTGGGACGGAAATGGTTGGGCTAATTCTGGATATCAAAACGGAAACGTCGTGTACACATCTCAACCAAACAATGGATATTCAAAGGGAGATCTATGGATACTTGCAGATGGAGAAAAATGTGGCAATTATGGACCAGGAAATATGCTAAAAGCTAATACAACTTCAAGTACCTTTAATGCATCACATTGGGAAGACGCAATGGAGGAGCGTACCGAAATACTGAATAATGTTAAGCAATATTTTTTATTTAATGCTGATACGGGATTAAGGATTGGACAGGCGGACGAAAAATTTTATGTAAATATTAGCTCTACAGAAATGGGATTTTATGATGCATCTAGTGGTACGGCACAAAAGGTTGTTAGCATTAGTAACCAATCTGCAACAATTAAAAATCTTACGGCAGAAGATGGTGCAACATTTAATTGTGAAGTAAAATTTGGCGACTTTGTGTGGAAGATAGAGAACAATGGAAGTTTGTCATTAGCTCTTGCAACTTGGTAAACAGAAAGGAGTGATAAATATATGGCAGAGATTTATTTTAGTAAATCTAGTCCTCGCACTGATAATGGGGGCTATTTGCAAGGTAAGATTGTTTATTCATTTAATCAGTCAATATCTGATAACACCTCGTCTATAACATGCACTGTTTATGTAAAGAAAGATGCAGATAATTATAAATTAACTCAAACAACAAATGGTACTTTCAAATATACATTGAGTGTAAATGGAACTAGCGTAACAGGTAGTAAGAAACTTGAAATTTTAACTTCATTTTTGGCAATTGGGTCGTTTACAATGACTATACCACATAACAATGATGGTACAAAAATATTTAATATTAATGGAAATGTAACAATGACTAGCAATAGCTCTAGTAAGTTTTATGGGAAAAAGTCTTATATAGATACAAATATAGAGCTTACAACTATTCCTAGAGCGTCTATAATAAATTCATTATCATGTAGCACATCATATTTTGATGGGACTTTGACATATAAATATACACCACAAAGTTCAAGTTATTATAATAGATGTAATATATCATTAAATATTAATAACGATTTTATAGCAGTTAAATCTATTAACCTTGGTGCAAAATCTGCATCACAGCAGACAGCGACCGTAATCCTATCAAGCAGCGAACTTTCTACGATATATAAAAATTTGCCGAGTGACACAAGCGGAACATTACGATTTACTTTCAGAACGTATTTTGATTCTAGTTATAGTACGCAAGTTGGAGATGCGTCATATAAAGAGGTTAAACTTACTATCCCAACCTCAATAAAACCGTCAATTGGCACAATAACTCTAAGCCCAGTCAAAATTACTACCGCAGATGGGACTCCAAGAAATATTTTAGTAAAAGGGAAAAACAAACTTAACATATCAGTCTCCGGGTGTGCTGCAGGGACTGGAAGTTCTATTGTGTCCTATACATTCTCTGGGCAAAATATATCTTCAACCGTGTCGAGTACTTCAGCAAGCGCTTCCGCAACTAGCAACACAATGTCTGCATCTGGTACGTTTGCTTATACGGTAACGGTTAAAGATAAAAGAAATAGGACTGCATCAAAAACAGCTTCTATTACATGTTATGATTACAATTTTGATGAACTTAAATTTTCTTCATTTACTGCGTATAGATGTAAGTCAGATGGTACAGCAGACAATAATGGAACATATATAAAATATAATGTTAAAATTAATTACCCGTCTGTAAATAGCACGAATACGGGTACTGTAAAAATATATTACAGGGAAAACACAAACACTAGTTGGATTGCTGCTGCAAATGCACTTACAAATAGCACTAATAAATCTATCGATGGATTTATTAGCAATAGCAGCGGAAATAAGATTAGCAACTTTAAGGCGAATTCAACGTACCTAGTTTATGCGGTTCTTGCAGACAATTTCAATCAAAGTGTAAAGTCAACTACTATTACTATATTTGGCGCATCCCGAATATTTAATATTAGAAAAGATGGCTCGGGGGTTGCATTTGGGAAAATGGCAGAAAGCGATAATCTTTTTGAAATTAAATGGCCACTGCAAGTCGATAATCAAATAACTTTTGGATCGGGAACACAAGGAAGGATGTCTTGCGTTGATAACCAGGGTACGAATGTTGTATACATTCAAACGGGGCAAAATATTAGTGGGGGAACTACAATGGTACTTGCGATGCACGCAGGAGCCCAAGCAACTGGCACAGATTCACCATCAGTATATATAGAAAATCCTTCAAACAATGGTAAAGTTAATTTAGGGTCAAGTGGCCGCAGATGGAATCAGCTTTTCGCAACAAATGGTACAATATCAACTTCTGACAGAAATGCAAAAACGAGCATTACTTACATGTCGGATACACAAGAACAGTTATTTAATAAATTGCGTCCAGTTACATTTAAGCTTAAAGATGGTTCAAGCGGACGTACACACTATGGATTTATTTCTCAGGATGTAGAAGACTCATTGGGCGAGCTTAAACTTACAGGAAAAGATTTTGCAGGCTTCTGCAAGGACTTGTGTGTAGATGAAAATGGAGAGGCTATGCTTGACGAGGAGGGCAATAAGATATATGATTACTCGTTAAGATATTCTGAGTTCGTTGCACTTAATACGCATATGATTCAAAAATTACAAAATGAAATTACCGAATTAAAGGCAGAAATTGCAGAATTAAAATCAACAACATAAAATTAATTTTAGGGATTGCACGTAAATGTGCAGTCCCTATTTTTTTTGTTTTCGTTCCTCTATATAGTCTTGTAATATCTTATTTACCAATGAATTTACTGTTCTTTGCTCTTTATTCGCAATCATTTCTAGCTGTATTTTTGTTTCTATTGGAACACGTAGTGTAAGTCCTATTGTTTCTTTCTTCACGAAATCACCTCCATTTTCTATTATATATAAATAATTTTTGAGTGCAAATGAAGCACTCCCCTTCTTAGACTTTGATAGGGGAGTAGTATTTTTAAATATGCGGTATAACTATTTTATCATCATGTTTCATGTTCAAAAATTGCAAAATGACATTTCTACTTTTATTATTATTTTTCTAGCAAATTGATAACATCCTTAATAGATATGTGCTTCTCACCTATAATGTCAAATAGTTTTTTCATCTCTGTATTTTGTTGTCTGGCAGTTTCTTCAAATAATATTGTGTATAAATTGTCCAATTCTTGTTTTAATTGAGTAAGCCTTTCTTCTGTACTAATAATTTTCTTTTGTGTGTCTTTTATCCTTTCGTAAGTAGTTTTGCTCCTTCTTGATCTTTCTGCCATATGTGTACTCCTCCTTAAAATAATATTTTCTTTTTATAATAAATACTAGATATCCATTTTTGTATTTTAATAATAAGAGCAATATTAACATTGTTATTATGCACCCTTGGGGCGTCATCTATAATAATGTTATTTTCGGCATCATGAATTAATTTATTTAAGTCTACAACTCTATATCCATTGTGATACCCTTCATTCTCAACTAAATAACCCTTTTCTATAAAATTTTTAAATATTTTCTCATAGTTTGTTCGACTAATATGATGACCACAGAGTCTTACATAGTCTCCAGCTTTTGATATCATAACTTGTTCTGGATTTTTCTTTATATATTTAATAGTTGCATCTACCACAAGTGTTTTATTTGTTTTTTTACACATAATATAGTTTGTGCACAGCTCGTGTAAGTCTCCTTTTAAAAATATATCAACACCTCCATCTTCATGGACAACTATATGGTCTACAATTGTAGCTATTTGTTTTTTAGTTATATTTTTAGTGGATATAATATTATCAAAAATTTCTAGCGCATTATTTAAATCTTTTCTGATCTCATTGCCACTTAAGATTTCTTTTCTTTTGTCATCTACTTGTGTTGTAAGTATTTTTATTTCATTGTATTTCTCATTAACCATATTTGAATAAGTTTTATCTATTATATCACTCATAGATGGATTTGCTATCATATCTTTAATTTTTTGTTCCAATAATGCCTTTACTTCATTTTCTGCTTTTGCTAAATTTTTTTCTAAATCTTCTATTACGTCTCCTGTTTTTTTAGAGCAGTCACGTTTAATTATTTTGTCTAAATCTATAATTGCTTCAGACAAATTTTCTCTACAATGTTCTAAAAAATATACAAGTGTGTCTTTTAATTCATTTTCGCTGACAATATGGCTTGTGCAATGTGTTTTCCCATATATATTATAGGTCTTACATATATATTTTGTGTTGCTGCTATTTCTCGTACCACCGCCTGATGTCATTTTTACACCGCATGTAGAGCAGTACAATTTACCAGCGAATATATTTGGCCTTTTTCTATCTTTTTGTCCTCTGTAATTATCTCTAGAGCGTTCAATAATCATTTCTTGTACTAGTTTAAAAGTTTGCTTGTCTATAATTGGTTCGTGCGCATTTTCAAATCTAATAAGATTTTCTTCAGGTTGAAAAATACGTTTTCCATTAATGGTCCTCCTTTTTGTTTTACCAAGGGTCAATGTCCCAATATAAAAATCATTGCGCAACATATTTAGAATAACATTTGGTGCCCATTTATAGCTTATCTTGCCTTTATATGTTTGCCCTCTACGTTCCATTCTTTGTTTGGTTATCATTGTACTATTTGGGACACCTCTTTCTGTAAAAAGTCTCGCTATGTACAATACTCCATAACCACTTAAATATAAATCAAATATTTCTTTGACATACATTGCACATGTTTCATCTATATGATATGATCCTTTATTAAATAAATCTAGTTCATAACCATATGGTACATTACTAACATACCTGCCTTCTTTTTGCATAATATCGATAGCTCTTCTTACATTTTTGCTGGTGTCTTTAACATATCTTTCATTAATCCATGTTGTAATCCCAACTGTTTCATGGGAAGATTCATTCCATGTATCGTAATTATCATCTATTGCTATAACACGCTTCCCTGATTCTTCTATATTCTCTAAAAATAATTGGACCATTGAATTACGTCTGCCAAGACGAGAAAGATTTTTTACGATTATTATATCAACCTCGTCATTATTTAAAGCAATTTTAAGTCTATCAAAATCTGGTCTATCCATTGTATATCCGCTAACACCATCGTCAATATAAAATTTATCTATATGTATTCCATGTTGTTTAGCGAATTCAATTATAATTCTTTTTTGATTAAATATTGATGAACTTTCATCATCTCCATCGTCTCTAGATAATCTGGCATAGCCCACGTTTATCCCCAAATATATCACCTCTTTTATCATTGTTATATTTCATTAATATCATTGTAATACAAAAACAGGCTATTTTGCAAGCCTGCTTATTAAAAAATTTTGAATGTTCTTTTGCGGATTTTCTTGCCCTGAGATTATTATATGAACTTTATATTTATCTTTATATTTGTTTCGCATGTCTAGAATGTCCTGTTTTGTACTGTTTTTAGGCATGGATATTATAATTACTGATTTCTCCATGCGTCCTCCTATATGAAAATAGCGGCGATCACTAAATCGTCGCTATTGATTTGTTTTAGTTAAAATGTTGTTCTGTCATTTGCAGCCATTGTAATTGTATTTTTAGTTACATAGTCGTTTGTGCTGCTATTTGTACAAGTAATATATGGTGGCCAATTTTGAGAAGTATCATATGTCCACCATGACGGTGGAGTATTAGTAGTAATATTTGTATCCTCTTCGTGCGTCTCGGTAACAGTCTTGCTGACAAGCTTACCTTCCTTGTCATATTCATATACAGTTTCAACGATGTCGCGTTTAATCATATGTTTGTCCTCCTTATGCTTTACCTGTGCTGCCAAATCCTCCGCGATCTGTGTCATCAAGTTCATCGACTTCAATAAATTCTACGACGGGCTGCTTCTTTTCAATCCTGAACTGGCAAATTCTATCACCTTCATGAATTACGGTATCTCGCATTGCCAATGCAGGGAATCTCCAAATGTCATTAGTCCCTGAATAAGAATTATCGATGACGCCATAGGAGTTAGTTTGTAGTACTCCAAAGTTCTTAAAGGTAGAACTGCGAGGGACAATATGTGCCTCATATCCATCTGGCAGCTTCATTGATACCCCAAGGGAGATTAACCTATAATCTCCCATTTTCATCTCAACAGTTTCTGCAGCGCGAAGGTCATACCAATCGGATTTGCCCTCAATATTCACAATCTTATCAATGTTGGGGTTGTGGTAAATGATCTTGATCTGTTCCAATGTACTTACCTCCAAAATTACATTAAATATTATTTGTTGCGGAAATATCTTCAATAGATAATTCTTCAACCTCTACATTTTGAGTTGGAACTACTAGTGCTTGTGCGACAGGGTTTGAATATGGATAAATCATTGTCATGTCACTTGTATTAACGCAAATTTCACCTGTAGCACACTCCGTAACCTGACCTGGATATAGCGCCTCGTATGTTTCTGCGTCGCTGAGTTTAGAAATAACAAACTTGTTTTTTGATGTGTTTGTTAGCGTAATACGCCAACCGCTTCGGTTGTCAAAATCATTAATAGCTGTGCAATTTAATGAAACACCATATTGTGCCAACAGACTACATTCTTTCAGAATAAAACCATATGTGGGAGCTTGCGAACTTACAACGCCAGCATTAAATACAAATGTTTCATGAGGTTCAAGTACACGATAATCTTCGTCGAAATAAATATAAACATCAAACCCCATATTGTCGTTACGCCTAGTTGGAATCTTTGCCTTTGGATAAATTTTTGCAAACTTTACATTAATATTCATATCACTTACCTCCAAAATTACATTAAGAAATTAATAAGTTCTTTGAGACTTGGATAATTGTCGATATTAAATTCGTTGTGTACGTCATTATTGTCATAAACATAACAACCATAATCTTTGATATACGCATTTCTGAGCTGCATAGCCTTATCAAGAGCGTCGTCAACTTCCTTCTTACGAGCGGCTTTTTCTGCTAGCTTCTTTACTTCTGCGGCCTTTTTAGCTTCTTCCTGCTGCTTCTTATAACAGTTCAGCTCACAGTTTGCTCTATCCTGTACATTGAAATATTCTTTGCCGCAAATACCACACTTAAATACCTGTTTAGTATACATCTTGTTCTCGTTATTCATAGTTTTCGTCCTCCATTAATTTTGTATTATTAATTGCATTTGCTATATCCGCAATTTTTACATGTCACACATCCGCCTTCAAAAATTACTGGCTCACCACACTCTGGGCATGTGGGTTTAGTATCTTGTTGAACTTTGACCAGTTCATTAATTGTGTCAGTACTAGTTTCCTCATATTCGTCTTCGCCATCTCTGACTTCTTCTTGCATCTCTCTCCACATATCAAGAATGGCATTTCCAACAGCCATTGGACAACAATTACCATTTGACGTATCATGTTTTGTAGCTCTACGAACAGCATAGGATGGACAAGTACCACAGCTACTCAATTGATCAATAATACTTTGAATTGTGCATCCAGACCTTGCTGCTAAAGAGATCATCCTACTAAGACCAACCATGAAGTTTGCACACCCTCCGCTTGAGCCTTTGCTAAGATAGGTTTCCATAAGATCACCGGTAATTGGATCAAAAAATGCTGTGCAGTGAAGAGAACCACAACCAGTTTGCAGTTTACGTTTCTTGCCAACACAATCATCAGACGCTGACACAACAAACCCACGCGGAAGCTCTTCTAGATTTATAGAGTTATCTTTTGAGGTGCTACTGTCTGTTGAAAGAATTGGAACTCGCTTACACCCGTCTCTAAAAATTGTGATGCCCTTTAGTCCGGATTGCCATGCAAAAATATATAAATTTGCAATATCCTCTTTTGTTGTAGAGTTTGGTAAATTAACCGTAGAACTAATTGCAGTATCAATATGCTTCTGCATTACTGCTTGAGTTAATACCCTATCTTTCCATGGGATATCGTGAGACGCCACAAAATAATCTGGGAGTGTGTTTGTATTATTTACTTCCATATATTCTCTTGCACCACGACAATACACATCATAATAAGTGTCTTGTCCGTCAGTCATTCCAACAGTCCTGCGTGTAAACTTCATTGCAAATTCGGGCTCACATCCACCAGATTCGCCTACAAGCGTAGCGATGCTACCGTTTGGTGCAATAGAAAGCAGTGAACAATTTCGTAGCCCGTATTCCTTCATTTGGTCAATTTCATCTTGTCTAAAATGATTTTTAATAATATCGCTATCCCAAACACATTCTTTATACTTTGGAAAGCACCCAAGTTCTTTAGAAAGGTTATTGCTTTCGATTACTGCGGCCCTAAACATCAATCCAAATATATCGTCTGTAAATTTTAGAGCTTCTTTATTACCATATTTGTATCCACATTTCATAAGCGCAGTAGCATATCCAAAAATTCCAAGCCCAATATTACGATAATTCCATGACATTTCTTGCTGCTCTTTTAGTGGATGTCTGCTGTAATTTTCATCAATTAGTTTATCTAAAGTTCGCACACCAACTTTGACTGCATGCACAAATGATTCAGTGTCCAAATAAGCGTTTGGTGTGTATGGATTTATAATAAAGTTTGATAGATTTAGTGATGCAAGGCAGCACGCGCCGTGTTTTGGAAGTGGTTGCTCACCACAGGGATTACAGGTTTCAATCTGATAATCATCGTCATATTGCATAATATTATAATTTCTAAATTTATTCACAAACAAAGCGGCGGGATCTGCCCAATCATAACAATTATCAACAAGTAATTTGAAAATCTTAATTGGAATGACATCATATTCTATAATGTGGCCACTGTAGTTTCTTTTTTCATGAAGAATAACAGTTTCTCCTGTATCATAGAATTTCTTTACTGCGTTCATGAATTCATCATCAATTTCAAGAGACAAATTCGCCTTTTCAATTTCTCCTTCTTTTGATTTAATTAGAATAAATTCTTCGGCTTCTTTATGTCTTGCATCTAGGGAAATCATAAGCGCACCCTTGCGACTACCACCCTGTGATGTCCCAGCAGTTACTTCGTTATAAATCTTCATAAATGGGATAATACCGTCTGAAGTATATTCTTTTCCAATAGGTGTCCCTTTTGGGCGAAGTTTTGTAAGGGAAATTCCTTGACCGCCTTGATATTTGAACGTAAGTCCAATATTCATTGCGGTTTGCATAATGTCTTTGTAGTCATCTTCGACGTAACCGTGACTAAAACAGTTAAAGAAATTTGACTTTGATGGAGTTCCCCTATTCGCAAGAGTTCTTCCTCCAAGTAGAATCTTTTTATCTTTAATTAGCTGTTTTAATTCTGAATCCCCACCAGACACTCTATCAATCCACGCATCAAAATCTTCATTATCATAACGATATTTTCGTTCCCAAATGTCTATGCCAAGTTGGTTATCGGCCCCCAACCATTCTTGTACGTTCAATACTTATCACTCCGTTTCTTCATTTTTACCTATATAATATAGAACCTGCTTTAGCACATTCTCTATATTTTCATTAGCATCAATTTTATGTAGCTCTACATCTTGATGCTCAATATTTTTATAATGCCATACGAGCTTATCCAATTCTCTAAACCAATCATTTGTGGTATCGTCAGTAAGTAGTCTACCAATAATTTCGTGGTCACCTGCGCCACGTTCAATCATTCTCATAATACGAGTTGAAACCGCAGCATCAAAATAAACTATACAGATTGGTCGAGAACCATTGAGATTTTTTAGTAGGTTTTCAACGCCGGGTACATCTATTACATAAGTACTACATTGCTCAAGCTGCTCGTATGTAACACCATATTTATTGCCATTATAAAAAGTATAAGCAGCAAGTTCTCCAAGGTTTAGGAAGTCCTCTTCCGAGACAAAAACATGACCGCTTTCTGCAAAATGCCTTGGCTTTCTGGTGGTGTACGACTCCACCTGCTTGTATCCGTGCACTTTTTCAAGGATAGTTGCGATTGTAGACTTACCTGAAGCTGACTTCCCTACTAATAGAAAAAGTTTATTATTCATTGTCGTTGTCATGTTTCAAACAAATCTCCTTAAACATTGGCAGCGTCTCAATCCATTTACAGAACATAACCCATTCAATAAGCCTGTGATTCTTACGCTGCTGATAAATAGTTTTAAGCTGTCTGTAGTTTGTCGTCATTCTTGCAGTAAGCTTAAATCCACATGGATTCGAATAAAGAATCTCAAGATACTTAATCTTCTTCATTCTATCAGCAAGAGAACCAGGTTCTGCGTCCTTGAATTTTTCACAATACTCATTGTAGTCCGCTACCTTTTCTTTCATAATCTCAATAATTTTTGGATCGACATATTCGATATATGCTTTATCTAGGTCAAATTGAGTAATACGGTGCATAGTTGACTGAGAACTTACAAAGTTAAAGAAGTGGTATCTTTCTGCCTCCGTCCAAGCCTTAACTGTATAAGTTAAATCAAATTGTACAATAATGCCATTCAAGAAATTGTCATGCCCAGTTCCAGTTGGAACACTACCAAGACTCTTAACCATCTTTGTGACTTCATCCGTACATTTTGACACATCAGTAGACATTGGATATTTGGAAGCTTTAATACTATCTTCTAGTCCATACACATGCACATTAGATACCATATCATACTGATTTCCTAGGTCTTCCTCTACGCTTAACGACAGGTTGTTCATCTCCAGTGTTGGGCTCATTTTTATCTACCTCCCCTATTGTATTATTTACTTCGTCCATTAATTTTGTACTGTCATATACAATCTCAATTTTAGAAATAATATTTTTAATTTTTTCGTCTTGCTTCTTGATTACCTCGATTGCTTCATCAAGTGAGCCATCAAAATTTGAAAGCTCTTTATTGCGCATAGTCTGCCACCACCCAATTAGTGCCTTATCCAGTGAGGTGTAATACTTAGCATCAGTCATAATGGTGGTTTCTTTGGTCTCACCAGTTTTCTTATTGTCAATTGTTTGCGACCTTGGGATTCCTACAGTGTAACAACGGCTGTCAACACTGATTGCATAACCATCGCTGAGATGAATCATTTTAGTGTCTCCTTGCGTCATTCATTTTGTACTGTCTTTGGAGTGTCCTTTTCATTTTCATCGCGCTTTAGTGCTTTGCCGCAGAATTCTTCTAGCTTCTTAAAGATGCGTTCGTACTCACGATGAGAACAGTTAGGCTTGTGCCATGGCGCAATCATCTGTAAAATAGTCTGACATGCAACGCGGTAACCAAGTATCATAGACTGGCCGCGTTCCTTTGTTAGAAAGTCACCAATAGCCTTCTTGATTTCTTCCTGACTCATTTCTGATGGATCAATTCCAGCTACGGCCTCATCGATTTCGTTGTTTAGATTCTTATTTTCTTCCATGTAGATTCTCCTTCCATAATTTGGAATACATATAGTATAGCACATTCATTTTGTATTGTCAAGGCCCTGAATGTATTTTCAGAGCCTGACAATTGTTAAAACTTTATGCCATACTTTTTCTTCGCGACGTCCGTGAGCCACTGATTGTATGATTTCATTTTGTCTACAATCATTTTATCTTCGCCTTCTTTTTTGCCAAGAATAGCTACTTGCTGTCCTTTTACAATTAAGTCTTGAAACTTCTGTAATGCGTCTGGCCAGATCGTAACTTCAATCAACCCATCTCCAGAATAAATATTAGCGAATGCAAATTGACTTCCTGTTTTAGTTTTTTTCTTTTGAATCTTTGAAATAATACCCACGATAACGCATTTGTCACCATCTTCATATGAGGTAAAATCATCAAGGATTTCATAAGCTTTAGCAAATGGGTTCTCGTCTGATACGAAGATTTGTAGGGTTTCGAACTCCCAAAACGCCTCATCTTTTAGATATTTTTCATTGCATTCATCAATGTATTTTTGATATTTTTCATTTTGTTCCTCTTCGAACTTAACTTTCTTCTTGCAATTGTAGATTTCAAGTACTCGTTCTTTATCAACTTTACGGCCAATCATATACTGGCTGGTGTCAATATTCCATTCCATAAGCAACTTCATTTTTGTTGGCAATGATGCAACTGGTTTATATTCACTTCGCTGATACATAGAATTAAGATATTTAATTAGAAACTTCTTTTTATTTTTTGTTGGAATCGCACCAGACTTCACAAGAGAGATAATTTGTGCTTTTGTCGGTTGTACTCGTTCTACAAAATTATTAAAGTTTGTAAATCTACCATTGGTGTCGCGTTCGTTAATAATGGTTTCTGTAAGGGTCGAACCAATTCCAGTAAGTGCTGATAGCCCAAACAGAATCTTTCCATTAACAACAGAAAAGTTCATGCCTGAATTATTAATGTTTGGCGGCAAAATTTCTACACCGAATTGTCTTGCATCAAGAACAATTTTATTTACTTTACCTGCTTTATCTTTATTAAGATTAAGCATTGCTTTAAAAAATGCTACTGGGTGATGCGCCTTAAGATACGCGGTTTGCATACAAATTACAGCGTAAGCCGCAGCATGCGACTTATTAAACCCATATCCGCCCTTTGTGGACAATTCTTCACATATTTTGTCGGCTATGTCTTTCGAATAACCATTGTTTAAAATTTCTTGATGTAGCAGTTCAACTTCCACTTTAACTTTTTCAGGTTGTTTCTTTGCAAGACATTTACGCATCCTGTCGGCACCAGCATCACTTCTGCCGCCAAATATTTTTGTAAGTCTCATACTCTGCTCTTGATAAATATTTTGTCCGTATGTCTTATCAAAAATTTGAGCCATGTCTGAATGAATATAATGGATACTACTTGGATTATTTTTACCCTCAATGTATCCATCTATTGCTGGCATAGCGTCGGGACGATACAAAGCAACAAGAGCGGTTAAATTCTCCAAAGAACGTGGTTGCAATCTTGTAATCAAATCTTTCATCCCAGCACTTTCTATCTGGAACAAAGAGTCTGTTTTACCACTACAAATTAAATCAAAAATCGCCTCGTCATGTTCAAATGCTGGATTATTAATATCAATTTCCCATGGATCAATATTATCTTCTTGCATAGCTTCATTTATTGCAATTAGTGAGGCGACTCCTAAGCAATCGTATTTGACTAAGGAAATTTTCTCATCCATTACCTTATCAACAGAGATAACATGTTCTCCATTTTGGCCACGCCTTATTCCAATATAATGGTCATACGAGTTCCTACATACGATAACTCCTCCTGCATGGATTCCATAACCACGAGGGCGATTTGTTATATGCCCTGCGATATTTAATAGTTCTTTATATTTCTGGTTATCTGCTATCTCTTTATTATTTACCAGACATTCTTCCCAACTATCTTGGACAAACCCCTTGCTAATTCGCTCCATTTCTTTATAGGGGAATCCAAGTAATTTGCCAATATCTCTAATGCTTGTGATTGGAGAAGTATAGACAATATTCATAACCTGAACAACTCTATCTTCGCCATATTTATTAGTTAGGTAATCAATAACTTTCGCACGATCACTTACATCAACATCAACATCAGGAAGATCTTTTCTTTCGATAGTAAGGAAACGACCAAAATCAAGATCATATTTAATTGAATCAAGATTAGTAATGCCGAGCAAGAAGCAAACTTCTGAACCACAAGCTGAACCCCTACCTGGTCCAACAATAACGTTATTATTACGACACCAATTAATATAGTCTACAAGGATTAAAAAGTAATCACAAAAATCCTTCTTTTCGATAACGTAAAGTTCTTCTTCAATTCTTTTTTTATAGACATCTTGCTTTTCCTGTGGCCATTTGTCCATACCTCTACGAGCATACCCCTTACAAGTTAAATCTCGTAGATATTCGGCAGAATTTGAATATTTATCTGGAATATCAATTTTAGGAAGTTCTGGCTCATGCCAAGGCATGTCCACATCTTCGCACAAATCTGCAACCAAATCTGTATTTTTAATACATTCACGAACTGCATCATATCCAATCTGCTTATCAAGTACTTCGTGAATTTCTTCATCGGACATAAAATAGCATCCACTGTATATTTCAGATGCGGTTTCTTTGTCCTGAGCAATACGAAGAAAATAATCTTGATAATATAGGTCTTCCTTCGTTGCTGCATGAACATCGTTGGTCACTACTACTGGCGTTTTTGTATCTGTAGCTAGGCGCATAATTTTTTGATTATACGCCTGCTGTTCTTCGTTATCATGTGCTTGAATTTCTAAAAAATAATATGGGAACAAAGACCTATATTCTTTTACCATCTCTACACATGTATTATAATCCTCTGTGCGAGATAGCCTACTAGCAAGACACGCCGAAAGAACAATAAGATTTTCTGCGCCCTCTTTTGCAATATCATAGCGAGTTACACGAGGCTTGTAATAGAACCCATGCAGATGTCCAAGCGTAGAAATTCGATTAATTGCACGTCGCCCCTCTTCATTACGTGCAATAATAATCATGTGGTAGTATTTATTGTTTGGATCTTTAATTTCCCTATCTTCACACTCGTATGCTTCGATACCGAATAGTTGTTTTACAGTTGGGTATTTGTCTTTAAGCTCTGCGTAGTATGGATGTGATGTAAGTTCGCCGTGCTCCGTAATTGCCAGAGCTCTCAGGCCAAGTTCAGATGCACGTTTCAGATTTTCTTCTGGTGAACTGTAACCATCTAGGATGCTAAAATACGAGTGTGTGTGTAGACTACTTGACATCATCACCACCTCCATTCATTTCGTATTGTCATTTTACAACCACAAGCATCTTACTTGCTCTTGTAACTGCAGTATATAACCATTTACGATGATACTCTCTATCTCCAAGCCACTCATCATATATAACTACTCTTTCAAATTCTGAGCCTTGGCTCTTATGAACAGTAATAGCATAAGCGTAGTCGAATTCATAGGCACGAAGTGGCTTTGGATACTTCTTCCAGTTATTTGCATTGACCGTTGGTTCCTTATCTGTAAAAATTTTATAATCCATATGAAGCTGTTCGTATTCTCCATCATTATCTGATATAAAATTTGCAATCATTTTAGGATTATATAATGAGTCATCAACTAGTGAAATGTGGTCAACTATACCAATCATACCATTAACCAATGGGTCTCCATTTGTCCCAACTTTATTCCATTGATTTTTAAGACAAATTACCTTATCGCCATTTTTTGGTGCTAAACCATATTCTTCACCCCATTTAATTTTTCGTAATTGCTCATTTAAACAATGCCGAGTTGCATTCTTGCCGCAAATAACCTGACTTGCACCAATTAGTAATTTGTCAGAAACTTTATCTATAGGAAAGACTCTACATTCCTTTGGGCCTCCATATTCAATCCATTTACCATTCCTAATATCCATACTAAGACGAATAATGGGGGATTCAGATGCTTGTCTAACAACTTCATCGAGCATAGCATGTGGTGAATTTAGGATTTCACTATTGCCATCAATGGGAGGTAGTTGTCCACAGTCTCCTAATGCAAGAACATAAGTATTATGTTTTAATAGTTGTTCCCACATATCCTTTGGCAACATACTACATTCATCTAATACAATTATCTTGTAGTTATTTTCAAGATGTGTCTTCGGCGTAAATTCAAAAGTTCCGTCAGGTTTTTCTTTAGCGTTATATAAAAGTTTATGTGCAGTCATTGCATTAAAACACCCTTTGTTTTTAAGCACCAATGCTGCTTTACCAGTATATGCTATATAAACAACCTGACTTTCATGGATGTTTAATGCACTAATAATATGTTGAACAAGCGTTGTTTTGCCAGTTCCAGCGAACCCTGCTATTACAGTATATGGTTCGTTATTTCTATATCGCTCAACGGCAATTTTAAGACCATTCTCCTGGCCTGCTGTAAGTATCAACTATACTCACCTCAATTTATTTTTATTCTCTTCTCTCTTCTTCTTTCTTTCAATCGCTTTTTCGAAACAAGTAATATCACAATAGTATGTCCTATGCTTTCCAGACTTTTTTACATAACCCATTTCTGATTCGTCACGTTTCACCTTGCAATAGGCACAAGTCTTTTTACTCATTCTAGTCACTCCATTCATTTTGTATTATTATTTTCTCAGTTTGCCACCCTTCATTGTTACCTTTGTTTTCTTAAAGTCTTTAAGCATTTCCTCAAATGGCTTATTTGCGGTAGAATGTTTTTCGGTAATAGTAAGGTCATCTCTCTGCCTTGGCGTATAAGTTCTTGCTTTTTGCGTGGCACGAAGTTTTACCGAGCTCCCCTGAATAGACTGAATCTTGTTCTTA